GTGTCTCACCTTTTAAATTAGTAACCTTTGTTTCTTAACTACGATGCAAAGATACAAAGATTTATTGAAATATGCAAGTTATTTAATGTGTTTCTTTTGGTATTTAACATACTATAATGTTACAAGCCAAATGTTTGCAGACGTTAACATAAAAATCCCCACCACTACATTATTATATATAGTGATGGGGCAAAGCTACCTAAAGACTTTTACCTTTGTGTTTCTTATCTTTCTTATCTATAATTTCAACGAAATCTCCAATGCCCAAACGAGCCATGTTGATGCAAGACGCAATCCAACCAATCAAGTAAGCAGAAGGCTCATCGCCGTGCTCCATGTCAATATAATCTTCGATAGCATCGCAGACGTGAGAAGCTTCATGGCAGCAGTAGTTCATCGACATATTCTTCTGACACTGAAACGAGACAAGAACGCCGCGCCTTCTGTCGCTCTTCCTGATGGCATTGGCATACGTAACGCCGCCGTAATCTATATCAGGAGCCTTGCACCCGTCAAAGCAGGAGTCTATCAGCTCTTTCAGGTCTTTACCGATGTGTACCCAAAGTTTCAAAGGGTAGATTCCGTTTCCGTATTCGTAATATCCTTTCTTCTTCATACCTCATCGTTTTTATGTTTCTCCCAACCTTCTTTCGAAAATACATACCAAGTATCACAAATGTCAAGAGCGAGAATGTCGCCTTGGTCAACACAAAAATCGCTATCAAAACCTTCGATATGAACATACATCATTGCTATAGTATCATAAGGAACGCTACGACCTTCAAGACAAGGGTTTTTAAAATTCTTAGTCTTGTATAAACTTGTAACAATTGGCACTTGAAGGATGTCTGAAATATTCTCAGTGCTAATCTCTATAGACTTTATAAACTTCTTCATATTCTCAACTATTTAAATTTCTCAAAGTAGAACTCTATTTGTTTATCAAAGTGCTCTTCTATTAAGCCATAAGCGAGCGACATCTTTACTTGGAAAGAAGCCTTACCATTAAGCAATCCTTTAGCCTGTCTTGTAATCTCTGAGCGAAATTGTTCCAAGCTCATATCACGCTTACGAAGATTACAAGACCTGCAAGATGGCATATAGTTTTCCATGCAATCATCGCCATGGGAAACAACAAACTTGCCATCCTTGTCGCTCCACCGAGAGTAACAACCTCGATTCTTCGGAACAAGATGGTCAACCTGCATATCCTTATACTCTATACTCTTACCGCAATAAGCACAATGCCCATCGTATTTGCGATATATTTTAAGTCTATCTTCTTTTTTCATAATCTCAACTATTTATGTTTTAAAATAATACAGGCTGCGCTTGTTGTCTAGAGTTTGTGTTATTTATAATGAGAGTTACATCCCTAGAAGAATTTTGCGGGCTGGCATTCATCGATTAACTTGCGTGCTTCTTTAGCACACTCAGCCACGCATTTTTCGACTGCTTCTGTGATGTCTTGGATTTGCCCATCACGCATATTGTCGTATTTATCGCAAGTATCGGCTATTATTTTGTAGAGAACACGATTTTGCAAAGCCTCCATATAGTCTACATACTCCTTGCAAGTTCTGCGTCGAGGTGCTTGCACCCAATCAAGAAAGTCCTTCTTCCAGTCTTTCCATGTTTTGATTTTTATTACTATCATTACTGTTTATATTTTTTATTTGTTGTTCTTGTGCTCTATATGATATTTGTTGCATATCCTACACCGATATACCTCCATACCTTGTGCCCGTAACTTCGAATTCTGATTAAGAAACTCCCAAGCATCATCCTCAGATTCGTAAGCAACCTTTGCTTTCCACGAACTCCCCTTTCTAACCCTATGCTCAGGATCCGGATGCAAATGACAAGGAATATTTTTATTTCTTTTGTTCATAACTTCTTCAGAAATTTAAGTTGAAACCCTTCTGCCTTTTTTTATTCCTGGGTATAGTTCCGTTAGAACCTCCCATGCTCTTGTCTTGTGCCGATGCCACATAGTTACCGGATGCACACGCTCACCACTTGGTAACACATAGAAATCTGCCTTAATGGTATCAATATGCTCATAGTTTGCAGCTTTATATATAGTTCCCTTGTTACCTATGGACGTATCGGCATAAGATATAAGGTATTTGATTTCCTTATGCGTTGCCCTTATATACTTGTGCAAGAGAGAAAGACAAATCGTTTCGCTATACTTTGGCATATCATCAGACAACCACATTCGGTCAAATTCCCTCACTTGATGGTAATCCAACACTTCGCCCTTTTCAGTCTTGATATGCGGTCGGATTCCATACCCTATTTGCATAGCACCCCTAATCTTGCCTTTGTATAAGACCAATAGGTTTAAACAACTGTTCTTCGTTACTTTGTGGGAAAAATGGTGTGGAACAATGATTGCATCAGCTTGCGCCTTATCACATTCCAATAACCTTATTTCCTTTTCCTTGCACTCGTAACCAATAACAAATCCGCAGAGACCTAGCACTGGAGACTTGTTCAACTTTCTTCTTCTCATATCAATAATACCTCCAAAAATAACGTTTGAAATTATCAAGCAAATGCTCTATACAAGCTTTGATTTCGCCTTCTCTCATGAATCGGTTACAAAAATCTATCAATTCATCACGTACCAACCCACGTTTCGAGGCTTCATCCTTAATGGCTTTTATCAGAGCATCCGTTATCTCTTTATTCCCATTTCTTACAACAGGGTCGCATTGAAATACCATACGCATAACTAAAATTTAAAACAGACTTAATTGCCTACTCATGTTCTTTAACTCGTTATTGGCAAAATCTACTTGCCGTTGGTCTATTTCAAAGCCTATATACTTTCTTTCAAGATTAACACAAGCCCTTGCCGTTGTACCGCTCCCCATAAATGGGTCTAGAACGACATCACCAACATTTGTTGAGTTTCTGATTAGTATCTCCATCAACTTCACTGGTTTTTCTGTTTGATTAATCAAACCATCCTTATCCTTGCGTTTGTTGGTCGGAATAGGAACACTCAGAATATCAGATGTACCACATTCATTTATAGGTCTGTCACCTCCTTTGCGGAGCATTATGATATATTCTTTCTGAGCCATATAATAGCGACCACATATTTTTGCGCACTTATCCCATATTAAGCATTTGGTAAAATGGAACTCACTTTTTCCGACCACATCAAGAAAGTGCAATAAATTATAATCATTACACATCAGATAACAATGCGACCTGTCCTTTAATATCCGGTACAAATCATTAATATACTCGGAAATATCAATATCGTTGCTTTTGAATATCTTACCCTTTCTCGTCTGAGAGTCAGTCCAATATCCTCCCATATTCCCTGAGCCGCCTCTAGACTGAACCGGATAAGCCACATCGGAACATACGAGGTCTATGCTATCATTGTCTATCAGCTTCAATAGCTTTCTGCAATCGCCTTGGTAAATTTTATTAATCTCCAGCATATCCAAACATATCTTTTTGGTTAGACATTTCTTCCTTAATTCTTCTCTGTGCCACATTGAAATAATCCTTATCCAATTCAAAGCCAAGGAACTTTCTGTTGGTACGCAAACAAGCAAGAGCCGTACTTGCACTACCCACAAAGCCATCAAACACCAAGTCGCCTTCATTTGATGATTTTAAGATGCATTGCATAAGCAAGGGGATTGGCTTCTCGTTCTGATGTACCAATTTATCTGATGGAACTCTATCAAAGTCCCATACATCCTCCAAACGCTTCCCATTTATGGTTCGTCTGCCTTTATTCAAGTACAGGATTGGCTCGTAACATTGACCATATTGCGCCTCTAAATCTCCAGCCGTATGGTTGTTCTTTCGCCAAATAAGCACATTCTTAATGGTAAACCCTGTATTCCTCGCTTGTTGCATAAAAAAGTCTAAGGTCTTGGCACTACAGAAAATATAAGCAGCACTATCATCCTTTAAAATCCGGTAGCATTCGCTCATATAATCAATAATCAATTGCTCATTATCATCATTGAGTATTTCCTTAGAGAAACGATGGTCGTCAGCTCTCCACCCAGTCTTGTAGGCAATGCAATACGGAGGGTCAGTAACAATCAAATCCACCTCCCCACTCTCTATTTGTTTCATTCCTTCTATACAATCGGAATTGTATATTCTGTTTAATTCTAGCATATCAAATCTCTTTAATAGCGTTAACATAAGCTTCGTGAGCTTCTTCTTGCGTCCCAAAGCATCCGATATAAATTTTCTTCTTACCTATCTGGTACTGAGCTTGCCATTTTCTGTTGTTCTTATTCCACGTCACGCCCAAGTATACAGATGAAGTCTTCTTTGCTATAGCCGAATAAACCATATTGTATCTTGCAGTGCAATACTCCAAGTTGTCTACATCGTTATTCGTCTTGTCGAAATCCTTATGATTCACCATCGGCAACGCATCTGGATTCTCCAAGAAAGCCTGAGCTACCAAACGATGGATATAGAACATTTTGCGTTTTCCGTTCTTGTAAAGCCATACCTTCAGATAACCTTTTGGTGTCTTACATGGGGCGATTTCCTTTAATTGAGACGTTCTCCCAATAGTAAAAACATGCCCCTGCTTGCTAACACAATATCTTTCGTAACCCTTTACAGGTCTAACTTCACCTAGGAATCTAGCAACACATTTATCTTTCATTGTTACCTCCTTTTTCAAAGAAACTTGAATATATAGATTGCGCCTCCGATGTATCTAATAAATCAATATCATCATAAAACCTTCTGTACACAACGCCAAGCTTTTCATCATTTCCTATTTCTCTTGCTTTGGCTATTTGCTCACATGATTCCATAAGAAATGCACTAATCTTCTCATAACTTTGCATCTGTGTCTTCTTTAGCATATCCATGCTTATAAAGGTTTTGTAGTGTATAATATGCTTATCTTGATCATACTCGGTCAGTATCAAACCTTCAGGAATAGCAAACACCACCCTTTTAGTCTTGTCATCGCCATAAAGCTGAATCGCACCTGTAAACGATGTATATATCTTTTGTAATATCTTTGCTATCGGTAAATCCTTTTTCAAAAACCTTTCAGCAAACCTCTTCATAAAATGAACGCTCATAGCAAAACAATCCTCGCTATATCCTTCATTTCTGCTCATAGGAATATACTCGTTAGTCTCCTTCAGATAAATAAATACGCCGGAAGCAAAGACATCACCATGTTTTACACCTACCACTATGAAATAATCGGCATTTGGTGTAGCAAACTCAAAGGTCTTTGTTATTTGCCTAACTTTCTGTCTTTTCATTTCACGTTTAAGCTCATTAGCTTTTCGCATCTGAAACTCATAGATTCTTGTTTCATCTAAGTTTCGTACTCTACGCATCTCACCCGAAGCCATACTTGCTGTTATCATGCGCATTCCTCCTTTTTAATCTTTGATAACCAACAATCCCAGATTCTTGTAGCTACATTAGCCATCATAACAGGAGGAACACACATTCCGCAAGCAAACCAAGGTTTCATGCCATTAAAGTCATAATCCATCGGAAATATTGATGCTAAAATCGTATCATGTGCAGAAAGATAACTTGGATTATCATAATACACAAGTCTATCCTCCATCGCAGATATAGTATTGCATACCTTGTTCTTTTTGAGAAACATATTATTGAACATAGAAAGGCGATTATCCATCCGCTTGACAATATCACCGATTGAATTGTCTTTTTCATTTCTATGCTCCCAATACTTCATCATTCCTTTAGGAATCTGTCTTCCATTATAGTCAGAGAACTCATCCAAGACAATTTCTTTCTCGTTGAAGTCCATATCAATCTTAGGCACTCGCTCGAACAAATCCTTTTGAACCATAAACGGCTCGCAAAGGTCTTTACGTAACCCAATAAAGAACACCCTAGGTCTGTTTTGAGGAACACCCATGTAACGTGCATTGAGAAGCCAATGCTGCAAGATATATCCGGCATCATCCATCTGTCTATAAATCTCCTTTACGTACTCGATGGCTTCACCTTGTAATAAACCTTGAACATTCTCAAAAACCACTACCTTTGGCTTTAGTTCTTTAGCGAGGTCGATTGAGTAGAAAGCCAAATCGTCAAGCCTTTGCGCCTTCTGACCTTCTCGAAATACTTTTTCCTTTCCCCAAGCCTTTTGGCGGTCACCTGCAATACTGAATACCGAACACGGGAAGCTTGCATCCAATATATCCAAATTATGAAGCTCTTTTTTCATAATATGCCTCCCCATATTGATATTGGCAATCAGCTCACGAATATCACAATTGAAAGAATACTTGACATCGTGATTCTTCAAGTACATCTTCATAACCTTTGGGTCTATCTCGTTACAGGCTACAACATCATAGCCAGCTAGTAGGTATCCGAAGGAACTGCCTCCTCCACAGCAAAAGCAAGACATTACCTTACCTTTGTCCTTTGTAAATTTAGCATCTTTTTTAGTCCATCTATAAGGGAACTTGTGCTCGTTTTTATACATTTATCTACCATAAAAAACAATCGTTAATAAAAACCGATGTATAAAAATAACCACAAGTAATATGGTTGTAAAAAGGGTCTCTAACCCTTGAATTTAGATTCTATTTTCTTCGGCAATGCGTCTTAAATAATCATCCGCAGCGTTATCGTCTATTTTCGACTTAAGAGACATTCCTGTGTTATAACCTATCATTAAGGACACATTCTTGCTCTTTTTCTTGTTCTTTCCATATCTCCAGCTAAATACCTTTCCTAGCCAAGCTATACCTACAATACCATCTGATACAACTATTGTCGGCAACAAAACAAATACTTTATATATCATCGCAATCTAATTGAGAGTTAAAAATATATCTATTCTGATTCAACCAAAGCTCCACGTAGTCAGCCTTGATTTTCAGAAATTCTTCATATGTGTAGCATTTCTGCTGCTTACCACCTTTGTTCCAATAATAGGCAACTCCTCCCAAAGAAAAGAAGTCTATCAAATCCATTTCCTTCCGCTCCGGTTCTTCACGCTTTTTCTTTTGCCTATATCTACTTACAGCAAGCAATATGAGACAAACGCAAAGCAACATGGAAACCAATATCTCGAATATTAACCTTACGTCTTGCATCTTATTTAAAAACAAAAACACGAAACTACCGATTGCAAAGTCAAAGGAATTGTGACTCGGACTGCCTTTCGGTATAGTCCATCGGGTTTCGTGTCTCTAATATCTTATCAATTTCTTAAATCGCCATTTTATCCTTTTTTGTTCTGCGCTTGCAAAGATAAATAATATTTCTCTAACTTGCAAGCGTTTTAGTGCTTTTAATATTTTATTTGCATTATTTTAAACTTATCCTTTTTTGAAGTTCATTCCAAATTCTTCTTCGGTTACCTCATACATTACATCACCATGCGCTACTCTTTGCTTGTCTTTTGCCATCAACAATAAGTTCCTATAAGGTATTTCTTTTACGACTTCTTGGTACGATAAATGCAGACTATCCATAAAAGATGCAATCTGACCTAAGAGTGTATCGTTACCTATGGTCGTGGTTTTGCTATCATCCTTGCCGCACTCTTCGCCAAAATTGATAGCGTCTGAAAATCCTTTATAGAGATTAGCGAATATGCTGTTTGTAAGCCATTGACAACCTCTTCTAGTGTTCCTTTAGATAATTCATCACTAATGGATTCATCGCCTTGTATGAATACGGACAACGCCTTGCAAGCGTTACCTAAATCCTTCAACATTCCTAAGATTTCCACTAGTGATTTGCCTTCTTCAAAACTGTCTAGGTATTTAGCCGCCTTTACCAATTTTATAATAGTTGGCGGTGAAATACAATAAGTCTTTCCATTCACCATTATTGTTACAGAATCCTCCCCAAGAAGAGCACCTGCAACTAATTTACTTGCCTTACTCATTGTTCAAAATATTTAAAAAGGGGAATGGCAATAACACCATCCCCCTCTATCATTTGTCGTTTATACCTTATTCCTGTTCAACAACGGCTGTTCCTTCCCATTGGTACTCACCAGCCACACCATCGGTCTCACTCTCCATTGCAACGGCAGTAATACCCAAAGTGATATTCTTGTCTTGCTGGTCACCCTTGGCTACGATAGCTGCATTAGAGAAGACGATGTAGTTTCCGGTCTTGGTCTGAGCAACAATACACTTGTTGATGTTTGCCAAATCTTGGCTAGAAGACCAACCTACGGCATCTGCCTCCGTTTGAGTCTCTTCTCCTGTTGCCTTGTACATCTTACCACCTTGCAAGTCCACCTTGTTCTTCCACGAGAAGACACCAATAGAGAATGTAATTGTCTTAGCACCCTCATCGGTCTTGTCACGATAGTAAACCTGTCCGTTCAGCTCGTTCTTGTACTCGGTAACACTAGGGTCATCCTGAGAATATCCCCATGTTCCCTCATGGCTGTTCTTAACCTCTGTAGCGGTTTTCAACCATGTAGCCAACTTAGCAGGTGTATTAGCCTCGGTAAGAGGAGCACCATACCAAATTCTCTTGATTCCAATAAATGGTTTCATCTTATCTTACGTTTAATGTTTCAAAATCAATAGTAATGTTTGCGTAATGGCAACTCAACCTACTCTCTTGCTCTATGCCGTGGGAACGGATAGAATAGCGATACCATACATCCTCAGCTTTTCCAACCTCATTATCGGACAAGGTTTCAATAGCCTTCTTTAAAAGTTCGTTCAACTGAGGATTAGCCTCGCCCTCTATATCTTTGAGCAATATGTTTACCTCTATAGTACAATCATTGAAATAGGTCTTGTCTGCACTCATGCGCTTAGGAATGATGACTATCATGCCTTCATCCGGAATCTTCTCACCGACCATAGGTTCTTCCCCATCAAGTCCACCCTTTTTCAGATGTCCTTTCAGTCTACGTTCCAATCCCATAAGTTCCAAGTCATCATAGATTACATGACCAGCATCTATTTCTGTTATCATCGCATATCCTCGATTTCTTTCTTGATATACTGAATACCCGAATCTATAACATCATATCCCCTAGAGGAAACATCAGACGCATATTCGGCTTTGTTTCCAAGGGTTAAGGTATGGTCATGTACATTACTATAGTTTGACCTTCTGAGATTACCTGTGCGGTTTCGGTAGTTTCCGTTAGCCTTATCAAGTTCAACGGCTGTTTTACCTAACCTATCAAGGAATTCATCTACTTCCCTTTCTCCCTGCGCAAAAAAAGCGTCTATCTCATCTTTTATAACATCAGACATAGATACTCATATAACCAAGATAATTGCACTTAGGGGCATTATAGACCTTTCCACCTCCTCGGTAGCTTCCATCATCGGAATAAACCTTGACTTCATCACCTTCGGAAATCTGGCACTTGTCACAAACAATGTGATATTTCGGTGTATATATGCTACCATTATCGGTAGTGAAATGCTCGGTAGAGTTGTCATCGCACCGACAACGCCCCATTTCTTTCCATTCCTCAGAAGAGCTAATGACCTCGTTGTACTTGTTGACAACCTTATTCACGAACTTCTTCTTTAATATGTGAGGGGAATATAACATAACCTAGACATTTACCAAATATCAGACTTATCCGTGATAGTGGAAAGCCCTAAAGCTGCCACCACTTCATCATCCGGAGCAACACCATATTTTCGGCAAAGCCACATATAGTATTGCCCTATCCTAGAGTAGTCCCAAGAGACAGAGAATCCATTTTCGTTCACATTGCTCATATATGGGGCAAGCATAAGCTCCTCGATTACGGAAATCATCGCCTTGCCTACGACTTGCGAGTTGTCAGACGTATATTCTTCGTCAAGGTCTATACCTGACGAAACATCTTCCAACTGGGCATCGGTAATATTCCAAGCACGCAACTTCTGTGAAATGTATTCTCTTATCTTCATGTGACATCATTATTTCTGAGCCTGACTCATAGCCTCAGCGATTTTCTTTGCAGCATCCTGCTCGCTCTTTGCTTTTTCATCAAGTTCCTCATCTACATTCTCCTTTTCAGAAGTCTCTTCGGTCGACTCGGCAGCATCCTTTTTTGGAGTTTTCTCCTTTTTAGGCTTACTCTCCTTCTTTTCCTTCAAGACTTCCTTCTTAGGTGTCTCTTCTGGTTTCTTTTCTTCTTCCTTTACAGGATTTTCTTTTCCATCATTCAAGACTTCCTTCTTAGGTGTCTCTTCTGGTTTCTTTTCTTCTTCCTTTACAGGATTTTCTTTTCCATCATTCAAGACTTCCTTCTTAGGTGTCTCTTCTGGTTTCTTTTCTTCTTCCTTTACAGGATTTTCTTTTCCATCATTCAAGACTTCCTTCTTAGGAGCATCTTTAATTTCCTTATCGTCTTTTGGAGATGCAGAACTATTACTGCCCTGCACCTCCAACATCTTGCAAAGCTTACGTTCGATAAGGGAGTTCATACGTTCTTCGTCAAAGTCCAAGATTGCACCAACTTCATAGATGGTGTTAAAATGGAACTTGTCACGGAACGGACTAATTACCTCACCTCTCATAAGCCTAACCTACTGCTTGTGTTGAGTCCAAAGAGTAAATGGCATCAACGTTATTCAAGATAGGAACAACCATTGCCTGTGAGCTGGTGAACTCACGGAGTGGGTCGTTGGTAGAATAACGGCTAGCCAAGATATACTCATCGGCTGACTGATAAGTTACACCTGCAACTGGTCTTGTAGCTTCGGCTACGTTAGTCCAGAACAAATCACCAAGATTGTCATAGCAAGTAAAGGTCATGTGACCCTTAGCCCAAGGGTTGTGTGTTCCCTTCTTGCCGTTAATCTCGGTCTTGATCGTACGGGCTACACGTACCAAGTTAGTCTGCCACTTGTTCTTGAAGATAGAAGCAATTTGCTCTAAGCTCAAAATAGGAATATTGCTATCACTATTAATCGCAATGCCTTGATTGAAGGCAAACTGAGCACGAACCTGCTTGTTCTTACCAAGCAACTTGATTGTGTAATCGTCAAGATAACAAGTAGTGATGGTATTTTGGTCTTCCATCGCCTTGTCGTAAACCAATTGGATGTCGTCAAGTGGGGTTGCATCCTCTGCGTCCCAAGCCTTAGTGCCATGACCGAACTTGTTCTTCTCGGCAAAGCCAACATCAACTCGAACACCAGTACCACCTGAACGGGTAGCCAAAGCTACACCTGTTGACAACTCACTGAGGAACATATCTTCAATACGCTCGTAAACCGCCTGAATACAACGAGGAAGGTCTGCAAACAAGTTACGCAAAATCTGTGGCTGAGGCAAACGTTGCGCAATCATGTTGTCCAAATCCTTAAGCTGCTTCTCTGACATGTAGAGTTTCATACCAACCTTTGGGATTTGACCCTCAGCGGTTGATACCTTGTCACGGCTCTTCAATGGAAGTTCCGCATCCATTGATACAACGTCAGCAGCAACTCGTGTGTATTCCGCAGTAATTGATGCCCATCGTCCGTCTTGACTATAGGTATTAGTCAAGTGGTCTCGGTACATATAGGTCAATGTGGTCTGATTCTTGCCGTTCAACTTCTCTACTACACTTGCAACAAGTTGTGGGAAGTATTTATTGACCAACTGAAAATAAAGTGATTTTTCCATCTGTTATCCTCCTCCTTTTAGTCTTTGTCCATAGTTGCATCAGACTCATCGAACTTGTTTGCATCCTCATCGCTAACCAAAGCAATCTTTGGCATAGCTGTAAGGAACGCATCCGGATAGTCTGCACCATTTGCAGCCTTAGCTGCTACCTTGTTAACTTGTCCAGCTGTCATAATTGCCGCTGGTTCACCGTTCAGAATGGAACGATAGAGAACACCCGCATACTTGTAATGCTCCAATGGGTCACTGGCAGTACCCAAAGCCTTATAATTGCCTGTATCAATAGGCAATGGCTTGTAAGTTCCCTTACCATCTGTCACGATAACACGACCTGCGTAAAGAACTTCATCTTTTACGCCTGTCCAATCCAAAGCACGACCGCCCTTGATGTCGCCTTCCCATTTCTGGATAATGACGGAATCCTCACCAAAGACAATTTGCTTTTTTGTAGTCTTCAATTCCTGATTCATGTTTTTCAATTTTTAAAGTGACTGAACTAATGATGCGGCTACATTGTCAACGTCCTCCTTTGTTGGCTCGCCCTCGCTAGCACGATAGCTGCCCCCGAATTGTGGTTGTTGCAACGCCTTGTAGTTGTTCGCTACCTTGGAGAGGTATGTTTCGATAGCTTCATCTGTAGCATCATCGCTCAAGGTGAAACCCTCGTTGATACGACTTTCGGGAATGCCCAACTCCTTAGCCTTTGATAAAATCTTCGCATCGTGGTCTGCCTTTGCCTTTGCCTTCGCAGCAGCCTCTTCCTTAGCCTTAGCCTCCTCAGCTTGCTTTTGGATAGTTTCTTGCAATTCCTTAATGGTCTTGCTTTGCGCCTCCATCTGTTCGTTGTAAGTCTTGGCTTGGTCTGTGTTCTTCTGAGTCAAGGTCTCAACGAGTTTCTTGAACTCTTCACGTTCCTTGGTTCTTGCTTCATCTGAAGCTTTCTTCTCTGCTGCTTGCTCTTCAAAGTATTTTTTGAGATAATCCGGCATTTCGTTTTTCTTTGCCAATTCCTCCAAGCGTTTCTTTTCGGCTTCTTCAGCGGCTTTCTTGGCTTCTTCGTCAGCTTTCTTCTTGGCTTCTTCTTCAGCAGCCTTGCGTTCAGCATCTTCTTTAGCCTTCTGTGCCTCCTCGAACTTTTTCTTGGCATCGGTAACTCTGCGGTCATTGTCCTTTTGCAAGGACTCCAAAAAACTCTTTTGACTAGCAACCACTGTCTCGATGTTGTCATCAGTAACAAGCCCCATCTTATCAAGCATTTCGGCATGTGCCTGAAGAACTTCATCACCTAACCCAAGAGACTTATACTCTTGTTTTAGTAACTGGAAAATTTTATCTTTCATTCTTTCGATATATTTGTTAAAACTAGTGCAAAGATAATACGAAAAGAACAATAAATGCACTAAACCATTTGCAAGTATCTCACTTTTAAGCAAAAGTGAGTAATAACGGCATTTCTAAGCGATTTAAGGCTATTTCATCACATAAACGAATAATTAATAGCTACACAAAATAGAACTCCTTATATAACAAAAAAAACGCCAAATATCCTCACGGACATCTGACGCTTGTCGAATAAAAAGAACCTAAACATTAATCTTCTAAAAGTTTATAACATTTCTCATATAACCCAAATGATTCAAATTAGAATAGAACCGCCCATCACGCTCTATGAATTTACCGGACTTCACAATCTCACCATTATGCAACATTGCAAACTTAGAGCCATGAGCTGTCCATTTGTTCATTTCTTTAAGATGTTCAACCGAACCCCATCCATATTTCTTGATAGTAGGATAAATGAAACGTTCAAAGCAAATTTGACTATCTGTTTTATCATGCTCGGAGCAGATCGGGAGCACTCCATTATGTGCGAACCAATAACCTGCCTTGTAGAATGGATGGCAATTCTTGACACAGACAGAACCATGAGTAGCAAATCTGAAATGTATGATTACATTTTCATTTATATCTCGCTTCATTAATCTACGGATAAATGTAGAGAAATGCAAACTTTTGTAATGGTCAGACTCGCTCACGAACCCACAACCATCTGGATTTCTCATATATGCAGCCTTCAGCTCATCTACGGATGGCAAAGCAACACCTTTCGGACATACAATAACAACACACATATCTTTACCCTTTCTTTTTTCTTAGTAATACTTTGGTTTATTTGTGTCCTAGGGCTTCTACCCTAGGACTACATTAATTAATCATTATTGGCTGCAAATGCATCCTTACGGCTCTGGAAGAAAGCCTTCTCTTCTTTATTCAAGAAAGGTATATCTTCGATATTCATAACCTCACTAGTGAAGATATTGTTGCGAGACCAACCGACAAGCTTTGCGCAGAACTTTACCCACATTTCAATCTTCTTGTAATTGGTTGAACCTTGATGTTGGCGAAATTCGATAGTCTTGTGACGTGCAAAACTCTCTGCATTGACCTTATAATATCTGTCTCCATGAAATACATTACGTCTAATATCGTAATTGCCGTGGCAATTAGAGAAATCCTTGTCAAGCAAGCTGGCTGCCCAACGGCAATTGCCTCTTCGTGAAGGAGCCATGAAACTATCAATCAATCTTTCAAGCTTCTGATAATTCTTGAAGACGTTAACATACTGCTCACCTGTCAACTTTGCAGCACCAATATGAACGTGAAGACCACAAGTAGAATTTACTCTTGCACCTACAGCATCCAAAGACTTGATAGCCTTCTTCAAAGTTGCCATACCATTTGTATTGCCATTCAATACCGGACTAACAACCTCATTAGGGTCAACATCACCACCTACAGAAGCATCACTTACAATCTTGAAATAGCTCTTGTTATCGGTGTGGTTATAACCCTCAGAATGAATATCAACACCATTCTGACGACCTGCCTCTATCAAGGCATTGCGCTCGGCATGAACACATTCAATCTCAACACCGAATGTATAAACAAATCTCGTTGAAGTAGAACCGCTAGGTACATAGACCTTCAACATATCGGAGATTTCTTTCTCACGAAGACCGCAAGCCTTCAATGCAACTATCTTTTCGTTGCGAGGCATCTTTGACTTCTTGATTTCGTCAATAGTCTCAATTAATGACCTCTTTGAACTTGCGAATGAAAAACCAGTCTGCTTAGACATAATCAATTGTGCTAGTTGTTTCGGGTCTTACCCCTTGGTGTCGCTCTCACCTTATTGAGTGAAACTTGTCACTCGGCAAATCAACCAACTTATCTTGATTGACGATGCAAAGATACAAATAAGTTTTGAAACATGCAAGTTATTTAATGTTTTTCTTTAGTTATTTAACTTACGATAACTGTTATATGTGCCTTATTAACAATTACCCTCTTTATATACCTTATTATAAATAAAAAAGGCTTCGATGTTCACACACCAAAGCCTTAAAAACTTTACTAACTAATTACCAAATTTTATCGCCTATCTTTTTAAATCATCACCAATATCTTCTTCTACTCCCAAATCCGGTAGTCTGTCATACGCTTTTTGGTCATCACCACCTTCAGACTTGATACCTAACAAATAGCCATTCCGAAAAGCGTAATAAACCAACTTCTCCATATCTTTTGCAGTTGCATTATCTGTCAAATGTAACGTGGCATACAATCCCATCAAGAACTTCCGTACATCTTTCGGATATACCTTATTATTCTTCTCTAAAGCGACTGCCATTCTTAGCGGACTTTTCATATTCTTCTAATTTTCGTAAAACCATCAAACGAAACACAAAAGAGAACCATTCCGCTTGTCTCCCTAGTTCATAGACTTATTCGCAACTTTATTCGTCCCATCTGCTTCCTACGTTTACCCGTTGACAGATGTCCGAGATTCCAATAGGACAAACATCACGGCTCTCTTCTTGTGTATCATTGTGCCAACGGAAGGATTCGAACCTTCGACCCTAGGATTAAAAATCCTATGCTCTACCACTGAGCTACGAAAGCATAAAGGAATGATTGGAGTTGCACCAACGCCCCCTTGGTTACAAACCAAGTGCTCTACTTCTGAGCTACATTCCCCGTAATCTGGCAAAATTACTTTTGTGGTGCAAGAGAGATTCGAACTCACCGAACCCACAATGGGAACTGATTTACAGTCAGTCTTCTTTAGCCACTTGAATATTGCACCATTTATGGAATACTTATTATATATCACCTTGTTGCCCCAAGCGGATTCGAACCACTAATGACAGAACCAAAACCTGTAGTGTTGCCATTACACCATAGGGCAATTTAGTACTGCATAAAGGATTCGAACCTTTGAATACCAGCGTGAAAAGCTGGCGACTTAACCACTTGTCTAATGCAGCATCTAGGGATTCTCACCCTAATTAGAGTTTCCTTGTTATAGTCTAGCTGAGCTGGGTAATTTCAAAAACCATGCCGTAAACTCCTAAGTCTTGACTTATTATGGTAGCTGCAACCTCTCAGAAGGCCATCTGTTTCAAACACGATGCAAAGATAAGCATTTTATTTTATACTTGCAAGCGTTTTAGTGTTTATTTAAATTCTTTTGATGAATTTTACATCACTTATCCTTGCGAAGAATACCACAAAGGGTTTCTACGAGTTTCTTTGCATCGTCACCTTTGATTTCGATGACATTGGAATTTCCATCAGGAGCATCCTCGCCATTTTGTTCCTTATCCAAACGCTTACGGAGAGCCAAGTCTGGATTCTCAACCAAGATAGAATCTAAAGCATAATTGCAAATGCGGCTTGCAAGTTCCTCGTTACCATTCGCATCACGCACAAACTCACTCTTGCCTTCAAGAATACCCATAATCTCATTGTACTCTTCAGCATTCTCACAATTTCGTGAGAGCATACCAATCACCTTGTAACGGTCAATCTCAAAGCTGACCTTTAATTTGTCTTTATTCATTCTTGTTTATCTATTTGAAAGTTAATTAATTGCGTCTTATATTCCACATACTTTCAGCAGGACCAACCATAACATCAATATTTGCTCCTTGCTTATTTGCTACAGTCTCAATCCACTTAAGGTTGATAAACTGACCAGCAGAAAGGTTCATTTCTTCCATATATGCCTTATCTGCCTTTGCCTTTTGTCGCTCAGCCTTTTCTCTTGCAATCTGCACTTCATATTCACGTTCTTGTGTCTGCTTGGCTTGTACAACCTTTGCCGTGCGATTCATTTCATCAAGCTGTTCCTTGTTTGGTGTAGCCTTACCAATGATAACCTCCTTTATAATGATAGGCATCTGCTTTTTCTTTGATAAAGCATTCACATAGTCCTGCATCTGCTTACGTATCTTGGTGTCAATCTGATTAAGCACTTGCCGATTCGACATCAAGTCAAACGGGGAATGCTGAGAAATATGGTCTCGAACCAGATTACAGAAATAATTGTTGAGATTAGTATCAAACCATTTCTCACCATAATTCTGCAAAAGAATTGGGGACTTGCCTTGCTCAATCTGAGTAATGATTACAGTATGAAAGTCAAGTGGCGTGTTATCGTCACTAAACAAATCATCTAAGGTAATCTCGTGACGGACTGGAACAATCTTGAAGTAATAACCACTCGTTGACCACCAACACCAAGTGAGACCAGTCTGCACTGCTTGCTGTTCAACACCTCCATGCCCAATAAACCAAGGCTTTTTTACGATTACGGCTTCTTCGTCTGCATCGGGAGAAACCGAATGACAACTTGTAAGCGCACTCATGCCGAGTATCGCAATACAAAACATTAAGATAATTTTCTTCATTCTTAATTTGATTATTGTGTTATATTATACCAAAAATTCCTCTCATAATAAAGTTCTCCCTTTTTCTCATACCGAAGAGCATCTGACTCTTCACATAGCTGACGAATGCGCATATACAAACGTTTGTCCAGCTCTTCTTCAAACAAAAGAGACAACTCCTTCCAATTATCAACAAAAGGTACGAACCAAGGATACTGCTCCTTCACGGCTTGTAGTTCACCCAAGGTTACGTGTCCGTATTCAACCATGTCATAGCATCTACGAAAGTCACTATTGTCTTTAGGAATATTCAAATTTTTCTTTCGCTTTACCCCCATCAATGCACTCCACATAGTCATTGAAGAGATACCTGTATCACAAGTGGCTACCCACTCTATCATTCTTTGCTTGTTCATCTTCTTTTATATTAATCACGCTAAGTCTCTTTATTAACTCTTCACATGCTTCTTTAGTTAAGATGCACTTCTTGGTATCTTTAATGCCAGTAATCTTTTCACGAATATCAGCATTCGTATCGTACACTTCCTGTAGTTTTTTCTGAAACTCAATTACGTCTTCATTGGTAAGTTTACCTTTCTTCTCAACAATCTTGTTTGTTATATCTTTATAAACACATTCGAGTTCATTACATAAACGAGCTTCTATCTTCATCAGCATTGCGTGTACAAAAGCATCATAAAGATTTTCCATTTTGTAATTCCTTTAAAAGTCCACTTTTCTTATTCTCAATACGAGCCTTTAAGATACTCTTGAATGCCGCATCCATCGCCTCGTATCTGTTTGAATATTCCTTGCTATCAGTATGACACAAGCCTTCTTCAACACACCATGATACGGCTTGCCAACAGAACTTTCCTTTTGAAATGTTTGCAACACAAATATAGTAACCAAAATGCTCATAAATCCAATCAAGCACCATATCATAGCTTGGAGCAGATATTGCAGGATGCTTACTACTTAACTTCAATGCAGCGGAAAACTCGACATTGGATTTCTCCCACTCGGAATTGGAGTAAGCAATATAACTGCCGTAATGCTCGCTATATTTTCCACCCTTACGAACACCACCCTTTGCTGTCCAAGGACTAGCGTAAGCCCAAAATTCGGCTATCTTCTCATCGTAGCCAACCTCCTTCAGAAGCTTGGCTATCTCAAAGGGAGCTACCTTTGGTTTTATCGTCTGCTTATTTGCCATTATCAAACTTTTTAATATATTGCCAATGCGTTACTGGCATCCACATGTAATTACAAAACTCATACTCTGCGGTCATTACCGATGGGTTGTTACTTCGATGACAAAACCAAATTTCCTTATTCTCTTCATTAGTAACAAGAACTTCTTCGTCAAACTCCGGCAAACGCTCCTTAACCGAAATCCAATCAGACTTATCCGCTTCATCATATGCTTGTTCAAGCAAAGGAAGAACCTTGTCCAAGTCTTCGAAACTCGGTACGACTTCATTCACTCGCAAGATTGCTTGACCTAACAAATTCTTAATCTTTTCTCTGTCCATTGCTATCTGCTTGTTTCTCTAAGTCTTTTAAATCTACCTTCTCAAATCGAGGAACAGACTTACCATCTACCTCAACATTTCCAAAGAACATTTCCTTTGGTCGCACCCAAACCTCATGCTGTCCGCACACTGCTTGGTACGCCACCTTAACTTCAGAAGTCTCGCTATCAGTAACCTCACCAAGATACTCATAGAAATTGCCCTTGTAGTGTCGGTAAATCGGCTTTTGGAATCCACCATGCAGCCAATCGGCTTTTCCGTTGATTTTGACGTACTCCCTTACCGCATCACACTTACAGGATTTATTCAGCTCTTCTACCCAATCAAAGAAAGATTGTTTGTCCTTGACCTCTTCACTTGATACCATAAAGAGATAAGTGCAAAGAAGCATCTTACCTGCATCGGTATCATATTTCTTGTTCACCTCTTCAGCTAATTGCATCATAGGTGTATCTAAACGATAATTCCAACTCATAATCTATCCTTTTTTACTTTTTAAATTAGCTAAATCCTCTTTCAATCGCTGATGGAAATTGTCTTCTCCATCATCACCGGAAAGAAGGTAGTCTATTCTTTGAGCATAAACTTGAGCCTTCTTCAGAAGCTCAATACCCTTTTTAAACTCCTTGATGGTCTCTTTAGATAAGCCATATCTGTTAGGCATCGTATGATGATGCTTTCTAACATACTTGTCTTCATCATCCTCCAACCATCGGTCTTCGAGAAAGCATCTTTCATCTTCCTCATCCAACGGATGACCATCAACATAATCTTCTATCTTTGTATATATGTCAGCAATCCTATACTGCGCATAATCAAAACGTCCACCACTCATAGACTTTTACTTCAAACTTAAACTTACTTCAACGCACTCAATCTTGCTTCTAGCTGTTGGATTATGTTATCTATAGTCTTTCCCCTATAGTCAATAGCAATATCTTCCAGCACTTCTATCTGAGCCGCAATTTTTAATCTTTCTCTTACTACTGTCATAATCAAACTTGTTTATTATGATGCCGTGCTTGCAAAGTTGTAATGTACAATATAAACATAACCGCCATACATCTTTCCGATTGTTACTTCAACGAAATCAAAGATAATGTCGCCATCCATCTTGTAAGAAATCAAAGGCTCAGTTGGGAATGCATGGTGTTCTGTGTTGAAACGATACACTTCTTGTGATAGTAACTGCTTGAATACATCCACCTCACCATCCTTTGAAAAAACTCCTTTAAACTCTTCTTCATTGTCGATTGCAACAACTACTCCAAGTTCACTTCTGACACATACACCTTCGTTTCTACCACTTTGTTCATTATACAAGACGGGTAATGTGTAAACACCTCTTGATTCTTCCATATGCTTATTCTTAATTTGTATTTTGTTTTTATCCTTCAAGTTGCTTGCATTGAGCTAAGTCTATTGCATACGCCCAACGCTTAGGAACAAAAGACATCGTAGGTACGAACCTATCCGCACGCTCAACACATACATCTTGCGTCCGGTAAATCAATCCGTCTGACCCTTTTACCTGTAACTCTACTAGAATTGTATGGTCTAGCATCGGGAACTTATCAATATCATGCCAGACTTCACCGCCTTCAATAAATGAAGGCTTAATATGATTAATCTTTTTTGCCATCACTTACCACAAATTAATGGGTTAGACTTATATTCGTTCTCAATAGTCTCACGGCTACCGAAGCACCACAAATCCTTAGATAGCTCCTTGTGCAACCTTGAAGACTTAATATAATAGCCATTGTTGACATCGTAATGCTTACGTACCATGATATTGTCGTTTACCACTCCAATCTCATCATCTGTGATAACATAGAACAAACGCCCATCACTGAATGCTTTCAAGCCTTTGTACACTCCATTAGAGACAACCATCTTTTCATAGCCGTTCGTCTCCCAGTTGGCATAATCCCAGATGGTTTCCAAATCATCATCGTTCAACAGATTATTATCCGTGATAACCTTGCCGATTACCTTGAATTTGCCATCGTGCGTCATAGCCTCAACGACAAATTCATCAGCAGCGTTGAAATCGCTAATCTCTATGGGTCTCATAATACTTGTGCTTAATATTCTCATAAATCACTCTCTTTGCAGCCTTTGCTCTTCTGTTATTAGCAGAAAAGACATCATCATACAAAGACATATCTTCACTCTCAAAAGCCACATGCTCACCTTTGTAGCAAGCATCAAAACGGCATCCTTTTTCGGACTTAGCCGCAGTAAACTTTATCTTACCAAACTTAATCTGCATAAGCCCTATCCAAGAAAAAATATTAATGATACTATTTCAAGAACAAACAAAAGCGTTAACGCATTCTCAATTGTGAATACCTTTTTCATTGTTTCAATACAGTTTTACGTGTGTCTCACGTTCTAAATTTATATTGTAAGGGGATTTCGAATCCCCTGTATTGTTCTTACTTCAAAACTCGATAAGTTTTATCGAAATCATTAAAACTCTTCAAATAACCTTTCTCGGTCAAAGAGTCTAATATTTCTTTCAACTCATCCTTGGTATTATCCAAATCGAAATCATACAACTCAGCAAAAGTGAAGTACTTGTTACCTCCAATTACGTCAGCCATCACTCCGATGTTGCCATAAACCATTGTCTCTTTCTTACTCAATCTAGTATTCATAACGAATCACAGTTTTTACGGTGTGTCTCACCTTTTTAAAATTAGTAACCTTGTTTCTTAATTACATTGCAAAGATACAAAGAATATTTGAAATATGCAAATTGTTTAATGTATTACTTTTGCATTTTAACGCATATTATATTCTTAGACACAAAATTAACTTTCTGTAGCAGAAAATGCTAAAGAATCCGCCATTTCGTTATATATATTACCTCTATGGGCTTTTATCCAATGGTATCTTATCACCTTGCCTTTCGCTACCTTATTATATATAGGCTGCAAATCTCCCAACCTGCAAGCCTGTATTCTTTCGATAGCTATTTGGCAATCCACATACACGTCAACAGAGCAAAAAAGAGGGCAATCATCCAATGCTTGGATAACCGCCCTTATTTCGGCTCTCACCGAATCGTTCACTTTGGCTGTGATAAATGTATATTTCCCACTTTTGAAAATCGCTCCCTTATGGAGCACAAGCCAACCACAACCACATTTGTTGTTCTTGCTAGAACCATCGGCATACACCTCATAGCGCACACCTTTAGCCTCATCAACAATCATCTGAGCAACGATTTCCAAAGAGTCGTTGCTCATCACCTTGGCTATTTGCTTGGCTTTCTTCTTCATAAGCGATTAAATCAAACCTCGTTCCTTGAACTCATTCATCAATGGGGTTGCCAATACCTCAATATCTGGATGAGGCTTTCCGGTAGTTCCCTTTGAGCGCAAATCGAAGAAATGAAGCCAATCACTCACAAATGCGGTATGAATCAGCTCCGTATTGGTATCAAGAGGAAGAATTGTTCTCGCATCTTGTGGCTTCAAGCCATCATCCTTAACCAAAGACAAATACATCATTTCACATACTCTATTGGCAAACCACCATTTTTCTACCGGACTCCAATGCTCATAACTACCGATGTTCTTTGCTAGGTCAACAAATGTTCCACCATCATAAGACGATGGATTAACTGCATCATCCTCGCTAACCCACTTTGGCATGTTGATAGCAATCTCGCCTCCGAACTTATCCTTGCTATAGTTGCAATATCGGGTGCTTTGTTCCGCAACAGAATCAACACGATGTCTGTTAGCCTCTCTACTTACCGCAATCTGAGTAGTAAAGCGGACGGTTATTCGCTTCTCATGCCATTCCGTAGGCTCGCAGATATAATCCAGGTCATCAAACCATTCATTCTCAACTATCACTCTGTAGTTGGTTGTGATATAGTAGTCGTTACCAATCTGCATCACCTTTGAATACTTGTTCTCACGATAGTGCTTAACCATTAAAGACTCCGGTACAAAAAATCCTTCATCATAGGCTACATGGAGGTAAATCGTTCCATGCTCACACATGGCAAGATGATTGCTACTTACCATACGCTCAACGAATGGCTTTGCGCTGTCTTTGTCTATCTTCATACTTGACGCATAGCAAGTACGACCACACAACTCTATCTGCTTGTAAACTCCGTCCATACCCTCGCCTTGGGATAGGATTTCGTATCTCGGTTCTAATATCTTCATATCCTTATAAGTTTTGAAATTCGCCCACAAAGATAACTATTATATTCCACTCTACCAAAAAATAGCACTCAGTTTAACAACACTTATCTATATTGTGAAAAACAAAAAAATTCACCATAAAAAAGAGGAGAGTGCATCACGCATTCCCCTCTTACTTTAACATGGCACATATTAAGTTTACAATCTATCCACCTTATCCGCTATGCGGTCTATCCTTTCAAAAGCTCTCAACATAGGCTTATGCCAACGCTCTTGTCGCTCATCAATCGACTGCAAGTACATCAAGCTTTGTGCGAGAATGGTTCTTCCCTCATCAACGGCTAACCAAATGTTACCTACATTACCCATAATGGTATTCACGCTAGCCGTCAACAAACTACCATCTGCGCTACCATCACGAGCCGCAATAGCATCCAACTTGGTATTTATAAGCTTTGTTTCCTCATACGTTCCCTCCGTGGCGATCTGCACCGCAGTAAAACGACCATTCAACTCGTCACCTGTATCTTGGCTCATTGATTCAAAAGAACCGGATGAAGCGGACTGACCGTAAGATTGCTTGTAACCAGTGATTTCGGCTACTTCATCCCTAATTTTCAATCCTTCTTGAACCATTTCATCGTACTTTCCCTTCAATTCATTAATGTCCGTCTGAGACAATTTGCCACCATTTGCCTTAGCTCGCTCCGTCCACTCATCATAGAATGCTGCCATATCATTACCCAACAAATCATCTACCTTAGCTTTCAGAACGGCTTGCATAAGCATCTTTGAAAAATTATCAGAGAAGTCCTGAGCAGAAGAATTCATATCCATCAAAGTATCTATGAACTCACTCTTCAAACTATCGAAAGATATTTGTGTCAAACTCTCCGCAAGGTCATCAGCAATATCCTCCAATGTTCCTGCTTCATTAGCCAAATCTTTCAACTTTTCGAGGACTCTTCCTCCATAATTTCCCTTACCAGTGTTCTGAATCTTGTTAACTATATCCGGATTTTGCAACAACGCATTAGCTTCATCAGCAGACCGTATGTCGCTTAGGTTTCCATTCCATTGTCTACCTATCGCTTCAGACACCTTATTAATTTGCTCTTGAGAAAACCCATTAAAGTAACTATTAAAACTATGATGAGAACCATGATAACCCATTTGAGCCACCATGATGTCCTTCAAGTTTTGCTCTTTTTCCTTTTGAAGTTTTTCTGCTTTTTCTGCGTCTTCTACGGCTTTGATACCACTAGTCTTGTCAATAGAGTCACGTAATCTGTCTATTGCATCCGTCAAGATTTCATTCCTTGCCGTCAATTTATCAATAGTCCGGTTTACTTCTTTTGCGTTTCCACCAACTCCAAGCCAACTATTTAGACCACCAAACGTGATAGTGTTAAGGACATTTCCGATACCACTAATCAAAGAACCACCTATCTGTGTGATAAACTCACCACTTAGAATATTCTTTAATATGCCACTGATAGCATTAAATACAGTGTCAAGGAGGTTGCTAATCAAAGTTCCAATACCATCTTTCAAAACATCAAGTATCTTCAAAATGGCAGCAACAATTTGACCTATAAGCCCAGCTTTTGACAACCCTTCACTTAGCGCATCACCAGCTTTCTTGCCAGCATCTGCGGCTGCATCTGCGGCTTCCTTACCCATATCCTTCAGTCCATCAGCCGCTTTCTTAGCCTCGTTCAAAGCTTTCAGTCCGTCTATTCCACCTTTAAGTTGGTCGAAACTATCCCAAAGAGATGCTAAATCGGATAGTCCGGAAGTGGAAAGGAACTCATGGATAGCAGAAATCGGTTGCGTCACATTTTGTGTCGTTTGTGCCAACTTTTGACCACTAGTACGGACTTTTGTGTTAGCCGTAACAATCTTCTTTCCTGACTCTGCTAACTGACCTTGAACTTTATTCAATTCTTCCTGTAGCCTTGTTTGCTCTGCTACATTACCCGACTTTTTCGCATTCGCTATCTGTTCTTGCAAAACCTTAATACGAGGTATAAGCAAAGTTTCCGTTTTCGTATATTCCTCTTGGGCAATTTTCGCATTCTTCAGAGCCTCCTGATAAGCTACAACGTCCCTTGCAAGGTCTTTCCAACCCAAATCACTTGTATTGCCAATCGAATTTCGGATATTCTGCATAGCATCAACGATACTCTTCTGTTGGTCTGCACCCAAATTTTGGAACTTATCCGTACCTACGAACTTATCCAGGTCTGCCAATAAAGGAACAAGCGCATCTTTCATAATGCCACCAACATTTCCGAAGACTTGATACCAGTCTATCTTCTGCATAATAGCACTAGCCTCAACCGAATCCGTATCTTTCTTCTGCTCTTCTTTCAAAGACTTTATCTTCCATTGCTTACTTGAGTCTGAATCCGTAGAGTTTTCAACCTCGCTAATTCTCTTGGCATAATCGGCAGCAATAGCTAACTTTTGTTCTTGGAATGTGCCGTAAGTCTTCAGATAATCGTACATGCTTTGCGCTTCCTTAGCAAGCACATCCTCATTCTGCTTTACAGCCTTATCCCGAATTGCATTCATCTGATTAGCAACACTCATGCCTATGGTCATATCCATACCATTTGACTTAACAGGATTACCCTTACTATCCTTCATGGTCTCGTTCAAAACCTCATTCTTATACTCTTCATCGGTTTTGCTCTGCTTCCACATATTAGCCTTACGACCCTTGCCGGAATTAACCCAAACAGCTTGGTCACGCTTTTTCCTAGCCTCGACCAATTTGTCTATACCATCTTCTACCGCCTTTCTCTCCTTGTCGGCATTCTCGGTTATCTGAGCCAATTCCTTGCTATAACCATCATTCATCGCATTGATGCGGTTCTTGGTCATGTCTTGGATAGCTTTCTCCGAATAAGCGGAAACAGACTTGGAATAGTCCTCCTCAGCCTTTTTGCGTTCATACGCTCTTGCTTGTGGGTCATCCGTTGCACCTGTTTTCTTAGGTGTAGTTTTCTTTGCCGTTTCCTTCGGCTTATTTGCATCGGCTTTTCTTTTCGCCTCTCTATCTTTCAGAATAGAACCAGCCATAGCGACATCAAGCCTATTGTCTTTTTCGTCTCTTAGCTGATTTCCTTGCTTTGTCAGCAATTTACTTCCTTTATGATTAGTTCGGTATTGCTCTTGCCTATTTAAATCTGCCCTACGTCTATTAATCAAAGATTGCAACTGCTTATCTGTTAAAGATTTCATCCAACTTGGAATTTCTGTATCATCATAATGGATTTTTAAATTTAATTTGTATTCCTGATTCCATCTAGAAATAAGCTGGTCAGTTGAGGAAGTTAAAGCATCTATGCTTTGTTTATTTTGCTGAGCTACCCAATGAGACCTAGCCTGTGCATTATTCCAATCTACATTTTCAGCAGCCGCCTTCATTATCGCATCCTCTGCGTTTTTATAACTTATCTTCAATTTTGCAAGATTACTCGTATGCTCCAATATCGAATGGTTAGTATTCTCTATAGTCGCTATATTGTAATGTTGTTTTTCTAAGAACGAATCAATAGGCGCAAATGTCTTTTTAACTGCATTTGTGTAAATATTAAAAGCATCTATATGCTCCTTGTAAGACAATGTGCTATCATCTACTCTTTGCTTCAACTTAGCCAGCCTATCTAAAACCTCATCTGTTGCTATTTTATTATACATCATTTGTATTGGTGTTATATCTTCCTTTTCTACATGTTGACCACCTTGATACCAATGACCGGATAAGTCTTTACTAAAATTGTCATCTTCTTGGTTTCTTGCTTCTGTGTATTGGGAAGTGACAGACATTAAAGCGTTAGCCTTTTCTCTTTCAGCATTCTCCAATTGTAAAGTTGCAACAAATTCATCATGCTTGCTTTTAAGTGTTGTTAAATTATCCTTTTCGGCATCACACTTAATCCCGAACTGCTCGTAGGTTTGGATAAGTTCTTCTTTAGCTTTGTTGTAAGCATCAGTTCCTTCCTTAGAAGACCTCATTACATTAAGCAAGCCATCAACTTTCGCCCTTGTATTTTCAGCGGAATCTCCAAAATGCTTTGTGTCAACAGAAATATCTTCCTCTTCACCTCCGAACATAGCAACGGCACTAGCAAGCGTTGTTACCAATGTTATAATACCAGTAATCGGGTTTGCGAGCATAGCAGCCCACATTCCCTTTAAAGCCATAGTTGTGGATTTTACCGCATTACTAAGCATTAATTCAGCAGTTGTCATTATTTTAACACCTGCGGTATGGATTGCATTTTTTACCGTTGAAGCAGCCGTAGCTAAAGTACTAGCCTTTTTCGTAGTCGTATTGGTAGCTTGACTAACAGAATTCAACTGCGTTTGTAGTGTTGCTTGTCTCTCTTGTAATTGCTCACGTATAAGCGCAGCTCCTCTTTGCTGACTTGCAATGGTCGAAACCTTTGTTTGAGCAACATTCACTTGTTTTGTTGCCGTTTCCAAACGTTCCTTTGCTTCTAGTGCATTCACGGCATTACCCTCGGAGTCAAAAGCCAAGTTTGCACCATCAGCAGTTTCCTCAACCAATTTTTGAGCCTCAGCAAAGGCATCTTGGGCATCTTGCAAATCATTCAAGGCTGCTGTATATTGTCTAGCCAACTCAACATCCCTATCATCAAGATTTGATATTTTCTCCGTAGTAGTCTTCAAATCATCTTTAAGAGACTCTATTTTTTGTTGGCGAAGTTCCTCGGTCTTCCTCTTTTCTTCATCAAGCTCAATCTGGCTTTGTGCAGTTGCTTGTTGCTGAGCCTGTAAGAGTTCACGTTTCATCTCTAACTGGGAACGCATTTCTGCCGTAATAACACCCTCTTGTTCAGCAGCATCTAATCTTGCCTTTACAAAATCATCGGACACAGCGGTATCTCCAACAACACTTGCCAAGTCTTGTTGTTTATTTACTCGCTCTTGCTTTTTATCCTTACCCAGCGACTTATAGTTTGATTTCTCAAGGTCTTGCAAACGCTTGATTTCAGCATCAATTCCCTTCATCATATCATCGGCTTGTTGAGCCTCTTCTGCCTTACGGATAGAAGCAGCCGCCATTAATGATGCACGATAACTGCCAACGGCAACGACCGCAACTCCAATTACTTTAATGACTTCTTGCCAATTCTCAACCATAGCAGAAATAATTGACAATCCACTAGAGAATACGCCCTCGGATTTTTTGCCGATTTCGTTGAACATCTGCTGGATGGAGTCACCAATATTGCTCCACTGACCCTCCAAGGTCTTTGATTGTTGCTCCATCAAGCCTCCAAAACGACCGCCAGCTTGCGTCATGTTAGCGATGGCTTCCTTAAAGATGTCTGAGGTCACTTTACCCTTTGATACAGACTCTTGAACCTCTGTCGTATTTTGGTGTAATATTTTACCTAATTCTTCAGCCAAAGGAACACCTCTGCCCATAAACTGGCGCAAGTCCATTGTAAACATTCTTCCTTGCGAAACGGTCGTTCCGTAAAGATAAACAAGGTCTCCAAGCGGGATGTTCAAACCCGAAGCAATGTCACCAAGCTGGACAAGCGTTTTGTTAACATCTTTCGCTTCCGTTCCGTATGCCAAAAGTTGTTTTGCTCCGCTCGTAACACTGGACATGTCGAAAGGCGTGTGAGCTGCCGTTTGGATAAGTTCATCCATAAGCGCACCAGCCTTTTGCTCACTACCCAACATTGTAGTAAAAGAAATTTCTAATTGTTGGAATTGAGAGCGAGTATTGAAAATACTACTTGCCAGTTGTTCAAATCCTAAACCGCCAAGCAAAGCAGCCGAAAGCATGTGAGCATCACCAGTTACCCTTTGAAACAAGCTAGACATACCCTCTCCGGCAGTTGGAGCAGACTTCATGCGTTCTATCATTTGGTTCATGCTATCGGTCAACATATTTGTGGCATCTTTTGCCGGATTTGCTGAACCTGCATACAAAACATACTCATTCCGCATGTTCTCCAAGGTCTGACGAGCACCGACAGCACCTCCTTCTAGGTTCTTTAATTGCGCAGTTTGACCTGCCAAAGAACCTTTCAAATAGTCAATATTCTTCTGCAAAGAATCTATGGATGACTTATCCGTAGTTACTCCAAGAGTTAATCTCTTGTTCGTGATTTGCTGTTGGATTTTCTCTATTCGGTCTTTGGTTGCTTGCATCTGAAGTTCATAGCTATAAACTTCCCTTGCGGCTGCTTGCATCTTCTTATTAAACTCGGAAGACATCACGTAAGCGGCTCTTGAAGCAGCTTGTGTCAAGTCCTTTAAGCGATTGCTAGCATCCGCATATTTTTCTGTCAAATCCGCAACAATAGCTGGGTCGGTTGACTTATTGGTCTTCAACAACTCAGCCCTCAATTTCTCACACTCGGAACGAAGTTTCGTTACCTCCTCGAAATTTGCTCGAACATTAAATTCTAATTGTGCCATCCTTATATGTTTTTATTGGCAAAATTAGCTAATAGTCTTAGAAATAACGAAGCTATTAAAGTATGTTATTTCACTAAAGATTTAAATGCAAAGAATAAGGTCTGGGTACAAAAAAGCCTTCCACATTCTCATGCAGAAGGCTCAATTCTTACTTATTTTCTTCTATATATAAAGACCATCAAATCACGACAGCCTATAACTTTAACGCAGATAACACGCTTTTTATTGTGCTGAAACGGCTTTTAATATCATTATAGGATGATACGGCAAACATTGGCAAAGGTCTCACATTCCCTATTATCAAAGCACCTTTGCGCAAAGACTCCTTGATTTCCTTCATCGTTTGAGTGAATCCATATTCAGCCTGTTCTTCCTTTGGAACAATCACATAGCCATCACCAAAGATATTTTTAAGATAGCATTTCTTTCGCTTCAACATATCCCAACGCAATTTATCTACCAAGGTCATATAATCAAACTGCTGTTTATCCTTGGCTTGGAATAGCTTCTGGACATCCTTGTAATCATCCCAACATAAAGGGGTAATACCAAACTTTAATTTCATCCATTCATGCGAAATCAATTGACCATCTTTAAATGTAGAAAGAATTTCTTCCTCCAAACCATCAAAAACATTTTTCGTATCTTCTTTCATATCCTCATTTTTTAATATTGCTCCCTACCAAGGAATCGAACCTTAGATAACCACCATGTAGGGAGTTCGTCTCTACTAGACCTTACCTCACCATACCTTACCCGTCCTTACCGAACCGCTCTTCACCGCACTCTACCCCACCAGACCATACCGTACCAATGTTTTGCACAATGGCGAGGAGTCGAACCTCGCCTACGACCATCATTGTGTTCGTCTCTACCTACCCCACCTTACCAGACCTCACATCACCATACCGGACTGAACCTAACATCACTCCACCCAACCACACCTTTATAATTGTAAGAATTATTTCTTTTCTACTTTAAACGCTCCATAAAGCTTTCTGTAAGTACCGACATGATAGCGAAGACCTGCAATCTCAGCCACTTGTAATACTTCCTCCTCGTTCAGCTGCGTCTCATCGAACCAACAAGTAACTTCCGTTGACCACTCTGGGAATATCGCTCTTGTTGCAGGGACTTTAATTGAACCTTTGATACCGCACGCTCTTGTGTCAACATAAGATATTGATGGGTCAAAATAACCCTCCTTTGTGCGACCAACTTCAAAAAGTTCTTCCGGTGTCTTGTCGTTGTCCTTGAATTGCAATACACCATCACCATAAAGACCGAAGGAACGCTCAAACTTCTTACCAAGCTTACGTTCTTTGGCAGCAGCTTGAAAACAGCCCTCTACGTGCGACTGCGGTAATACATACTCACCATTGCGATAGTACAAGGATGCAAGGAATTGCAGACGACAAATCTCCAACAAATCATCATCTGTCTTTGTTCGCTTGCTAGTCAATGGCTGCAAAAGTTTCTTGTACTTGTCAAATGGGTCAACTACTCTTGGATTGTGAACCATCAAAGGCTTAGTGCCTACCAATTTCAATGAAATCGTTTTCATTACTCTACATAATTATTAATTAAACACGGCAGTTTTACAGGTATGCCTCTTACCTTTGGGACAAAACAAAAGCCCCGTCCGCTTATTGTCGTGAGTAGCGAACGAGGCTAAAAGTATAGAAAAGTCCGAAGACTTCTAAATTTCTTCTTATCCCAGTAACCATGCTCACGACTTCACGGCTAAACCATTTCTGATTTCGTTTGCAAAGGTAAGCATAATTTCTGAAACACGCAAATTATTTAGTGTATTTCTTCATGCTTTTAAACTTTATTTTCTTTTAGAAACCTATTTTTAAAATTACACCTTATTATTATAATAAAAGTATCATTTCAAATAAACCCAATTTGTTGAAATGTTACTAAACGTATAACTTTGCTTTTTTGCCTTTTGCGGTTCTTTGTCAAAGTCAGCCGTAACAAACAAATGCGTTCCGTATAATTCCATATTCATTGCTTTTGTTCTCTCATCGCCCTTATCTTCTTCCAATGGGGAAACTTTAGCCAATTCGCTATCAAAAGCATAAAGTTTAAAGAACAAGTCTCCTTTCTGTTTAGAATATTGCACCAATGCGCCATAAGGCTTTTTTACAAGAACAATAGCATTATTCAACTCCTTGTATTCATCACTACAGCTTTCCACGATTTTTTGCTGGTCTTCATTAGAATTTACACGCATCTTTTCCAAATGCTTTCCTAATGATACATACACACTATCCAAAATCTTATATGCACCATACTTATCATAGAAGGCATATCGAGAAGAAACGGCATCTTCAAAATCAGAGCAAGGAACTATTTCATTCTTTGCGTTCATAGCCTTTTTATTCATTATGGCTGAGTTCCAATTGATAACAAAATCCGTTGCTACGAAATCCAAAGAATATATTAGTCTATTGCTATTGAAGCGATAATCAGACAACGCCTTCTTGTAATTAGCCATTTTTTCAGCCTTAACTTGGTTGGAATGGTACACGTAGCCACCAATTCCGCCACCTATCACAACGATAGCTACGATGATGGCAATTATCACTTTCTTCTTCATAATCACATTTATTTAATTATTGAACCTTGTGAGGAACACCCCACGTTACTTAACACTTTCCAACTTATCCAACACGACCCTAGCCTCAGCGATGGACGATGCGGAATACAACTCACCACCTTGTTTTATTAGGGCGATGAAATCACTAATAGCATCTACTTTGTTCTGCTTATCAAACAATTCTGCTACAGGACAGCCTATAGCGTTTGCTATTTTTTCGATAGTTGATATACGCAAGTCGTTTTTCTCGCTAAGTAAACGAGAAACCGAAACTCTATTCATACCCATCCGGTCTGCTAGGTCTTGTTGCGTTACACCATATTTATTAAGAACATCTTTAAATCTCATAATACGTAATACGTTACATTGTTATTTTCTTGCAAAGATAAGAATAATCTTTGAAATGTAGCATATATACGTAAAAGTATTAACGTAGTTTAAAGAATAGTACGTTACAAATGAATATTTGTTAATTAACCTAAATACGTTACATTTTCTTTCTAAAATATTTGGCAGTGTAACGTAAATATGTTACCTTTGCATCGTGATTAAGAAAGAAAGGTCACAATAACATTATTAATTTAGCTGAGGTTGCACCTCCGAGTCGGCACTCGTAAAACGGTATAGTGATTATGGCTACTATTTTTAAGAATATGATGAGAGAAGTGATGAATATGGCGCATAGAGCCTATCAGTTGAAATCAGCTTATATGAGTTGGGCAGAATGCTTGAAGCAAGCTTGGCAGGTAATCAAGCTGAAGGCTCGCATGAAGAAGCAGGTCGTTGAGTTCTACTTTCAGAAGATGAATGGTGAGATTCGTCAGGCTTTCGGCACTTTGATGGAGAGTCACATTGACTACACTCCAAACGGCAAGGGTTACGCTTGCAAGGACTGCACCAAGTACTGGGATGAGGTCAAGGGAGAGTGGAGACAATTCAAGAACTACAACTTGATTCGAGTTGCTTAACAAGATTATTAACGATTAAAAAGAAACTATATATGAGCGCAAAGATTATCGTGATGCAAGGCAATATGGTTGCAACCATCGAAGAGACGAACAAGGACGCATTTATCAAGCGTGGTGAGTATAAAGAGACCGAGCTGGACAGACATAAGCGTGAGGTCGATTTCTTGATTACAAGCATCGCAAACCGCTACGAAGTGACATTCAATCACAAGGTAGAGCTGAAAGAAAGCCGAAGCATCAAGAAAAGCGAATATTTCGATAACATCTACTACGTTACCGAGAACGCATTGAACAAGCTGAAAAAGCAATACTCATACGAGTGTGATTTGTAATAGATTTCGTGAGGCACACGCTAAACTGCACCGGACTTTGAACATTAAATATTTAAGAGATATGGATAAGAATTTAATGGATGCTCTCTACGTGAGCTACGATGAGAAGATTGGTGTATTGTGTGACGACAAAGACAACACTATTTCACATATATTGGGTACTGACCTTACACTGGTGTTGGATAAAAAGGACATGGCGGTCTATCTGCTAGTCCCATTGACCCGAAACCACAAATTTGAGTATAAGGGTAATTACATCATTGTGGATGGCAAGCAGCTCGATTCTGACATCTTTTTCCGCAAGGATGCTTGTCAATGGATTCAGATGCAATCAAAAGAAATGCTATCAATGGTAGCATAATATATATAAGGTGAGGCACACTATAAACTGCACATTATCTTTGATGTTTAACAATTAAATTCCGTGAATAATGGAAAGAAGAAGTAATGTGCAGCAACGTGCCACGATAGCTGGTCGTGCTGGCGAGGACAGAAGTCCTCCAAAGTAAAACAAACGTTAACGTTTTAAATAAAACACTAAAGCGTTTGCAAGTTAAAGAGAAAAGCATTAACTTTGCAGCCGAAACAACAAGGTTGTGAAGTAGAGAGCACGGCTAATAAGGATATTGAAACTATTAAAATTTGTTAGATATTTCACTTTCTCCAAGCGTGGAGAATTGCCACAAGCTCATCTCTCTACTTTAGTGGGCAAGTGGCTAAGCCCCGTTCGCACTTTCCACATTAGCGGATGGGGCTTTTCGTTTCCACCACAGCCAAATATAATTATTAACAATTTAAATTTGGAGTTACTATGACAGAAAATGTAAACCGGATGATGGTGAATCCGCCAGTGTTCCCATCGGGCAGTGTGAAATCTGGTACGACAGGTGATGGAGAAGAAAGAATCACCTCGTTAGAAATTGCTACAATAGCAAATAAACGTCACGCAGATGTGATGAAAGCTATTCGTAAAATGGAAGAATCATGGTTTAAGGTGGCTCGGGGAAATTTTTCCCTCTGCTCTTACTTAGATGAAAACGGACGTGAGCGTCCTTGTTATTCCCTTACCAAACGTGAGAGTCTTTACATTGCGACCAAGTTCAATGACGAGGCAAGAGCGAAGTTGATTTTGCGTTGGGAGGAGTTGGAAATCAAGCATCGTGAGCAAGCACAAGCCAAGATGCAAGCCGAGCAAATGAAGCCTCAGCAAAGTTTCTTGCAAGACAAGTTGACGGTTGCCAATTGGGTAATGGACTCGTTGCGATATAGTGATGCTGCTCGCTTGCAGTTGGTAAGCCAGATAGCAGAGCCTTATGGTGTTCCGGTTCCCGATTACGTCCACGCTCCGAATGGTGCTTCGCACGCAGTCAGCGAATTATTGAAAGAACGTGGAGTTGTGTTGTCTGCTATCAAGTTCAATAAGATGGCATTGACTGCTGGCTTATTGGAAGAGAAGACCCGAAAGGGTACGCACGGAAAGGTTCACAAGTACTATTCCGTCACCGAGAAAGGTTTGGTGTATGCTTTGAATGACATCTACAAGGATGTGCCTGGGCAAACCATTCCGAAGTGGTATGACAACAAGTTTGAGGAGGTATTGGAAATCATCGGCTACAAACCATCCAAGCAAGTAGATATGTTTGCAAGCAGTGAGACACACTAGGACAACTGTAAAAGCCTCAACCTCTAACGAGATTGGGGCTTTCTTTATTTTTACATTTACTTCTTATCTATCTCTTAGAAGAACAAACACTTTTGCGCTAATTTTCAATGGCTTGTATTTTTATTACAAAAGTATTGTTATTTTACATTTCGGCTTCATTATACTCATAATCCCAGAGGAACAACTTGCCTTTGACGTTTCTAATCGGCTCATCGAACAATTTAGCATTCTTCAAGAACCAATGATATTGGAAATCTTCAGCAAATGCATCCGGATAAGCCTCATGAAATTGAATATCATCCAACTCTACACTGCCGATAATGGCTGACGTTGGCAAGTCTTTGAAGTCCGGAATAACAATACCATGCTCTTGGCAATATTTCTTCATTGCGCTCTCCTGCCATCCGTCAAGTTTTTCAGGTTTGGCTTGGCTAGCATGAATAAGGAAACGACCACGGAACTTTCTATTCCAGGTTCTGTTTTCAATGGTCTTGCAGCCGATAGCGATTAACCAAGCATACGGCTGACGAATTGATAATACTTTCATAAGCTCATTGTTTTGATGTTTACATTCGCAAAGGTAATAAAAACCTTCGTGAAATGCAAGAAAACTCTAATTTATTTTCATATTTTCTTAAAATAATCTTGAAATAGTTTGCATATTTCAAATATTTTTCGTATCTTTGCTGTGTAATCAATGAGAGATTGCAAAGGGGATGCCGAAAACCTGAAAGAGTAGGTGAAATGAAATCCCAAAGCCGTATGAGAGTTTACATTTCAGTTCGGATTTGGAAAATCAAAGTTGCTCTTACAATTGAATTGTAAAGCTTAGATTTCCAACAGGGAGGTAGTGTTCACACCACCGCCTCCCACCTTGGGATTTCGTTGCAAAGGTACGAAATTTATTTCAAACCACCAAATTTTTAACGTATGGGCACAAACGAAGAAAAGACAACCAAGTCATGGGGAGGTGCAAGAGAAGGGTGTGGACGCAAGAAAAAATGCGCTAAACGTATGTTCTTTTCTGCCACAGAAGAAACGCTCGACATCCTCAATTCCTTAGACGGAAACAAGAGTGACTTCATCAACGAATGCATCCTTAAGGCGGTAAGAGGTTAAATCCTCTTCCGTCTTTTCTTTCTAATTCTGTCCCAATCCGGTTTAAGTACATTCATCGTGCCGACCATCGCCTTGTACTTGTCGCCAAGTTCGCCCTCGTTCATAGATGAACGGAAAGTATATATCTTGTATCGTTCATGCTCAGGAACATATAATCCCACCATCAAGGAACGGACTCCATCTACCTCCTGCTCCGGTGCTATCAATACAAGCCCCTCGTTCATGCTTTCCAACTTGAAAATCTTTGAGGTGACAACCTCATAATAGTCTAGTATATTCATATTCTTGTCTCCTATAATTATTTTGTACGTTCAAACACTTCAATATACTGGATAGAGCTACAATCAATATATTTACGTGTAAACACTACTGTACTTCCACTTCCAATCATAAGTGTTCTGTTCTTTGTATTGCAATTGAAAGATGTTTCAATACCAATACCATTGAAGTCGAAACTTATTTTTGCTCCACCTACCAAGTTGATAGTTCCTCTAAGACCTTTGTCCTCGGCTTTGCCCAATATCACATTCACATGACCAGCATCCATATTCTTATCTAATCAATTGTTATAAACCTTCTTTACTAAATATGCGAATGATGGAATCGCTATCAATGTAGTCACAACTTCCATCCGTATCAATTATTGTCACAAGATGCCCATCCTCGTCTAAGATAACATCATCTGTTATAGTAAACTTCTTTATATGCTTACTGAAGTTTACATGAGATACCTGTCCATTTGCAAGTGTAATCGTCATAAGGCAACCACACTCCTTCGCATCTTCTATAATATTTTTGATAACATCAATCTTCATAGCTTTATTATTTTAATTCTTGTTCTACGATGTCGAAATTGTCCCACGTTTCTCCTTCGCTGTCTGAGATATGGAAGAAAGAATCTGAGATATTGTATAGATAATCATCCCAATTCAAAACTCGCTTGTAATTCTCCAAAGTGTTCATCCCTTTGTGTCTTATCGCTTTTCTTGCCTTATCAATGGTAGAGAAGACTTCTGCGTCAACCTCCACTGCTTCACCCAATCCATGTTGGTATGAAGATATTACTACATATAGTTTCATAGCTTAAACCTCCTAATTCCTTACGCAACCTTAAATAACGTTTCTTTGTCAATCTCAATCCACTGAGCACCATCCTTACGGAAAAATACCTTGCTAGGGATAATCTTGCCATCAACCTCCAAGCTATCGCCATTGCACTTGAAAGTATGGTTCTTTGTTAATGGTACAAGAAGGTACGTTTTGCCCTCTCTTTTGCGTTCTACAAGCGTTTTGTCTGTCCCACGAACAACCGATACCCTTTCGTTCTTATCGTCCTTTAGAACGCCTATTTTGTCCGTGTGCTCGATATAGAGCACATTCAAGAAATTCTCATCCATGTTCTTATGCACTTAACATTTTGTTATACTTCTTCTTGTTGACACCTCGTTTAACGGCTTCATAGAGCAAAGCCAAAGCAAATGCTTCATCCTTGACTTTCAAAGCCTTCAAGGTATCTCTTTTGACGTTGTAGTTCTCATCAACCTCACACAATGGTACGTAGCCTTTGTGCTCGAAATTTCTTCGACCAATCGCCCAAATTTCGTAGCCATCCGGAAACTCATTTGTTTTCTCGAATACATAACTGCCATCAATAAACTTTTCCATAACCAATTGTTTTAAGTTCTTTACCTTATGTTTTCTTACTCCTCCCATCGGAAAGCGTTAGGGTCTTTTACAACTTTCTTGCTGGCTTCGTCCCACATATAACCATCATTAAACCACTTTGGGGCTTTACCATTGATTACACGTTTCGCCTCTGCTATGCTAGCATAGTCCGGTTCAACAACATTATCAATGCGAACGGCAATCTGACCGAATACGTCCTCCACCTTGGTAATATGATGCCCTTTGTAGAACACTTCTTTCAAACACTTAGCAATTGTCTCCATATCTCAAATACTTTAAAAGTCCTAAACTAAAGGGGTGTTTAAAGGCACACCCCCTATTAAGCCTCGCCAAACACCTTAGAACGTGAATATATCTTTATGCAACTCGCAAGAAGTTGTAAGCCTTGAATTGTCTCCATGCGCCCTTTGCTTCATCCCAATAGCGGATGCAATCTCTTGATGCTGCATGCCCTGTACCATTTGGAGTATAGTCAATGTGGCTCTGAAGGAGAGTACCAAAGGCTTGTCTTACCTCACCATTCATCTTCTGAAAGTAGAACTCAACGACCTGCTTCTTCATGCGAGCCTTCAGCTTGATTACCTGCCAAGCTTGCTTCAAGCATTCTGCCCAACTCATATAAGCTGATTTCAACTGATAGGCTCTATGTGCCAACTGCATTACCTTTCTCATCTTGTTCTTAATTGAAGTAGTCATATCCTCAAACCGTTTTACGAGTGCCGACTCGGCTGCATAACAGCAATTAATAGTTAAACTTTAAAGCCTTTATCTCTTAAAGACATTGCAAAGATACAAACATTTTTGTAATCCACCAAATAAAAGTACCATTTTCTTTGTACTTTTAACTATTATTTATAAAAAGATGTTTTTACTACTCTCTTATTTACATTTATTAGTACTATTTTCTTTGTACTTTATGGTTTTTGCCGTATCTTTGCATACGAATAAGTTTGTATTAATATATAATAAGGTATAATATGTATAGACTAGAAAGTATTTTAAAGCAAAAGGGTATCTCAAAAACAGAGTTTGCCCAAATGTTGGGGATTTCAAAGCAAGCCATTACAAACCTTATCAATGGCAACCCTACAAAAGCAAGATTGGAAGAAATGGCACAACTTCTTGGTGTTCCAACTTGGCAACTATTTGTTGACCCAGAAGACATCTACTGCGAGTGTTCACCAAGGTTTAACTTCTGCGCATTTGTCCGCTCAGAAAATGGAGATACATTTGTCGCATCTTCCTTGCAAGAACTTCGTTCTATTGTTGATAAGCTGGAAATTTCTTCAAAGACGAAATAGAGCCAACCAAGTTAAATTGGCTTCTTTGTGGCAAACCTATTAATATGGGAATTAATTTAAAGGAGGATTAATCCTCCTTTAAGTGTTCCTTTATATACTTTTCTAAATGTTCTACCTGATACATATTTTCTATCTTTTCTCTCGCTTCCGGACGCAAAAACTTCCAACACGAAGAATAATACGTTTTAACCCTTATGCATCTACAAATGGCGTATTTGTGAATAATTCCATCCTTTGTGGAACTATAAATACGTTGTTTTATATCAGCTATATCATAATAATAGATACCATTAGATTTCTTAAAATCATATTCTCGTTTACTAAATTCGGGAGTTATTGAATTGTTCAAATAACCCGGCATATAAGTACAAGTATCAGGGGAATATATCTTAGTATCACCCGAAAGCAAATCTTTATCTATTGCATAACCTTCTTGATACCACCTGGTATGAAATTTTTCAAAACGAGAGAACAATAACCACTCCTTACAAACACTCACATCTTTATACCCAGATACCCCTATGCGGCATAAAATACCAGTCCAAATTTGGTACGCTTTTGAATTATACTTATCACAATACTCCTCAATGGTAGTTACATCAAAGTAACCTTTTCCATTTATAAGAAAAGAAACATTGTTAATCTTGTCTATTCTTACTCCTTTCATAAATCCTTGTTTGAAAGCAAAAACAATACAAGTCAACTTTGATGTCATTTTTACAATCTTAAAAGGAAATCCCTCCACGGAATAATACACTTTACTTTTATCAATTTCCATAATTTTTCAGTTTTTGTGTGACTCACTTTATATAATCTCCGGCTATCATCTGCCCTCATTGCGGCAAGCCTATCGAGCTTGAGATTAAGGCAAAGGAGGGGAAGTAACATTCCTCTCCTTCTACCTAGAAATTCAACGAAGGCATATTACCATTTCCGAAAAGCAGTCTGAATGTCTCCTTTCCCTTTGGTGTGATAAGTGTTCTTGTACCAACAGCTTTGTCATTTCCCCAGTCTTTCACCTTAAACAAGTCATCATTGTATTGTGAATATGGCTTAATGTGATTCTGTTTATCACGATAGACGTATTTCTTCTTAATCAAGATTTTGATGAACAGATTCTGCTTCATACCAATCTCCTTTGCTGTATCTCGGAAGTTCGTAAGCAAGCCTTTGTCAACTAAGTTATCAAAGTATTCTGCCTTTGGCTGCATTTCCTTGTTCTTTTCCTCAATAGCTTTCTTCTCTTCCTGCTCCTTTATCCAACGCTTCGCTCTCTCAATTGGGTCTTCAATCTGATAAGAAGGTATCATGCCTTGTGCTACACAATGAAAGACCTTGCGGTACACTTCAAACACCGGACGAACCTTGCGAGCAACAAAATATTCCAAACAAGCGGAGGTGAGGTGATAGCTAACCTCTTTGTAACCACCTGTTGCAGTTTTGCCATTTTTGGCAATACTGATAAAATCCACATTCTCAATGAAGTTGGTCTTCAATGCACGCACTGCCTTTCCTTTCTCCGCATAGCAAAGTTGCCAAACTTCATCAAGATTTACAGGATATTCCTTTCTCTGCTTATCTAATTCCAAAACTCCACGAAAGTAACTCTCCAAATCCAATGAAGAGCTTTCTTTTGTCAAAACAATCTTACTTTCCATTTGTTTCTTCTTTTCAGTTTTTAACGTGTGTCTCACGCTCTTAAACTTTACTAATCTTTAAGTTTCTCAATTATATAACCACGACCTGTATAGGTACAAGTCAAGCCAAGATGATACACTAGTTGATGCAAAAGCCACCATTCCTCAGTGAACGGCAATCTATCACACTTCACAAACTCATCTTCATCCTCAAAGTCGGATGCCTTCTCTAATATTTCTTCCTTTGTCATTGCTTATATTGTTTATTCTCAAATACTATCAAACACACCATCCGCAACGACCAACGCACAACTCACATTCTAGTTCGTTGCAGATTTCATAATATTCTTTATCCGTTATATTATATCGGTCTAGTACTTCCTTTGTTGGAGGCTTTGGGTCAAAGCTCATATCGGCACAAGCATAAGGCTCTGCATCTTGAGCATGATGGTCATACATATCGCCAAAATCGTTTTGTTCGGCATTCTTTCCGTTAATGGTGAATACCTCTGCACGGCAAGGCAATGCATGATGCGTTTTTATCTTTAATTCCATATCTTAATATATTTAAACTACTATTCAAAACTAAAAATTATACAACGTTCTCTTAAGTTTAATCCTAAGTTCTTCCTTCATTTGCGACACTTTATCATAAGAGTCGTAATATCGTCCGTAGTTGTTATAATTAGACCTATCTACACAATGCAACCCGATAATAAGTAATTCCATCTCATCATCAGTCAAAGAAACTTTTTTCATACGCTTACTTCTTTTGATTAAAATACTTTTTCAGTTCTCTAAGGATGAACAATCCTCCTAGCTTGAAGGACTGTTCTATAATCCCCCGATGTTCCTTAAATTCGTTTTGGCTTCTCGAAAACCGAAACGCTTCATTCTCTAGTACAAGCACAAACTTATAGAATTCTGCATCGGTCATTTGCATTCACCTCCTTCCTTTGATTCTAAATCATCAATATAGAGCCAGTTTTCTATAGGTGCTCTCTCAACAAATCCTTTCCAAGATTTGAAGTCTTTGACTTGGGCTAATGAATAATAGTTTCCTACATTATAGTGTAGCAATATCCATTCATCATATCCTTCTGGCTCTTTATTTGTTTGATGCCACAAGCCTTCTAAAAACGCTTTGATAGCCCACTTAGCACCTTCTTTGAAACCATTTCTTCCTATAATATTTCCATCGCTGTTAAGAGGGTATTCCTCAAAAGCGGCAGCTTCTATTTTCTTATCGTCTATCATAACTATTGTTGTATTAAAAAGGTAAATATGGACGTTCGAGAAAACTAAGCAAGATAACATGTTCCTTATATGCGAAAGAATCAGTTCTGCCCATTCTCTTAAAGTATTGTATCTGCCTTTTGCAATGTTTTATAAGTTCTTTCTTAAAAGCTTCGTCCATATCTTAGCCCTCCACATCTTTAGTTGTACCTAACAATGATTCGTTACCCTCGTAAGGAATGCACTGCTTAAAAGCAAAATCTGTCATGTGATGAAGATTCATTATATGGTATGGATTATTCCAAGACTTCTCGAATTTCTCGAAGAACCCTGCCAACCATTTATCTGCATCCGAATTTCTAACCAGCACCTTATCAAAAGGCTTTGGAGTCCACAATGACTTCAAGACCACAATCATTTTCTTCTCAGCATCCCAAGCCTTGCCTTCATTTGCAAGAGCTTTGAAGAGTTGTTGTCTCTCTTCTTCTGTTGCAAAGCGAAGTCTATCTGGGGCAGCGTCATCAAATGCTGATATATCATAGTCGATAGCTCCATCATAACTACCATTAATTACTAACCTAGCATAATAACGTCTTGAATCACAATTAGTGTTTAAAATATGAATCGAAGGATAATGATAAGCATCACTTTCTGCATAGATTATATCCCCATCCTTGAACTCTGGCTGAACCTTCTCAATCTCGAAGGTTTCACGATTGAGCTTACCACCCAATCTTTCCTCGATGGTGTTGATGTAGGTCTGAGCAGATTCTTTGTTATCTTCAATATGATAATCTTGTACATTCTGCATTTTCAAACAAGATACATGTCTCTTTTTACTTACACTAATCCAGTGTTTACCTTCAAATGTAGTATAATCACTTTTTGAGAAACCCTTAAAGATTATATGTGTGTCGCTATCATTGCTAACCAGAACATCGCCCTTCTTCCAAGAGAACTTGCGCCAATCACGCATTTCCTTAGATGGAAGAAGAATCTGTAAGCCATCATTGCATCCTCTTACTGTACCAAATCCGGAATAACCACGATGGCATGTTGTATTATTATCAGTCTCATTTGTACACCAAACGACTGTTTCTGTATCTGTAGTACTGATAGTATCTAACTCCACGTCTATATTATACAACCAGTCATACAGCTTTGTTCCTTGCGGCTTATCCTTAAGGATTTCCTCTATATTAATCTTTGTTTCCATATCAGACTTTTTTATATTCATTTATTCTTCGCTAAAATATTTTTTAATAAACGCTCTTTCGGTAAGCCATTTTCCAAACCCCACTCTAAAGTAACGCTTTGGTTTGCCTTTCGCAAATCCATATTCGTCACGAGGTGTATTAACACTCATGTGCATCTTTGGAACATGGTTCACCGACACGTATGCGGTTATATATTCATCCGAGAATGACCAATGCTGAACTTCACGGAACTTTACACTCTTAAAGAACATTTCTTTCATAAGCCTTAGTCCTTATAGATTGCATCAAGAATACTTCTGAAATTCGGATTATCAATAACGGCTTGGGCATCTTCTTTGTTCTTGAAGTAAATAGCACCTTCGTTATAATTACCACTAGAAGTTATACCATATTCGCTGGTTCGCATGATATTATGCTTATATTCTTTAGACTTCCAATCCGGTTTCCAATCTCCATTATAGTACTTAGCTATGGTCATTAACCTAGCTAATGCGATTATCTTTCCTGCAATCAAACCAGGAACTTTCATGTCAACGGGACAAACACCTTCCTCAGCTAAAGCAGATAAGACATCCGCATAGCAGATTACCTTTTTTCTAAGCATAATAATGCCAGCTTTCAAGTCACTTTTTTCAACGTCCACTTCCATTCCTTCAGGAATATCAAGGACTAATTTGTTATCTTTAATTTCCATATCTCTTTTTCATTTTAGAAGTTTTTATATTCAAAATCTACACCGAGAATTTTACGATTAAGCATTGCTACATCCATATCTCATTAATTTTAAAACACTACGTCGAAGGTCTCTCGGTTTGAACGGATTCTTCTTCAATATTTTATTTCGCATCTTGCGGATTTCCCACTTCTGTGTAAGACGCATAGCCTTTAACAAACGATGGTCTCCGGCTAGTTTTCCTGCATCCGTTTTGCCACAATAATAGCCTTGTCTATAAGCCCAATATCGGGTTTTATAGACTTGCTTCATTATCTTCTTAGCTTGTCTTATCTTCATATACTAATTATTTTTATAAATTTCACATGTCCCCTCATAAATAGTGTTATTACTATAAATGTCATTATATTGCGAAATGGAAACCAATCCATTTGCCTTCATTCCCTTAAGAATTTCATCGTACACACTTTCTATTGCTCTTCTCTTCAATTGTACCATGCTAGATTTATCACGACCATAGTACTCCATTTCAAAACGTGATATTGCAACCCTTGAATGAAGCTTAACGATTTGTGGCTCTATGTATCTAACTTCTATATTTGGTTTGATGCCTAGTTTTTCAGCTAGCCATTGTTTCCATTTTGGCTTTACATCTTCTCCATCTAAACAGACAAAGAAGATATAGACAATGCTTACACAAATATACAAAATTGCTATATTCATAAGCTACTTATTTTTATCGAATTTATTGCCAACAACGACCATATTTTTTGAAGGGAAATGGCACAAGAAGAAACCTTTTTCAAAGCAGAATGCTATTGATTCGTTGTCCCAAACAATAGCACCTCGCCTCTCAGCATTGTTGTCTTTGTATATAACTATATCGCCTTCATAGATAGGTGTTCCGTTCTTGTCTTTCAGCCCTGTAAACTGGCAGATGGTAGAATGGTCAATACCAATAACACTATAATCGCTCATACTACTAAAATTATCTACTATGTAAGCTCTTTCTTTTATCCCAGCAGTACTTCTGATTAGGCTACCATAAACCAATTCTCCGTTGTCAAGACGTTTAGCCTTGAACTTTATGTTTTCTATTTTCATAAGCTATTTATGTAAAATTGTCACTCTTCTATTTTTGTTCACTTTTAATATAGCCTCCTTGGCTTTATCAACCGAAGGAAACAAATACTCTGGACAAAGGTTATATGCGCCATAATCCCAATAATGGATAAGCCCAAAGAGCAATGAATGTCTTTTATCTACACGATAAGCAAGGATTTGCTCATTCCAAGAATCGTAATGTATGCCTCTAACAGCCTTGCTTTTACGATACATATCTACTATTCTATAGGTTGCCATAACTATTTTTCTTTAAACTCTCTTTAATTCTATTCTCGTGACAGTGAATCATACGTTTATAAAATTCTATCATCTTTTTATTAACGAAAACAGTATCATATTCACCTATATAGTAATCTCCATTTAAGAGTTCGCTGACGTGTATTCGTACAACGTCTTGCGTCCAGTTATCTATAAAAAGATAATAGGTTTCACGATTAGGGTGTACCATAAGGTACTCGTAGAAGTGGAAATTATCATTTTTAATGAATGTCACTCCGCAACCTTTTGTTAACTGACTTATGTCTTTTAATACTTCCATATCTATTTCTCCTTTGCTTTAACGTTATACACTCCATCAATGACCTCTACTTCATAACAATCGGGACAATAGTGTTTGCTATCTATCATTTCCCAATCAGAGTAGTCACCAATATCAACTTCTTTGTTACTGAATAGTGCAGAGCAAGTATCTGTACCACCAAACACTTCTCCGCATCTATCGCAAACAATCTGATACATTGTAATCGGTCTATACATAAGCTATTCTTCTTTACATGGCATATCTATTCCTCCAATTTTGGTCTCCAGTATTTTTGCCCGCAGTACTCTTCCCCACATAGCTGTCTACTGTGCTGATACTGACAATTAGAACAACTTCGCTCGCTTGGATTCCACAGCATGAAAGAAATTGCATTATGAAAACCTTGGTCATATATCGCTTGTTCAAATGCGTCAAAATCTTCCTTATAATCTCCTTCTTCTTTTGCTTGTTGAATTATTTCATTTATTTTTTCATTAATTTCCATAACTATTCCTCCACTTTTACGCCGAATGGAGCCCCATCATCAAAGGTACATGAATCCATTCTGTATTTAAAATCACAGCAAAAATTTGAATCTGGACTTGAACTAATTGAATTAATTCCATCAGAGATAGAAGAGATTTGAATCCGATGTCCATCTTTTTTATCCTTCAAAATTGAAAACGGCTTATGCTTACGCATTTCAGTCCAGCACTCTATAGCATCCTTGAAAGGACGGTACTCTGACTCTGGTTCTAGATTTGGCTTAATGCGATACTCTTTATTGCCATTAAACTCTATAACCTTTATTTCTGCCCATTCATTCGGAACGTTCTCATCTTCTATGGCACTTGGTTTGGTTCTACACTCTATTACCTTTCCTTCAGCATAAGCTTGCAGAATAGGATAAAATTCTTTAGCTTGATTTCTGTCCATAATTTAGTTCTCCATTATAATTCTTCATACATTTTTTGATGTCGTTCTAAACTCTTTGTAAGTCTCTCAATAGCCATATCTTTCAATTCTTTGAAAGATATAAACATAGCAATAGATGTTTTTACATATCCATTATATCCTAATCCGTTAGACAATGTGATAGTTTCTTCTGTTGCATCTACTGCTTCCTTCCAATACTTAAGAGTCTTCTTGTCTTTTTCAATTAAACTTCTTAAGTTTGTAGCTTTGTTATAAATTTCTTCTGTCATATCAATCCTCCAACTCTATGTTATTTTCTGCTGCGTAGTCATCTTCTGCCTCTTCGCAAAACAGACCTTCGCAAAGTGATTCTGGGTATGCTCTGCTAGTATAGAACTCACGGTGGCATAACTCACAGATGTCATTTCCATAATTATTTCTTAACTCTTCTCTAGTCATTACTCGTTCTCCTTTCTAACCAAATAGTCATACATAGGCTTGCAATTACTAAGATATTTCTTACGTATCTTTTCAGCCTCCTCCTCTGTGTCACAAGTTGCAACAACTCCATCGGGATATGTATCCCAATATCTAACTACTTTAAATTTTGTCATAATCAATCCTCCAATTCTTTTAAAATTAGTTTTACTTGTTCATATATAGGCGCATCCCAACCTTCATCTAACGCTTTGCCATCAGAAGAAGTATGATACCTATTGACGTAATCAAAGATTGCGTTGCAAAAGAAATCATCACTTGTACCCTCGCTAGATTCTTCATCACAGAAACCTTCATAGCTTAGAAGGTCTACACATTCCTTGTGCATACAGGTTGCAGACCTGTATTCTGGTACAAACTGACGAATATATTTATGTCCTACTTCTATTTCACAACCACACATATAACATTTGTGAGGTTTGCGTGCTTTACGCTCTGAGTTCATAAAATCCATAATTATTCATCTTTTGGGTCAACGAATGGTAGCCAGTATTCTACATCAGGAATATTCCATCCGTTGTAGTCTTTGGCTATCTTTTTATCTACTATATGTCCGAAACATATTTCACCATCTGTAGTGAGTACTACAGCTTCTTTATCTACTGGTGGAAGTCTATCCTTGACAGAAACCCATACGGGAGACACTTGCTTTGGTCTTCTTCCTTGTATGTTAGCAACCATTTTGGCAAGTGCATCTTCTTGGTCTGTATCATACATAACCTTAAACATTTCTGTTATAAGGCTTATATGAGATTCATCAGGTACTCTATCACGGAATGTTTCAATCATGAAATCATATAATTCTTTATTAGACAGCTTGCATATCAAGCTATCCAAGTTTATTGTTACATATATGCTCATTGTTTATTCTCCTTTTTCCTGTTTCTTTCTATATGCTTTAGTTGCGTAATACTTATATTACCATATCGCTGATACATACTTTTGAGATAGGCAATATAGCTACCTAATGTTATTTTGCCTGCATCCATATTCTCTTCTTTTTACCCTCTCCCTGATGTTGTTAAAATAATAACGGATTGGAGTCTTTATGAGCCTTTCACTCATTAACGTTCTTCAATGTGTACTAAATGCTTGATGCCTTTTCCACATAAGAGTGCTCTGAGGTGAATTGTCAAGCGGTAATTGATATTTTACGGCTACACCTGATGCCAACCAATCTAATTCGAGCACGACTTTTTCATTATTATCTTAACTTCACCAAGGAGAGGGTGGTTAGTTACTCTGTTATCAATACATCAAAATCTTCAAATTCACAATTCTGTTCTACAATATCTTCTTTAATAGCATTTTTGATACTATAAAGATATTCTTCCGCCTTGTCTAATTCTTCACCTCTCAGAATTACTTTAAAAGAAATTTCTTCCATATTACTTATATTTATATCCCAAAAGGAATGGTTAGTTACTAAAGTTCATCAAACTCTTTCTGAAATCTCTGTTTTGTTTCATTCAGAAGCTTCTTGAATTTAGTTTCAAATTCCTTATCACGCTGTGATAGTCCCAAAATGGCATCAGCAAGTTTACTATTTATAACTGAACCCATATTTAAGAGGTTATCTACTTTAGGAATCAAACTTTTTGCTAAGATATTTGCTCTTTCTAATTTATCAATATCCATATTACTACTTTTTATATCCTTTGCAGGATGATTAATCAATCTTCTTGATACTATCAATTTCCATACTCCATAGTACAAACTCTCTACTGGAGCGAGTGCCATCTTTCTTAGCAGGGTTGATTCTTACATCAATCTCGCCAGTATAACCTTTATAACCTCGCTCTGGAACAATGCTTGCAATCCAACAAACATCACATCTAGAACAGCTAACTTTGTCACCAACCTTGTATGGAAGACTTTCTATGTACTCCTTCACATCAGAACAAATCTGATTGTTAGCATCATTAATGATACTTTGTTGCTTTGCAACCTTTGCTTTTAATTCTTCTTTTGTCATATCTTTAAAAGTTATGCCCGAAGGCGTTAAACAATCAAATATATCAAACCCAAAAATGCTACCACTAAAGCGGCTACACTTAAAATAAAAACAAAGATACTTATAGGAACATACCATACACTTTCAGTTCTATCCATTCCAAATTGTACCGTAATATCCAAAATCATTGTTAATGTTAATAATAATATAGCCATACCTACACCTCCATTTCTGAGTTAAGCCCTAGACCGAAGAGAAGGTGTTGTAAATCTGACACATATTTTAGATTTCTAACAAACAGGCAATCATGAGAAGCCTGTATTCTTGTCTTTCCAAAAGTCACATTAAAATACGATAACGGGAAGTCCTTCTTTCCATAAGCCTCTGCCGGCATTTCATCCAAACAATGGCGATGCGTATCTTTTACCCATCCGTTCTTCTCTAGAATCTCTAGAGTAAGAGGAATGCCTGATAATTCAGCTTGATTTACAGAATGTCTTACATAAGATAATTCATAATTATTTAGTCCAAGTGTATCTATGATTGTATGTATTCTGTTTTTATACATTACAATGTCATCTTTAATATATTTCTGCGCCATACGCTTTACTTTTTACGATGATTATACTTATCCTCATCTTCATCATAAGGACACTTAAACATTAAAGGACAAATTCCACAAGGTGTTATTTGTCTTTCCTTACATCTACTTCTTGATTCGTAACTCATACGCTTACTCCTTTACCAATTTAAAGATTACATTCTCTCCATCTGAGCGATACTTACCCAAACATTCGATTTTTTTTTCATTAGCACAGTGATAATATTCATCATAAAATAAACATTCCTCGCATGTACCACATCTAACAGCTTTAATAGTGACGACACATTTGGTCTTTTCTCCAACTTTAAGCTCTTTCATACGCCTAGTCTTTTATATATTCATTTACTTCACACAGAACCTTTGTTAGCAGGTTCTTTAGAATCTTCAATTCGTCATTTGAATATGTTGCTATTGGATATCCATCAAGGGTAGTATCACCAAAGAAACTACGACTTATCTTTAATGAGTGCTTATTCTTTTTCATTGTTCACCTCCTTTCTTTTTGGGAATATACTCATCAAGTTTCTCTTCAAACTCGTAGCAGTCTGGACAGTAGTGTTTATCACCTATCTCCGCCCATTCGCTTTCCATTGCTTGCTCTCTAGCGGTACAGATGTCTACCCAGCAGTCTATGCCATCGTCCACACCATAAGTCTTTCCACATCTGTCACAAACGACAGAGTACATTGTTACTTCCTTAATCATGATTGCCTCCTTCTATAATTAAACCAAACAATTCATCTGCGTATATCCAACCATCCAAATCGTATGCCTTAACTTCTAATTCCCACATTTCTTGATATGTGTTACAATCGGTCTTGGACATCATATCGTATAGGTTGTAAAGATTTCTATAACAGCAGTCTATAGAGTATGCAAGAACTCTTCCTCTGCCAATTTGAGGAACTTCGCTAGCAGGGTGACACAAGCTCTTCTGGAATTCATTGATAGCCCACTTAACACCATCCTTAAACAACTCTGCGCCAAACTCTTGGCAGAAATGATGCTGGCCATCAACCTCTGTGTCTTCATTATAAGACATTATAGGCAAGTCTTGCTCATACAAGTCTGCTGCTCCTTGTGCAGCTTCTTCTATTTTCTTATTGTCTAAAACCATTTTATTAAGCTTCATAACCATTATTACGTAGTTCATCAATTAAAATCTTGACATCTTCTATGGATTCTCTTGCGAGAGTTCGTAGATGAGTTCTGCGAACAGCATCAGGGCAAGCGCATCTATTATAATGCTCGTAATCTTCCCCTCGTTGTTTTACTTTATCTCTAAACAACTCTGCTGATTTTTCATACAAAAATTCTAATTCTATTTCAGATAATTTCATAATCAAACCTCCTTTTTAAATTTGGACTAACACTACAAACCTTTATTTCTATTATCGAAAACACGCTCAGCAAACATCTTCTTAAGTTCTTTCATACGCCTAATCTTTTATGTCTTTAATATAGCACCACTTTGTGATGTTGTTTCTCTTTACATAATCTTTCCAATAAACAAAAGAGTAAAGATAATCAGCTTCGTACTTAAGACATCCATCGTCTCCATCATACCATTCTGTAAGAATCCATTCTTCGTAGTTTGGAGCTTCTTTTGCAGAGTACCATTTTGTCATTATTCACCTCCTTCCTTTGGAAGTAAATCATCTTTATAAGCCCATTTCCAAACGCTATAAAAACAAACAAAATCCCTCCAACCCTCTTCGTAGTCTTCTTTAATGTATTGTTTGTTATGAATGTCTCTATCGCAATCTTCGTATACAATTTTAGAGTCATTTCTAGGCTCTTCATTGTATGGATGCCATAAATCCTTCAGGAACTCTTCCTTAGTTAATCTCTTTTCCATTTTTCAGTCTCCTTCACATAAAGTTTCGTTAACCTCGTCATTGTATGTGTGAGTAACCGGATTGTACTCAGAATGGGTTGCATCTACCCTACCTTTCCGGTTAGTGAAATAGATAGCATTTCCTTGGTCATAGAACCTGTACACTGTTATACTATCAACAACAAACAATTTCTCGACATTGAATTTGTCAACAGAATCCGAGATTTGGACTCTTGTACCCTTACCTTTGCAACCTACCAAAATGGCGGCAACGGCTATTATCATAATTACCTTTTTCATATCAACTTCTTTTCTTCTTGAAGAATACGTCATTCATCGTACCCTAATATACTAAAGAACTCATCCATTTTTGAATTTAGATTGTTTGCCATTAACATATATGCCGGAACGGAGCGACCGATATTGCACTCTAACTTCAATGCATGTATCATTACCGAAGCTTGATGGCTTGAAATCTTAACCCTATCCAATCTAGAAAGTATTTCGCTCTGCGAATCTGCATTACGAAACACTTTCTTGATAAGTCTTTCTATGTACTTACGCTGCTTGTCCGTCATTGCTCTTATTGTGCTCAAGAGACTCAACCAAAGCCTTCAGACCATTGAAAGTAGCATCCACCAACTCCTTGCTATCGGAAGCATCAAAATACCAATTTCCAATAATCTTGCTATTATTTTCAGCAAACATCGTAATACTCGTATGAGTATTTGAAGACGACATCTGGATAGACTCCTTTGTTCTACCCATGAGGCTGGCAATCTTTGCCAACACCTCTACATAAACATTATTCTTTTCCACTTTCTTCTTACAGTTTTTAAGGTGTGTCTCACCTTTTAAATTAGTAACCTTTGTTTCTTAACTACGATGCAAAGATACGAATAAATCCCGAAATATGCAAGTTATTTAATGTATTTCTTATAACCTTTAACACTCTATAATAATATAAACGAATAATTTGCTGACGTTAACAAAAAAAAACCACCACTACATTATTATATATAGTGATGGGGCAAACATTTAAAACAAAATAGCATTATGGATTTCTACGATTACTATCAAACTAAATCGTCCACATAAGCCCATTTATAGATAGCATTTGACTTCGTAAACTTCTTCCACCATTCCTCTCCTAAGAAATTCAGATGCTTGAAACGCTTGCGAACCTTGGTCAAACCGACAATGCGTCTGTTGTGCTCCGGCAATTCTTCAACCGAATGCCAAGCATCTTCCTTTTGATATTTTATTCCCAACTCCAAGGCTTGCTTGGCTATCTGCCTTGCACCTTGACTAAAGTCTATCTTATCAATCAACATTTCTAAGTCCATAATCAAATAACTTTTATGTTAACTTTGTCTTCAAAAAAAGCTTCTAGCACTTCCTTGGCTTTTGCATCTGCTTCATCCAAGTCTTTGCATTTGACTACTTGAACACCATAACCTATAGGGTTACGCAATTCATAAATACCATCAGCCTTTACCAAGCGAAGGAAAATATCTCCACCTTTGAAGCGGTACGAATATCCTCCTGTTGCCTCGTTCCATTGTCTAACTATGTTCCTCACTGCCATAATATCTTTGCACTTTTTCCAATGTAGCACTAGCACCCTCAATGTAGGCTGCGATAATGACATTTCTATATAGCTCACTATTTTCCTTATCAATTTCTACCAAGCCTTCTGTTGATTTCAAAGGCTCAATTGTAAATTTATAAGCCTCCTCTACTATCCAGCTAGGAACACCATTTGAAATCAAATTCTTACAATATTCATTCATAATTTAACCTTTTAAAATTAGTGGATGACAAGGGATTTAAACCCTTGTTGATGTCAACACCTCCCCAGTGACCTGGTACACGGAATATTTAATCAGAAAATCCGCTCCAAGTTTGCGAGGGTCGCATTGCTTTCAGTTGCCAATGCCACTCATCCGTTTGTCAGCGACAGATGCGAATTTGAAGACTTTGCACCATTTCCAACCTTGCCCAAGGGTTTCTGCCGCTGACTAATAGGCATTTGCCAATGATTGCCGACAAATTTCAAGTGTTCACATCTTACGATGCGGTATTAACTATCTCCCTGCCCAAGGGAACAACCATTAGCGATAGGCTATTGTAGTTATGAAACTTCCAAATAAAGCCGTGCGACTCCTAAGTTTACAATCCCGCCCCCACGCAAGGCATCACACGGCTTTGACACGTGGGTATTTGTAGATTATGGAATCCTACCTCGTCTTCCTTATATCATACCGCTGCCATCCTGCTGCCCAATCTACCGGAGCTGCATTGCAGCAGAGAAACGATGTATTCACACTATACAAAGCAGCTCTGAACCCATCCAGTTCTTCTGCTGTGAACGGACAATCCTTGTTTACTCGCCTTGTCATAGTTTCACTACATTATAACCAAGACGACTTGCAAGGTCGAGGAACACATTAAAGTCTTCCTGCGAAAGTTCCGTTCCTGATACTACACCATTTTCCAAAGTGAAGTAACGCTTTGTGTTGTAAAGCGTATCTTCTAAGCAACAAGTTTCTTTCATACCGATTTTAATCTATCGTAAATAACCTTTCAACTGGTCTCTTTGTGATATTCGGGTTAAGAGAGTTTGTTACTTCCTTTTCCCAAACACATCTGAACTCTTGCGGCATCTGGTACTCGCTGATAAATACCTTATGACCTCTTCTAGCCATTTCCATGCACCATATATAGAAGTTTTCGTAATCGAAATTCTTTGATACATCATACTTTTTCGTAGATTTGTAAGGTGGATCGCAATACACTATACTCCTATCCGGTATCACAAGTTCATCATAACTGCCGCTATAGAACTCAACACCTTTGAGAAGAGGCACATCACGCATTGTATTTTCTATCTGCTCCCTTATGTAATCTCTAGCCTTTCCGTTCTTGCCGACAACATTATGTCCGCTATAGCCACCATCAAAGAAACGGCCATTAAAGCTAGCCATAAACCCTATTAGTCCAACACCAGCTTCGGTAAAGAAATTATTCTTTCCGTGATAACAATCTCGTGCAAAGTCATACAACGTCTTACTAATATGGTTGAAGACAAATCCATCGTTCTGTAGATACTTCCACATTTCGATAAGGTACTTATTCTTGTCGTTGGCAATCCTGCGATACGTGTCCGGAACGTTCTCAATAACGCTACAGCCACCACAGAAAGCATCTACAAACGTATTATGCTCTTTGTCCAGCATAATCGGCAATATCTCATGCACGATTCTAGCCTTACTACCCATGTACTTCATCCTATCAACTTCTTAATCATTTTAACACCTCGCTTGCCAAACTTTCGCTCGACAACCGCATTGTAACTCACTTCATCAATGGAACACTCATCTGGATAACGTTCTTCAAGCCAATCCGTGAACTTCAGTAAGTTAAAGACCAACTCTTTTCTCGCTAAAAGAAACCGCATATCAATGAACTTTCCAAAGCTAACACCGAAGATTTTCTGAAATTCATTACCTATCGACAAGAACTCACTTGGTTCGATTTTCATCAGCTTGCTTTCTTAGATGTCACACTCTCCAATGGATAGTCACTCTTCATAAAGTCACTAATTCCTATGTATGTCCGCTGCAAATCCTTCTCGTCGCCCATCATGTCTTCCGTTGCGTTGATAGCCGCCTCATTCAATGTCTGTTCGTCAAAGACACCTTTTCTCACCTTGTCGAAATAAGAAAGTATTTCTTTCGTCATCAAATGGTCAGCCAGTCTCTCGAAATCCTTATCCATCACTAATGCCATGAAGTCATAAGAGTTTTCAAAGGCCAAGATAGGGGCAAAGTCCTTGAACGCTTGCATTAAGTTAACGTGCAACTCTTCAAACAGCTTACGGATGATATTCTCATAAGTGCCCAAACAAAGGTTGGTAAGATTATAAAGGATGATTGCATTCGCATAAACTCCCGATTTTTCACCAATTCCTAAGTTCTGCAACCTCACCGCAATCTTATCTCGCAACTTATACAAATCTCCACTTATCTTGTCATAGAACGTCATTGCGAATTCGTTATTGAAATCTGCATTAGGAACATAAGCGTCATAATACTTAACCGCCTTGCGAAGGTTCTTCTTGCAGTCCACCCACTTCTTCTTAACTTCAAACCTAACGCATTTCTTCTTCAGAATACTCTTTTCGATTTTCTGCATGAAGCACTCTGCCAACACCATTTCAACATAGACATATTGCTGAAGATAACCTCTAGTAACAATCATAACCTTGTTTACTTCGGTTTCGGTCATTCCATGCGGAACACTGATGATTATCTTCTTGCCACCTACGTTCAACAAGACTCTTCTGAAACAATTTACACTAGGCATGATGTTTTCTAACAGAATATTCAACAACCTTGTTATAGCACCCCGTTCTTACCAAATCCTCGACCTTATTCAATACGATAACCTCATGGGTATCATTCATATTGACTTGCGGACAACAAATCTGATAATAATACTTTGTCCTGATGGTAAAACCAAGCAACTTGATTTGTTCCTTGAATACCCGACCTGACACCACCTTATCAAGTTTCTTCTTGCCTTCGAAGAGATTCAAGCTCTCCTCTCTACGATAAACAATATCGGTCTTAACCGAAAAAATCTTTACGAACATAACTAGTCCTCCAAATTTCTAAGCGTTTCAAGACTCTCATCATTATCAACATCATAGCCGATATGATATTCGTTGCCTATTCTAGCACCAACATATACCTCTTTTGCATCCAAGATATAGCGGAACATCTGTTCACGAACATTTATCTGCTCTTCATTCAATCCAAGTACATCAAAGCACTCTTCCTGCAATGACTTATATGGTTTCGTTCCCATAAACGCAACATAAGCCAGCTTGCCGTCTTGATGTAATGGCATCCATTTCTCCCACCAATGATTGCGGTACTCCAAAATACCTCTTTCTACTCCATCGGTACAAACATGTTTAACTATTCGTAATTTCATTATCTACCTTTTTTAAAACAACTTTAACTGTCTTCCCATCACACTTGAACACACGAGTCTTAATTTTATATGTAAGATTGTTTATTACGACCTTATCTCCAACACAAGGCATGAAATGGAAGTCGTAATTTTTCCAAATGATATTCCCTTCAAAGTAAAATTCTACCAATTTTCCTCTTCTTTTAAAGCTTCAAACTTATCCTTCATAATAGAATTGGTCTCTGTCCAAAAAACTATAATAATATTTTTGACATCAACCCCTTCTTCTTGTGCAATATCCTTTGTGGTCTTAACAAAATCAAAATATCCATCATCTGATTCCGATATTCCGGCGGAATACCTCATACGTCCATCCTTGATGAATCTTGCGGAAAAATAAAAGTATCTTTTCATCGCAGTAACTCCCTAGTAAATTCGTTACGCATCGGCTCAACGATGCTTGTGTACAAACTCTGCTTGCCTTCAGGAATATCATCCTGTGTAATTGAGAACATTAACAAATAGGACACCGGAATCCCCAACACCTTGCATATTGCATCTATCTTACTCTTACGTGGAAACGTTCTTCCGGTCTCCATAAACAACATATTCGTCTCACTACAACCGATAGCCATAGCCAGTTGTCGTTGGGTCAAGCCCTTGCTTACCCTAATTGTCTTAATCGCCTTACCTAAATCCATTAAAACCTCCTATTTATATATTTCAAATCTATTCTTTATTGCTATTATAGCATCCTTGACTCCATCTTTGTATCCAACAGAATACAAGGTACAATCCTCTTCGCTCGGTTTCCCAGACTTGGGCTTAAGAAATTCTTCTATCTCACGGAAAACATGCTCCAAGAGTCTAAGGAACATCGCATTCTTCGTGATAGTTGGTCGTAGGGTATCTTTAACCCAATCCCAACCATCACCATAACCTAATGTGAAATTTGAATTGCCACAATATTTCACTTTTGGTTCTTCAAGCCATTGTTTTAAAATTTCTTTCTTTGTCATTATCACCAGTTTTTATGGTGTGTCTCACCTTTTCAAATTAGTAATCTTTGTCTCTTAATTACAGTGCAAAGATACAAACTAATATCGAAATATGCAAATTATTTAATGTGTTTATGTACACGTTTAAAGTATTTTAATCTTTAAACATTAATACAACCATTCATTTAGTAGATTTTTGCATTTTATGCGTTCTAACAATTGAAAGTTTTTGTAACCATATTAATCAAAGTCAGTTTTTAACGTGTGGCTCACGCTTTATAATTTCTGCATCTTGCAGCGATTTCTGTCAGTCGCTTCCCTTGCACTTTCGTAGTGCTACCCTTCTTGCATTTCAAAACGTTTCCTGTACTTGTATTTTGTATTTCCAAGAAATGGACGCAACAAAAACAACTTCTAAAATTCTTATCCATTTGACATTTCCTTTTTAAGTTTCTTTCTTTGAGCCAAGAACATAACAACCTCCTCGAAATCTTCGGAATTCAGCAGCATCTGACCAACTTGCCACTCCATGGCTTTCTGCTTTGCATCCTCTATACCATTTGCTAAGAATGTGATTTTCTTGTCTTGGCTTCGATTCTCAACCGTTACTTCAAGTGTACCGAATTCAAGTTCGGTAGTCTTCATGCAGAGCCCCTCATCAAAGAGCCTTTGCAAATGATTATAAAGATTGCTCTTTTCCATTTTTCAGTCTTTCGTTTTCTTGTTTCAACAAGTCCTCAAACTCCTTGCGCTTTGCTCGCATATTCTCAAACCATTTACTTGGTGTTATAGGACATCCCATCAGCCAATGGTCGAAGTTTGGAACAGGTAAATTGAAGTCACTGGCTTCAATCGTATAGTCATACCATTTCAACAACTCTTCCTCTGGAGCCTCCTTGTCTATATCAGTTACAATAGTAGCCATATCGAAGGTAAAATCACCGCAATTGGCTATTCCTCCAACTTGGTCTCCTATCCAAAATGTCTCCGGATTATCTAATCCGTAAAACTCATGCTTCTCACAAAATGCCTTCAAATAAGCATTACAAGCATTCTCGTAATCTTTCTTTAACTTTTCTTTATCCATAATCATTAATCCTTAAACTGTTTCTTAACCTCGCAATTCTCCTCCTTTGGATGGGAGCACGTCACAACTTGCGCTCTTGGGCTATGCCTTACCTGCCATTTGCAAGTGTTACATCCCAAATCACCAACCTTATTAATGGCGTTGGTATATCTGCCTTTCTCTCCATAGGGGCAGTCGGTAACGAAATCCTTACGTCCCCAGATGTACTCCTCTATCTTGTATGAGATAGCATTTGCTTTCTCCTTTTTCTCTTTATTATTCAAAAACATCATATCATCAATATTTAAAATAAACATAGCTGTTGGCATACTTCCTTGCTTATTTGCAAGGAATTGTTGGGTGGCTAACGTGGCTGCGCCCTTGCGAGTGCTTGGGTGACTTACTACCACTCCCCAATTCGGCAATGCCCTGCCGAAGTATATTCTCAGCTGCGAAGAGGTCTCTAGGATGAACTGCACCACAACTAGGACAAGTCCAAATCCTATCACTCAATGACAGCTTATCATTCTTGTAACCACAGGTACAGAGACGGCTCGAAGGGAAGAAGCGGTCTATCTTATGAACCTGAACGCCATACTTCTTCGCTACGTGCTCCAACTTCACAACGAAATCGCCATGAGCCAAGTCAGACATCTTGCGTCCCCAACGCTTTATCATTCCCTCCAAGTTCAAATCCTCCAAGCAAATCAAGTCATAACGCTTGCACAACTCATGCGCCAACTTCCACTGAAAATCGGAACGCTTGTTCACGATGTTTCGATACAATCGCTCCAACTCCAGCTTCTTTCGTTTGCGGTTGTTGCTGCCCTTCTTGCACTTCGAGAAGTTGCGAGACCTGCGCCTAAGCTCCTGCAAGTCAGCTTTAAGGAACTGAGGATTATCAATCTCACGCCCATCGCTCAAAGTCAGGTACTTCTTCAATCCAAAGTCGATGCCAACGGATGCACCATCGTGTGACTTTCCGTAAGGTCTGGCTTCTTTATCTAAGCAAAGGATAATGAAGTACTCGCCCAACTTGTTGCGCTTAACTGACACCCTCTTGACCTTGCCATCGTAGGAACGGCTCAGAAAGAACTTGAAGGACTTCTTAATCTTGTTTATCGCCAACTCATTTCCACTAAGAGAATAACCACAATCAGTAAAAACAAATGAGCAAAACTCAGATGCCTTTTTGAATTTCGGTGGACGCTTCGCATCGTGTTTGAAGAAACGTTGGTAAGCTATATCCAAACGCTCTAAAATTTCTCTAATGGTATGACCGTTAAGCAATATTGGCTTATATCGCTTAGAGAAATGCTTAAACATCGTAAATTTTGGAATATACTTGTGGTACAGCTTATAGTACCTCATCTGCAAGGCAAGCGCATGATTCCAAACATAGCAAGCCTCTCGGAGCATCTTATCCAAATGCTTCGTCTTCTTTGTCCGATATAGCTTATACTTGTATGAAATCATATCCCTAAATTTTAAACAGTTTTTGAAAGGTGTGTCTCACCGAAATCCACTTGCAAAGATACGAAAATTTCTTCATATATGCAAGGGAATTGGCAAGAACTTTCACCGAAAAATTATACCTTGTTTCTTTACGCTACCATTGATAGCATTTCTTTAGGTTGCATCTGAATCCATTGACAAGCATCCTTGCGGAAAAAGATGTCAGAATCGAACCGCTTGCAATCCACGATAATATGGCTACCCTTATAAACATATGCTAAAATATATATAATTGTCCGTCATCGGAAACGTCGAACTCTTTGCTATTAAACCAAAGTTCCTCTAATATCCTTTCCATGCAAGCTACGACAATCGAATTTCCAGCTGCCTTTTGAAGACTTGACTTCGACACTCCACTTTCAAGCATCTTGTCTATGTATTCTTCGTCAACGTTCATTAAGCGGAAGAGTTCTCTCGGAGTCAAACGCCTAATGCGCAACCTTGTCTCTCCAAGCACAACCAAGGAGTCCTTGCTCGCAGATGTAATGGTATTGGCTATATTCTTTCCAAGCTCGACCTTTGGACTATGCATTTCGCCTTTTATCCACTTCCCCTCAGAACGAGTTCTTATAGCTGCACTCATAGGCTCTTTCCTTTCATTTGACACAAACTTCTCTTTACATAGCAGGGCATCGCTCAAAAAGTACTTCTCGTCCACATTTTCCTCCAAGACATCAACTAAGTGTTTCTCCAGCTTTATCTTTCTCGGAAAGTGATAATCGGTCTTTTCTCCATCATTTCGTATAGAGAGCATAAAGACACGCTTTCTGTTCTGAGGAACACCACAATCGGCTGCATTTATCACCTTAGCATAGTTGACATATCCATAGGATTCCAACTCCTTACGCCACTTATTGAAGAACCCGATGAACTTTGTTTGAACCAAAGCCTCAACATTCTCCATCAAGAGGTATTTCGGTCTCGTGGTAATAATGGCGTTTCTTGTAAGCCAAAGGATAGAGGAACGGGTGTTACTCCCCTCCTCTATTCCTTTCTGCTTTCCGGCTTGCGAAATGGACTGGCAAGGTGTTGAATATGTCAGCAAGTCAAAGTCTTCAACCTTGCTCCAATCTATCTTTGTCATATCACCGAAATTCTTGCAGGATAGACTAGGAAAACAAGCATTATGCAAGGCTATTGCACTTGGCTCTATCTCCGACCAGCCGATGCACTCGTAATCGAAATCAGAATATTTCTTCTTCAACCGCTCTAAAGCCATCAGTTGAGAGTCATATCCGGCACAAAGTTCAAACGTCCGTATCCTCATTAAATATCATGTGTTTTACAAAAATCCTCTACAAAGCCATCACCCCAATCATCCTCATGCCATATCTTTGCAACTTCAAGCTGTCCCATTTCCTTTATAGCCAAAAGAACTTGCTTTATATCGTTTTCGTACTTAGGCAATGAATTCTCCATAATCGGGAATACATCCTTTATCTCTTCAAAAGACAACACAACATCAAACGAACCACCTTCACTTGGCGTTACTTCAAACAACTCTTCAGAAAGATTCTTTGAGGATTTCAACCACTTCAAGAATTGCTTTCTACTACGATACTCACAATATAAATTGCTAAAATTTACGTATAGCTTATCAAAACTTAACTCTTTCATAATAAATCAAATTTTTCTTTAATTATCTGTTTCAAACACAGTCTGCTTGCCTCGTCTCATAGCACGATACTTCTCAGGAGCCATTGGTAAGCCATTCTCTTTTAATGCTTTCTCATATGCACCAAAAGCCAAGCAATCCGCTTGCTCGTTCAAATCATCACCATTATGTCCCTTTACCCAAGTCAAAATAACAAGCTTATCCTTTGCACACTTACGATACAACTTGATTAAGTCTGTGTTCTTTATATCTGCGCCTATTTCCCAATCTGTATAGCGGAACATCTTTAATGCGTACTTGGAATCACTTCGAACCTCTATGACAGAACCTTTCGGGCAATAATTAACGGCTGATATTATCGCTAACATCTCCATTCTATTATTGGTAGTATGCAAGCAATGGTGTGTCTTGACCTTTTCAAGTTCACCTGTAGATGTATTCACAACAATATACGCAGAACCACCTGCCTTATGGGTGGAATAGTTATCGCAGCTGCCATCTGTATAGCAAATATAGTTTGGAAGAAGCCTTTTTCTTTCCACAACAGTTTCTTCTTTCTTAGGTTGAACCTTGCCATACTTTGCATTCTTGCCTGTTCGCAAAACGGAATTGTAAGCACCTGCCAATGTTCGCCAATCATCACAATAGTTTCCATCTTTCTGTCTCCATTCGTTTTTCCATAACAAGTCCCACAAATCTTCGATAAAGCCCTTTTCTATCCAATTTTTCTTTATACAGAAACCCGAAAAGACTCGGGAAGATGGTATCTTCGCATACAAATCCTTTGCCATTTCGTCAATAGCATAATCTTTTTTGTTTGCGGTACACCAATTGGGAATAACAATTATCACCTCCCTCTTGCCAAGCAGACGTTTGAATCTAGATATATTGCCAAAGTAGCGATTAGACTCTTCCGCAAAGTCAGCATTCTTCACTAAATTCGCAAAAGTTTTGTTTGAAACACGAATCGTAAACAAATCTATATCCTTACAAGTTTCCAACATTCTATTAACCAAGTCAAACATAGCCTCTATTTTGTCGGCTTGTTGCTCGTTGACCAGGAAGTTGTCACGAATGAATTTGTCACCATCATACAATCGACTACAAGCCAACACTCGATTTGCACCTTTCACACGATATGAACTCAGATAAACATCATAAGCTCTAACTTGATGTTCTGATTCCAAGTACTTTTCTTCTATCTTCTTCATAATCTCGTATATATAATAATAACACGTAATATGTCAAGGAACACGTTAGCCTCTTAAAGACTCCTATACTTATTCCAACTAACTACTAATATGAAAATGTCCAAAATAGAACTTATCCACCATAGAAGTCATCAGGTAGATTTCCTATTGTGCCATTTTCCTTTATTTGCATTCGATGTCCCTTCAATTTATAACCATAGATTCTGTGCTTGATAGCAACAGAAGTCTCTCGGTCTCCAAAAGAGTAAGAGCAAGGTATGATTAAATAGTGCAAGTTACCTACGTTAAACGTAAAGTTCCTACGACCAAACCTTTGCAATGTTCGTTCCATCTCTCCCTCGTTTCTATCATCTGCCATGTGCATTTCCGCATACGTGGACTTAATCTTACCTTTGCTGATAAGATTCTTCTTGATTCGGCATATAGAGCCATGTCCCATATTCACAACCTTTGCAAACGAGTTAGTAGTTAGTTGATGCCAAGCACAATTATTGTTTCCAACGTTAAAACAGTCTTGACGAGCACCACTAATAACCGATGTGTACAAAATATTGTTGACTATAGAATATAACTCCTTTAGCTTATAGTTCTTGCTAATAGGAATACGACAAACATAAGCCCCTTGGAAGCGACCGCCCTTTTTATTGGTCTTCTTTTCTTTATCACGGAACGTATTCACGATAAATCGCCCGTTACCAAGTTCTGTAAAGAGTCCATCCTCCTTGACATCCTTTAGCAATTTTCTTGCCTTTGGATAGCCTACACCGAGTTTTTTCTTTACATCCTTAATGGTTAAGTTAAATATTACAGAATTTCTGTGTTGCATCTTACACCAAATAGCAAAGCAAAGCGTCTCCTTGTGCGCCTTCACTTCTGATGATGACGCACCATAGGTATACTTCTTTACCAAGTCCATACGTATATGTAAATAATGCTTTCCCATAAATTCCTTATTTGTTTAACTTATTTGTGTTTCGCTTACTCCAACAATTATAGCCCATTACTTACTTAGAGCTATCTAAGAATGTTTCGACTCAAAAATAAGGATTCTAAAAAGAAATCCTTACCCTTCATTCGTCTGACCCCGAAATCTAGGTAAGGATTATCGTGATATGGCTTTCGCCACGGAAAATCTTATTGATTCTTGTAAGCGGGTCAGCACCAACAAAGCACGCTGCAAAGATACTAATTTATTTTCAATCCGCAAGTGGTTTAGTGTGTTTTATTTTATTTTCTGCGAATTTTTAACACACAATTCGATTTTAGTTACATATATAAAACTATAAACACATTAAACCACTTGCATTTTTAACATCTAGCACCCTAATGCATTTTCAAGATAAAAAAAAGAGCAACCACCATCACTGGCAGCTGCTCCATAAGTTGTTACCTTAAACCAATCTAAAACCTTAATAACTAAAAACCAACCTAATAAAATAACTTTTTCTTATATTTTACCGTGAGAAAGAAAATCATTGTAACCAGCATCAAGGAAACGACCCAAAAGGAAATCATACCGAATTTCCAATAGAACAAATCCCATCCCTCCAAGTCTTTCTCAATATATTCCTTTTTGGTCTGGGCGATACTCAATTCTCTGTTTAGGCTATCCCTCTGAGCCTTATATATACTCGCTCGCTCTGCTATCTCCTTATAATGAATAAGGCTATCACGAAACTTGGATAGTTCCTTGCTGTCCCTGTATCTAATCTCTATATGAGTAGAATCCTTACCTAGCACCTTACCACTCTCATCTACCCTTGTCTTGACATCATCCTTGATGTAAGTGGAGTCCTTAACATGCTTTTCGGTCTGCTCCCAATGATAAGATAGTAAGCTATCCCGAATGAGCTTAACCCTTTCATTGACGATTGAGTCCCAATGAGCATAAGTAGTAGTGTCTCGCACCACCTTTTCCACTTCTACATATCTTGTTGTCCGGCATCCGTACATCATCAGCATGATGAAGAAACCTACCAATATGGTAACGAGCCAACGCCACCAATCGAATCTGAGTTCCATATCTACCTCCTTTTTGAGTGCAAAGATAAACATTTATATTACTATATCCATACAAATTATAGACTTCGTTTTTGCAAAACAAGAAAAAGTGAAAAATAAGTCTTTTCTGTTAATGAACCTTACGAGACTACTCTTTTCAGTAAAATATTATTAATTGCAAGGAAAATCTTTGGTTTTTAGTTGCATCTTTCAATTATTCTTTGTATCTTTGCAATGTAATTAAGAAACAAGGTTAATAACCAATTAAGCCCTACGCACCACGGATAAGCGAATGTATATGAATACAGAAAATTTAATAGAATTAATAAATCGTGCTCGAAAAAAGCTAGAAAGAATAGATGACGAGAACTGTTATTCGCTATCAATGGATATTGATAAGCTTTTGGATTATGCACTAAAAGAATTAAAGGATGAGTAATACTTTATACGTTCTAAAGAACAAGAATATAGATAGAAGAACAAAAAATATTGTTCACCTATCTGACGGCTCTATAAAATATGATTTTAATAGGTATAATAGCTATATTGAAGCTATTTATGCAGATTATATAGATTGCCGAACGGACGAACAATTAAAAGAGTCTATTTCTCTTTGTTTTTCCGATAGCCTTGACCAAAAGGTTATGTTTAAGAAACTAAAATTACAATTTCTATCAGCCCTCGCCAACACGGATAAGGCATAAGATATGAAAAATATCTATGGAAAGACAGTATATCCAAAATACGAAATTGCTCTTAAACAGCACGTAAAAGGTAGCGTGGAAGACGATTACGAAAGTGTAGAGTTCGATGGAGCAGACAATTATAGAGAAGCTGTAAAAATGGCTAAGAAGTATTCGTTAGATATTGGCTCTGAAAACATGCGTTACAAAGAATCAACATCATTAGATGCGGGTCTTGCGCAAGTAACCATAATCTGTTACTATTCAGACGATATGTCTGACTATAAAGAGATGTGGCAAGAAGAATATATAAACGGAAAGAAAACAAAAAGATTTTAAGCCCTCGCTATCACGGTTAAAGCAACTTTATGGCTTATCTTAATAAAGAACAATACGAGTATCGCAAAAATAGTGCAGCCGAAAGAAATGCTCACAATGAAGAGATCGCCATCAGTAATGGTATGACAAAAGAACAAGCAGACATGATTACCAGATTATGCGGCTTGCGACATGAACTTCATACCAATATTGACAATTGCGCAGAATCTTCCGAAAACGGCATTCTAGCAAAGATTGATGAACTGAATGAAGAAATCAGATTGTCCGGATTAGATGGTGTGTCGTTTAGTGCGGATTGTGGAGAGGTCGCTATGATTGATGATATTGACGGACTTATGGAATATTCGGACGATATTCCCGAAGACCACGATAGTAAAGATTATGATACTTGGTATTGGGAGAACAAAAACCGCATCGTCAGCGAGCTTCTTCAAGCAAACAACGAGATTGAAATCTATTTGGGAGAGATTGATAAGGCGTATGGCACATCATTCTGCCCAACCGGAATGTCAAGGATTTATTAAAACAAGAATAAAAACTAGATATGAATAGTAATAAAACAAGTAAACGAGGCGGTGCAAGAGAAGGATCTGGACGAAAAGCACTAAATCATGTATATTTACACATTAGAATACCTAAAGATATAGCAGAAATTATAAAACAGAAAGCTAAAGAAGAGAATATAACAATAGGTTCTTGGATTGTTAGGAATTTAAAAGGTATATAAAATAGGGTGTATCATAAGATGCACCCTATATAGATTACCAAGTGATTATCTTTCCGGTATTACATACGAGCTTTCCGTATTGTATGTTCCCTACCCTACGAAGCCAACCATGCAAATTCACGCCCTGCCTTGGGTCATTGTTCACAATCGCATTGAGAAAAGCAATACGTGACACCTTCAGCTTATCGAACAAAGCCCATTGTCCTTGTTTGTATGAATTAATAGCAGCCAAGGTCATGTTACCCATAATGCCATCAGCTTTCGTTCCTACGATAGTCTGAATCTTTTGTACGGCTCTGCTTACTCCACTATTGTAAGCGAAGTCAACCAATAAGTTAGCCACTGACTGATTGTTGATTTGGTCTGCCTTACATGCATCCCAATAATATTTCTTGAATATGTGATGCCATTGTTCATCGGTTATCTTCTTCAAGTCCGATGCGGTCTTTCTAGCACCATAAACTTTACGGAACGTCTCTAGAGTCACGCCTTTCATCGTTGCGCCTCCCCTATCACTCTTTTTGTTAGAATATCCACCCTCGAATGAGAGGATGAATGGTTGTAAAATACTTGAGTCTGCCATAGTCTATTTGTCGTTTATGTTTTGATGTTCGCCACGTTCCCCTATCGTCTTGGTAATGCCAGCCGTGACGAACAAACTAGCTACACTACCAACAAATGCACTTAACCCCATCAAATCGGTCTTGATCGTCCCATAAGTCACCACTTCCCACACTAAGATGAAGCATACAACTAAGAGCATCAAGAAACCTATCAAGGTCACGGACACTAAGAAGAATGCCTTGCTTGAATGTCCGCTATTAACTTGTATGAGTAATTTCAGATACTTTATCATAACTTAATCCTCCCTATCACGATATATCGCATCTTCTTCCTTTTCAACCAACGATTCTAAGGATTCTCGCTTTCTTGGTGGAGTTCTAAGTTGGCATCCATCCTTGATGCATCTGTTCCATTGTGCCTCATGCAAGGCAAGCTTCAAATCGTTCTTCTCGTCCCTAAGATTGCGTATCGTAATTCTGTATTGGTTGATTTCCTCATACAATTCATCTACTTTACTATTAAGATTAACGACCGACTCGTTGGAACGTTCATAGAGAGCCTTCCACTCATCGGCATATGATGAAATAGTCTTATTCTCTTCCTGTGATGCGAGTGCCGCCTCCTTTCGTTTTCTACTATTATAGTACAGCAACGTAGAGATAACTCCCGATGCGCAAAGAAGATTAATTCCTGTCTGTATCAATTGAATAGTTTCCGCTGTCATTTTCTCGTGTTTTTGTTGCAAAGATAGTAATTTATATATAATAATGTGTAAACAGCCTAACCGGATAACCGCACAATTAATTTTTGTGCAAATAATTAAATATTTCCTTAAACTAAGTTATTACACATTAAAATATTTGCTTTTTCAACAAAATCTAATTACCTTTGCAAAAAAACAGGTGAGACACACCACAAAAACTGAATAAAAATGAAAGTTATAGAACAAGACACAATAAACTTTATTAAGGCGCACATAAATGAACGACCAAGATACAAGTTGGCACAAAGAATGGGTGTCAGCGTGAAATTCTTGTATAAGATTCTACATGATTGCAATTGTAAAATCGAACATAAAACACCTGTTCCGCAACCCAACAAGAAGCGTGACGAGCAAATCACAATGCTTTATCCTGACCATTCGGTCAGAGAGATTGCCGAGATTGTAGGGTGTCATCCATCTACAGTAGGAAAGGCGGCAAAAAGACTAAAGCTTACTCATTCAGAAGAAACTATCGAAAGACTTAAAAAGAATAGTTTGGCTAACTTAAAAAAAGCATATGATAAAGCAACTATTGGCAAAAGGGTGAAAAGCTGGCAAAGAACTATGCAGATGGAGAAATTCCGAGTTATATCTTGTATTCCGCAGCAGACGAAATTCAAATTTTCAGAAATGCCGATAAAATCATATCATGCCAAGTACCATCTTATAAATAAGTATGGGTATTTTGCGTTTGAAGGTGAACCATACATCTTAGGTTATGACCGGAATACTCGCAGAATGGATGAAGAATTCTACAAGAACAAATACGGATTTTCTTTTGAGGAGGACGAAGAATGCCAAGAAGATTAACACAAGAACAGATGGACTATATCAAAGTCCACATCAATGACTACCCACGAAAGGAAGTAGCCAAGGCTGCTGGTGTAACCTTACATACATTATACAAGTATATCACTATTTTAGGTGGTACGAAAATAGACAATAAATTGAACAATGAGACTATCAGCAAAATCTCCGACATGTACAAAACGATGACAGCGAGAGAAATCTCAGAAGTAACGAATATTCCTCAGTCTACAATATTAGGACAAATCAGTAAGCTTGGCTTGAAACACGATGTAGAAACGATAAATAGGATTCGTAAAGAGCGAAACAAGTCTCTAAGAAACTATTGGACTAAAGAAAGATATGCAAGTAAAGGAAGAAAACTTCACATGCAATACAAAATGGATGAACTTAGAGTTATGTCGGGCAAACCACAAGAGACAAAGTTAAGAATAAGAAAGCTCTCCCCAAAGGCTTTGAATGCAAAGATGTATTTGCGAAAGTCTTATAACTATTTCTACTCTAAGGGTGAGCCGTTTATTCTCTGCTATGACTCCGAGACAAAAAGACACCCTAAAGAGGAATACTATACTGAAAAGTTTGGTTTCAAATTTGTGTGTGCTTAATTTCCGTTTGCAGTTCCGTTTGCATTTATCGTTTTCTGCAAACGGAATTTGCAAACAAGCCTTTGTTTTTCATGCATTCGAAAGTATGATATTACCTCCTATCACCTTAACTACTTGATTATTAGCGATTAAAAGAAAGTTTGATAGAGTTATTTAATCTTATCCTTATTATTCGTAACTTTGCAGCCGTAACGTTACATAGAGTTAGTTTAATTAAGGTTTAACACAAAAAGATTATTCTTATGGAGACATCAAAAACTTATGTTTTTAATCCAGAGGGTTCAGGTAACAATGGAGGAATGATGAGCTTGATAGCTCCTTTGCTCCAACAGAGAGGCGTTGATCCAAACGTTCTTCTTGCGATGAAGGGTAATAACGGATTCGGCAATGGCGATGGTTCTTGGTTCATTTGGCTGCTCTTTATCCTTTGCTTCTGTGGTTGGGGCGGTAATGGTTTCGGCTTTGGTGGTCGTGGCAATGGCGCAGGTCTTGCTAACGAAATCAACAATGACTATGGTCGTTCCTTGCTTATGGATGCAATCGGTGGCAATCGTAATGCACTCAGTAATCTCGCTACTCAGCTCAATTGTACTGAAGGACAGATTCAGCAAGCTATCTCTGCCTTGACAACCCAAGTCCAGAACGTGGGCAACCAAGTAGGCATGAGCGGAATGCAAACCATCAACGCTCTTCAGCAAGGTAATATGCAGATTGCATCACAACTCGCTGATTGCTGCTGCCGTGTAAATAACAATATTACGGCTATGGACGGAAACGTCAAGTTGGCTATGTGTCAGCAGACTGGCACTTTGCAGAATGCCATCAACAATGTAGCCGTAGGTCAGGAACGAGGCTTTTCTAGTGTTGCTTTCGAAACCAAGGGTCAGACATGCGACATCTTGAATGCTATCAAGGATAGCACTCAGACTGTAGTTAATGGTCAACGCCAAGCAGAACTCAGAGATATGCAGGACAAGATAGACCATCTTCGTGAAGAGAATGGAACTTATAAGTCTTCTGCCATGACTTCTCAGATTGTAGGTCAAGCTATCGCACCTGTCAACGCTATGTTGGCTGGCTTGCAAAAAGAGGTAGATGGTATCAAGTGCAAGCTTCCATCAACAGTTACGACAAGCTATAGTCCATTTACTGCTGTTCCAAATTGTGTTGCTTGGCAAACAGGCTTATATGGTCTGAATGGTGTCAACAATGCAAGCTTTTGGGGTTAATTAGGAAAGGAGGCTGCTATGTTATGGATGAGACCTTTTGCATGGGTTAATCGTAACGGCTCGGCAGCTATCGCATCTACAGGCGTGGTGGTGAACACCGAAAATGTCGTTTTCTCGTTCAGAAACCACGCCTTCGTGAATGCTAACTATAGGGGAACTATCTTTGTGAACCTACATCAAGCTATTCCGACTGGTACGACAAATACGCTGCCAATCCTTTTCGAGACCAATGGCGTAACCCAAGCTGTAACTAAGTTCAACGGCAATCCTTTGACGGTAGCCGACATTGCAGGAACTGGAGTTTATCAGTTTTGGTTCGAGCGAGATACTAACACCCTTCAGCTAATGACGGGTATTGTTTAACAATTAACATTACAAAGCTATGTTTCAAGGACTTCGACCTAACAGCATATTCTATGTGCTTGACAAGGGTGAAAACCCAAGTCTTAAAATCGGACAGGTTGTATCGGTCAGCAACCCACAACCTAAGTTCCCGACATATACTCCTGGGCAATTCAACCCACAACCAATGGAGACTACCGTTGATGTTGTCGTAAAATTGCCTAATGAACAAATGGAGTTCAAACAGCTCCCATCCAACATGCAAATCGCAAACTCAGAGAACCTTGTGGTTTCTGAAAGTCGTGAAGCTATGGATGCGGAAGTTGAGGCTATGTATCGGCATTCCAAGGAGATTGTGGAAAGCGAGCCATACCATAAAAAGGTTATGGAAGAGTGCGCTAAGATGCGTGCCGTCTTGAATCCACAGATAGCCAAAGACAGACAACAGGAAGAAGACATCAATAACCTCAAAAGCGAGGTTAGCGGAATGAAGGGAACTTTGACCGATATTAAGTCTATGTTGTCAGTGGCTTTGGAAAAAGTTAATACAAAAAAGTAAATCATTATGGGATACATGATAGAAATTACCGAAAACAAGGTAAATGAAATGTCGGAACTTGTAGAGAAGATGCTTAAGTATGGTGGTAAACTCATGCACTGCATTGATGAAATGGGGGATGACAAGTATGGACGAATGGGTCACAGAAGCCCAATGCCGGATTACCGAGACAATTGGGATGACGATGAAGACCGCTATGGTGAAAGACATGGTGGTCGCAGAGGTGGCGGCTATCGCTATTAGTATTACACTTGAGGTGGGGAGAAATCTCCACCTCCTTTAAAAACATTTATTATGGGAAGATACAAAATGCCACTTGATGCATATGACATGAAGCCCGAAGGAATGATTGCATACCTTCGCTACAATGGATGGCACTTCAACAAAAAGATGTGTGATTGGGCTATCACCTTAATGCGAAAGACAAACGCAACGACAGGCAAATTGGAAAGAGTAGAACCTACAGAAAAAGACACTGTAGAGGAACTTCTTAAAGTCAACAACGTAAAGTTGGAGAATGCTGATAATTACGATTTTGTCTATGTCGCAAATATGGCAAGAGCTGACTTCTTTAAGTCCTCTCTAAAGGATGAAGCGGCTTTGGCTCAATTCATTAAGGATATGGTGGATGACCCTGACCAAGCAGACGGATTTATTTTCAACAGATTTTATGCCGATTGCAACCATAATGGTATCGGCATTCCATGGGATGATGTATTATGATTAAACAAGAAATTTACTTGGAGAAATATGATTGGAATGTAATTGTATGTCATGTTGCTAATCAAGAAGAGGTTGACGAGGCTATGGATTTACTAAGTTCCATTGATTGTAAAGGACAACCATTGTTGGATGCATACGACCACATTTCAACCAATTCACCAAACAAAGGGTTGACGTACACAAATGTTTCAAAAAACACAAGTGTTGTGCTCATTTGCAAGTCTACTTCTGAAGGTGAGTATATAAATAGTCTCACACATGAAATGTTTCATGTAGTAGCACATATATGCAACCATCTGGGAATAGATATGCAAGGCGAAGAACCATGCTATCTTATGGGATGGCTTTGTCAGTCGATATTATAGAAGATTTCCTTATAAGTTTAACTTGGCGGGCAGACCTTGGATTTTTCCATCTGCCCTCCTATAAAATTACAAGAATATGAGTTGTTCTAGCATTAAAAATTATCTTTTCGAACGTTATAACGAGGATTACAACGTTCTTTCCGAGAATGAAAATCGAGTTATCATCACATTTGATGATACAGACTTGTCTGTACTCGTAAACAAGAAAGAAAATAAATTATTCGTTCTTGTTCCTTTAACTAAGATGCATTCTTTTGAGTATTATCCGGATTGGATCTTAGTAGATGGCGAGCGCATCAATAGCACTCTATTTTGGAAGGAATGCGGTTGCCAAGTGATAGAATATCAAGGTGATGCCCCTATCATCATCAAACAAGAAGCTATTTCGAGAATTATTAATAATTTCTTTAAAAACAGATAACGATTCAAAATTTGCATTAATTTATTTGCAAGAATATCCATTTTGTCGTATCTTTGCATTGTTAAAGAGGTGAGACACACCAAAACAACTGTGTTTTATAAACTTCATTTTTTAGGTAATGACATTAATATAAAGGATAAGCAAAATATGATAGAAAAAGGATATTTAATCAAGAAAAAAGTACTATTCATTGATTTAGACGATACTATAATCAAGACTATTTCAGGAAACACCTTTCCTACAGATGTAACAGATTTCAAAATACGTAAAGAGGTTTTGGATAAGATAGTAGAAGCGTTCCCTACCCTATACTATGTAGAAATAGTTTCAAACCAAGGTGGCATACCTCAATTCGTTGACGAACAGGAATTTATCGGAAAGATTAAGGCTATAGAAAGCTTTATGCAAAAATATCTTCGCCATCATACCGGACGCAACATCTTTGTCAACTCCATGTATTGCCCATCAAATGCAGAGATTTGCATGAGAAAGCCAAATACAGGAATGCTTGAGTCGTATTCTTCTTGGAAAAAGAGTGAGCTGATTATGATAGGTGATGCCAGTGGAAAAGAAGGTGACTTCTCAGACTCCGACAAACAATGCGCAGAGAATTTCGGAATTGAGTACATTGATGTAGAAGACTTCTTGAAAATATGAAAACAATAAAAAAGAGAGGCAATCACTTACCTCTCTTGCTCTTTATGAAGTGTAGTATATCCCACTTCTTCCAATATCGGGTGTGCCCTCGCTTTTTGCATTCGCCATGGGGCAAATCGCCCCTAGCCACCATACGATTAAGGGTAGCATCTGAAACGTGCAGCTTCTCCTTAACTTCCTCGGTGCTCAGCATAGGGTTGAGAGCATACGGCAGATAGTTCTCACAAAGGTCTTCTATCTCATCGCTACTCATTCCGCAAGCAGTTACCTTCTCCCCTCTCTTCTCTTGCTCGTCTGCTCGAAAGCAAGAGTCAGACAATGATTTTAATAACACTCCCAAGGTGTGATAACCAAATAACTTTCCCATATCATTATAATCTAGAGATTAAACTTTGACAGCCCTTGCCTGAGAAATACTTATCTGCGAAACCATATGCATAAAATATGATTGTCATTACAAGTATTACAACATTAGCTTCCACCATTTCGTTGGTGGTAAAAACATTCCAGTATACAATGTGTATAGCATTAATACCGAATAGGTATATAATCATAGGAATACGCCATCTGTAGCAGAGCCAGAAGAACCTACTTGCAAGTATAAGCACAAGCGGATGGATGTAAACAGAGAAATAGATAAATGCTGCTGATACCCAATTCTCCTTAAACCACACACACATTTCTTTTTCGTGTGATGCAAATGTCACCATGCATGCAACATGAAAAAGCATGATGAATAGCGGCATAACCTCACAATAATACTTGAACCAAGTGAGTAGCTTCACGCTGTAGCCTCTACCTGCTAGGATAATGACGTTAATCATTTCGCTAACGTCCATACCCTTAAACATTACTCTTGACAACTGTACAACACCGACTGATTGAACTAACCGATGGACTTCATCTTCTTCCTCTTTAGTCATAAATTCTTCTCCTTTTGTTTTTGGGTTTATTATTTGTTCTTAGTTCCTCATTCTTAATAATAAGGAAAGTGCCGCAAAAATAAACAATTCTGCACAAAGATATTCATTTTGAGCAACTTTTTAGAGTTAAACTTTGCTAAAGTACCAATCTGTAAGATTTACCATTCAAAAATGTGGGGTAAATTACAGATTGTAAGTAAAAATGATGGGCGACCGAAATAATCAGCCGCCCACAATAAAGAAACATTCTCATTTTCTTTTACGTTACTTGCAGATGCAAGCGAGCATCTCCATGTCATCGAAGCTCTTCTCGCAAGCCTTGATAGCCTTAAGCAGCTCGGCTTCCTCGACCTCGGTGATTTCCACCTCGACCTCCTTGTCGGCGAGTTCGTTGAAGTACTCCATGGTCTTCTTGCTAAAGGCAGCAAAGTAGGTGTTCACCTCTTCCAAGAGTTCAGCATCCTCCTTGGTGTAGGTATAGCCATCGTTCTTCATCTTGAGCTCGTTTTTCTGTGCGGTTTTGAGCTTGCCTTGCATCTCCTCGAACTTGTCATCCTTCAAGGAATCCTGAGCCTCATCCTTATCCTTGTCGAAGGTGTCGGCGATAGAACGAAGAGCCTTCATGTTCTTCCATACCGCCAACATGGTTTCCTCACTCAAAGAGCTTGTCTTAAAGCCCTTCAATGTTTTGTAGGCGTTGACCGCCTCGATTGTCTTAATCTTCTTCATAATTAACTTGGTTGTCTACAACTGTAGAAATAATAAAAAAAATAATAATTTATATTTGCACACAAAGGTACAAAATAATCAGTACAAAAAACATCTTTTTAACACTTTTTGTCTAAACAAATTAGCGGAAAGTGGGTATTACTTGCATTCTGCTTTCATACCCACAAACCAAGCTAATCATTACACTTAGATTTCACTAGTATTTGCAATACTAACAAGAGCAGGATTTTTCTCTAGTTCTTTAATGAAATCATTAACAGCAGTACTAACAGCAGCAACATTACCATTCTCAATATTGTTATAATTAATATTAAGATTATTACTTCCGTAATAACTAAAAGTAGCTAGTTGGTCACCAGTACTATCAATTACATTACCACTATCTACACCTTCGATAGTGTCATTGTTACGAACTCGAACATTAGCATTAATACTAAGTTCATTTACAGTAGCTTCTACATTAGAAGTCATACTTACAATTTTAGTTACTTTAATTTCCATAATTGTATTATTAAATAATTATACTTATTTGATAAGTAAAGTTAATATCATTTCTAGCATATTTATTATGTTAAGAATATCTACTTCTTAATGCATAATATAATAACCTCCTGGAGGAACTTGTTTCCATCCGCCATCTATATTAATTTCAAAAGACAATTCACATTTTTGTCCATAATAAGCTCCTTCATAAACATTATCAAATCTTATATATACATCAATATAATCTGTTCTATTACCGTTAGGAACAGTTACAGAAGATATATTTTGACCAGAGCTATTAGATACATAACCTCTTCCGTATGTTATCTTATTATTACCATATGCACAAACACTTCTAAATATACCATCAGTAACTGTAAATGCAGCATCAGGAAGTTTATGTATTCTTGCTTTACAAATACAAGTACCACCAACTAATTCTCTCAATTCTGAGAAATAAACAAAATCACTAGAACCACTTTTAATACGTTCCATATTAATTTGTCTAGGATAATAGCTAAAATAAATACTACCTGGAGGACTTATAAAAATTATTTTTGAATTATCGTATAAATATCCGTTACGAACATCAGCTAAAAAAGGTACAATATCAATTTTTTTATCACCAGTTATATCAAAAGTTATTTCTTTACTAACATATACAAAATCTGTTGGTTTTTTACAATTACCAACATAATAATTTTTATAAATCGTATCGTTAACATTATATGGTGATTCATAACGAATTTGAACCCAAAGAGACCAAGCTAAAGATAAATCAGGTATTATATCATCCATAGTAAGATTTGTATTAATACCTACATTTGCATTCATATATAATACACAATTAAGTTTAGGAGTTGAAGAATAATAAATTTCAACACTAGTTAATATAGGAAGAGAAGTCAGAAATATATTACTTTCAGCTTTACTATTATAGTTTCTAAAATCACTTAATCTATAAGGAGAATTAGCACCACCTTTTGGAAAATGTTTTCCTGATACCCTTGTAGTTGTATTATCATGAATACCACCATAAAGACCGTATACATTATCCACATAAAAAAATTCACAAGCGTTAATTGCAAAACCTTCTCCACCATAATTATAACGTAAGTTCTTATAAGTATCTATAGGTATATTCATACCACAACGAACAACACAAGCATACTTATTATATGAAGATGTTGCTTTTTCATCAGAATCTTCTCTAATAGGATATTCTTTAAAGTCACCTTTACAACTAATAGGTTTATACCTACTCCATATATTTATATTCTCACTCTTACAAAGAGTAGCAAGGTCATTGCTACTCTCTCCAAGAGCTTGTTTAACATCATCAATGCTAACAGGAGCACTAATAATTCCAGTTTCACTATTGTAAGGCATAATCTTTATTTTTTAAATATTCAACTTCAGTTTCTAATTCTCTAACTCTAGCTTTAAGTCTATCAACTTCATCATCTATTTCAGTTAAAGCACCAAAAGCAAGACTAATAAGTTTAGGACTCCAATAGTTAATCTTTAGATAACCATCTTTATCCTTAGCAACTATATCTTTAAGTAATGGATTATTTACATGTTGAGCAATAAAACCAATACTATGTTTATGGTCACGAAGATAATCAAATTCATAAGTACCTCCAATACTTTTAATAACATTTAAACAATTAAGTTTAGTAATGTTAGTTTTAAGACGAACATCAGAAGATTTATAAGCTGTAACTCCACCAGCAGCAAGAATGCTATTAGGGAAATAAGTATTCATATAAGCATCATAATCATATATATGACCAGTAGTACTAAATGTATATCTGCCATTATTATAAATATATTTAGTTAAAGCTAAAGCTCTAATTTTAGCAACAATACCATTACGTAAAGCAGTATTATTACTAGGATGACTAAATACTAATCTTACATAACGATATGTATCATTACCAACATTTACATTTAAAGGACCAACACAAATATCACATTTGTGTGCCCATCCTAACATTATTTTAGAAACATATTCTTTATAACCACCAGTACTACTTCCAAAGTATACTTGACATTTTATATCAACTCCGTTATTTACGTCAACACTTATCCAACTAAGTTCTTGATATATTTCAGCAGGAATTTTAACAGTAACCCTAAGTTGATTTTTCTTTATTTGAGCAAGTTTATCAGCCTCAGTATCACCAAGCATATTATTACACCCTAAATAATAATTAAATACCCTAGTATTATCATTTACAAGATTAAATCTACTTTCTGGATTACCAGGATATGTATTCCAACTAGCACCATTATCCATTGAATATTCTACTTGTATATTGTCCTGAGGAATACCATTAAACATATTAGTAACATTAGCCCCAATACTACCATCCCAATTATTTATATCAGTACCAAACGCATTTGCATCAGTAGTAGTAAACATTATAGCTTTAGCAGTAAGCATATTGTTAACTTTAACTGCACCATTAAAAGTACTGCCACCATTAATTGTAAGAGTATTAAATACAGCACCACCAGCTTGATATATACGCCAATTATTACTATTTTGTTGACTACACATGTCTTGAACTTTCACCCAAGCACTATTATTGTTATTACCTAGATATAAATCTCCACCAGTATTTCCAATTCTAGCTCCACTATCAGGAGTTACAGTTTTAATACCAGCAAGTCTAAGCGTACCTTCACTTTGTGCGTTATTAGCATTAAATGCAGAACCATCAGCTATACCAAGATAAATAATTTTATAGGAATGATTATATTTAAGTCCAGCCCACTGATTCCAATCCCAAGCAGTTTCACCAAAACGAATAGCAGCACCAGTATTAAATATTACTTGGTTATCTATAGCAGATATACGAGCATTAGAATTTATATCATTGTTTAATCGTATAGCACCGTTAGAGGAATTATTATTGTTTATGTAAATAGTTCCATTAACATTACCAGTACCATCAAAGCTTTGCCCCCAAATAGTTCTAGCAGTTTGAAGTTTAGTTGCAGAAGCCACATTATCATGTAAATAAGCAAGATAACCAACCTGAGTTGCAGTAGTAGTATTTATACCATGCATTATTCTAATTCTTCCACTAGTTCCTATATCAAATCTAGTTCTCCAAGTAGAATAGCCTTGTATATTAATTATATCACCATAGCTTTCATGAAAATTATTATGTCCCTCATTAGTATGAGCCCAACCATAAACTCCAACTCCATCTTTAGTTACAGATGCATCTCCATACTCACCTCTATATCTAAGAAATGAACTTTCATGATAACCATCAACAGTATCAGCATTTCCAGCACTACTAGCATAGTTAACACTAATATTACTAACACTTTTAGTAGTTCCGCCAACTGTTATACTAATACCTTTATCGGAATTAGATATAGCAGTGAGAAGACCATTAGCGTGTATACCATCAAGTTTATCAGCATTTGTTGCTGTAGCAGCATTACCACTAATGCTAGCACTAGAAGTTATAAAACCAGCTCCATTAGTTAACTGATTAGTATTACTAGGTATAACAAAACTTTTAGGACTAGAACCATCATAAGAACCTGTATTATAACCACTCCAAGATAATGAATTTGGAGATTTAAGAGAAGTAGGTATTTGACTAGTTAAAGCTAAAGTACCTGTAGCTCTAGGAACAGTTATATCATATCTTATATGTTCTGAAGTTGGAGTAGTATCATACCATCTGAAATGAATTTCTTCATTTGAAGCATCATCACCTACTGCTATTTCTAAAGTTCCACTATTACCAGAAGTTTCTAAATGTCTAATCCATCCACTATCATTATTTGATTTACCATTATATGGGTCAGCAAATGCTATACCGTTAGAATAAAGAATCGTTCCACGGCATGAAGTATTATATGCTAATCCGCTAGGCATACCTGCTACAAGAGTAAGTCTATTATTATTACCTCCAGCAGTACCGACACCTTGAATCCAAATACGCTTGTTATTCATAACAAGTTGTTTATCAAGGTTTATATTTGTATTATCGAACCATATATTAGCATAATCATTTTCAGCACGATTCCATAATGAAATACCAACTCGAGTACTATCATTAGCACTTTTAACACAAAAATAACCACTTAAATTATGGTCGCCAATATAAGCATCGTATCCTACTAAATACCAAGTACGATTAGCAAATTTAGGATAACGACTATCACTAAGTCTACTATCTGTAGTAGTAACATAATTTGCTAAAGATTGATGAGAAGTAAGATAAGTACCTAAATCTACAGCAGTTCCACCAGTAGCTGCAATAGTTTTAGTAACACCGTTAATCTTAACACTATGTGTATGACTAGTTGCCGACTTACCACTAAGAAGTGAATCTACACTACTTTTGGTATAATAGTTAGCAAGACTTTGGTGAGAAGTTAAAAATGTAGCACCTTTAGTAAATGTAATACCCTTTCCGCTTTTAGATACAGACGTGATAGCATTCCCACTTCCACTTACAGATATTGCATTAACGTAACCATCAAGTGACTGATGACTGGTGAGGAACGTTGCACCTTTAACTACGCTGATAGTAGTACCATTCTTGGTGACAGACGTAACCGCATTACCGCTACCGCTGACAGAAATAGCAGTAGCACTACCACCTTCTAGGCTGGAGATACGAGAATCAAGAGCCTTGATGGAGTAGGCAGAGGCAATCTCATTCAGCGATTCTGATGTAAGTTTCAAGGCATTTGAATAACTCTTCACACTGCCGTTCAAGCCGCCACCACCGCCAGAAGTACCTGCACCTTTTCCGTATGCGGTAATACCACCAAGAGCATAGAAGTTAGCAGCCTCCTTTCCTGCCGCATCCTTGGATAGTCGAAGGGCATTGTTGGTACTATCATACGATAGATAGATTCCACCAATTTTCAAGCTGCCTTCGGTTGTCACGTTACCCGATACGTCAAGATGAGTGAAAGGCTTCTGTGGGTCGATAGATAATACGTTTGCCAGCTTTGTTGTGTCGGTCGTTCCGCTCTTCCATACAGGTGCGAAGAGAGCAAGCTGTACACCAACATTATTCTTGTTGATAATGAAAGATGTCGGGTCTGCGTGCAAAGTACCATCTGCGTCCCACCAAAGGTTGCCGTTGGCGAAGTAGCCAGTTCCGTCAAAGCGTAGGAGGGACTTGGCAGCAATTTTCTTCTCTTCCTCTGTTGTCGTGGAGGCTTGCTTGTCGATAGCCTTACCACCAAGCCAAAGGGCGATGCCATTCTCCTTCGTGTCCGCTCCATTGATACCTGCGGTAACATTTCCCTTATCGTTACGTAAGGCTATCAATGTAGAGAGGATAAGACCACCCTTGACTACTGTGTCTCCATCAACAAGTGCAGCCTTGATGTATTCAAGACCAGCCATATTGGTGATGAGCTTAGTATTGAGACCATCAAACAGATTAGACGTGATATAGTTGTTCGCCACACCCAGCTTGTCGTAGAAAGCCTTATAAGCATTGGTGAAGTTGGTATACTTCTGAGCCGCAGCCGCCTTGATGGTAGCCTTTTCATTGGAATCAGAAGCGTTGTATCTGCTTACGATGTCAGAAAGATAGGTAATGAGTTCATTTTTTGCGCTATCGAGTGTAGCCTTAGCTGAAACCAAATCCGTTTTATAGGTCGTTTCTTTACCATCCTTATCTAACAAGAACTTAGAGCCAACAACATTATTATACGACTCAACGGCTGCATTATAATCGTCCTCCAAACGCTTGCTATCCTGCGCAATAGCCGCAATCTCAGAACTATCCAAGTAGCCATCAGAGGTAAAAGCATCGAAAGCCTTCTTATTGTTAGATACGGTCGTTCCGAGGGCAATCAAATTAGTTTGCGTGTCCTTAATCTCTGCTTGCGCCTTCTCAGCAGCTTTCTTTGCTTCCTCTGCCTTCGTGTCATCGGTATACTTGCTAGCCAATTTCCAATCGGCAATATCAAACTCTTCACCTTCTGCCTTGGAGGTGGAACACTTCAAGATTTCATTCTTGTAGGTACTTCCATCGCTAGGATAGGTGGCATTGACCCACATATCGTTCACGTCGTATGGTGGAACTGGCTGAGAGCCGAAGATACGTCTCTTTGATTTTGCATCTTTGAGTGCTTGGCTTGAATCTTCGAGTGCCTTGGTCAGTTCCGTGTCTGTGATGATAATCCACTTATAGGTAGAGCCATCCTTGGCAAAGCGGTATGCCTTGCCCGTCTTATTGTCATAATACAAATCCCCAAGATGGTTTTTCATCATGTCCGTGTCCCATCCGACTGCTGGCTCATTTTTCAATGTAGGAACGCCATCGTAGAACCATGTCTCGATTGCACCGTCTATCTGGTTTTGAAGGTCGATAATCGTCTCCGATTTCTTGATAATGGTCTCAACGGCATTCTTATCCAAACTCTTGTCTGCGATATACTTATCCAAGGTTTTGCCATCATAGGTGGACTTAATATCCAAGTCTCCCTTGATGGTTACTTTCTTCTTGTCGCTATCATACTTGACGTAGGAATCACCCTCGTAGTTATTGGCACTAGTAGGTCGGTCTCCGAAGTACATATCTCCGTAGACGTGGAAGAATGCCTTGTTAGTCTGCTTATTCACACCATATTCCACATACTCCCTATTGGCAAAGGAATAGCTGTTGATGCCGTGATAGAGGCTAATGGATGGCGAATAGGTATCTACCGAAGAGAATACCAAGCAGCTCTGTCTCATAGGGTCGCTTCTGTTACCGCATTGGCTGAGTACATCGCCCTTCATAGGAACATCGCTACCTGTTGCGCAATCCGTTTCCGAGAGGTCGATGTAATGGTATTTCTTTCCTTCCAACTCTACAGGTTCCTCGTCACGACCGATTGCCAATCGCCAAAAGAAGTGGTTGCCTGTCTTGTGGTACTTTCCTGCATTCAAGTTGAATGACTCCGAGCGCACTTGGTCTTCAACAACAAAGTCGTTGTCTATCTTGTCGCCGTCTTGCTCTGCTAAGAAATAGCAACGATAAGCCTTCTGTGACACATTATTGTATGTCACAGTAACTTCTTCTACCTTATGAGCCACCACGCCACCAGCAGGAGAGATTATCTCCTTACCACCGATGGTGGATGTTTTATTAATGACCAGCTCCTCGAAGATAGCCTTCATTCTTACCTCCAAGTAATCTGTGATGAGGTGCGAACGACCTTCTGCATCTGGAGTCCACGAGCCTCCGTTCTCATTGTTGGAGTTACCGATAAGCAAACCACTTAGAAGCTTCTGCACCTTCTCCCAAGTGATAGTTCCCTTGGCGGTGTCATCCTTAAGTTTGTTTAATCTTTGCTCGTCAACAGCCTTTGCGGAATACACATTGTAATCAGTAGGTGCAGTCTTGTCGTAACTTTTAATAATGTAAATTGATTTTCCACCGCCTCCATTGCCATTAAGATAACTCTGTCCGTTATAAACAAGTTCCTCAATTTTAGACTCCATTGCATTGAGCCGTGAATATGACGGTTTTTCTCCGACATAATATTTTGCTCCATCATAAGGAATATCCAAATTAAGTTCATAGCCGATAATTCTTGAAGACCTATAGCTGTCATCATAACCCTTATTGTAAAGGTTAACCCTGTCTCCTACCCCATGAAAGTTGCCACGACCTTGACTGAATGAATAATTAGCCTCAGCGGTACATGTATATGTCGTAGGGTCTATCATAGACTTCTTCAAATTTTTAATAGCGTCCGTCAACAACTCATTCGAAGCAGCAGAAACCAAAGTATCGCCCAATTTGGTAGAATCCCAATTATAGAGAACAAAAGTATCTCCATCTTTTGGGTGTAATGCCGTGTCCGGCAAAAAACGACCATAATCCTCATTAGCAACAATCTCAAAGACCTGTGATTTTGGATTTATCTGTTCCTTTCCATACTTTAAAATCGGATTGCCATCATTATCTCTAAGTATTTCCGAAACTCCATCTGGATTAAACTCACACTCGAAGTCCATACCATTAAGTGAACCGCTTTGGAACACTATATGTAAATTCTTACCACTAAGAATATACGCCTTTCGGAAAGCCATATCACCTGTTTTTTCGCCATCATCATTGACAATAGTAAGCGAATTTACACGATAGAAAGTCCGTTTGATGTAATCACCCTCTTCGGGCGTACTTTCATCCTCTACATCTTTTTCGTATGATGTCACCTTAGACGTTTTGATAAGGTTTCTTGGATAAATATCATCATTTGTTGTTACTCCCTCTACATACTGGTCTTCATGGAGTCCACCGACTTGTATATATCCGTTTTTCAGCTCAAAGCCATTCTCTGCTAACAATTGCTTGTTTTTGTCAGAGCATTCTGCTGAAGTAGGAAGCATGAGACGTTTTTCTACAACACCATCCTTTGTTATGTCCGCATCTGCATCATTCTTATATCCACTAGGCAAGTTCCTTGCAGCTCCAAAAGCATATACCCTGTTTGCATAAGTGGACTGGCTTTGCGAACTTGACATAGAAACGATGTTGTCGTTTAGTCTGAAATCAACAATCGCATTTGTATTCTCGCAAGTACCAAAATGTAGAATATTGCCTTCAAACCACCATTCACATTCAAACGTCTGAGCAATATTTGCAATAGCATCCAACATACTTGTGTTTGAGTAGGTTATAAGCTTTGCAGCATTTGCGTCTACGCTCGCATCAATAACATAAGTATAGTCCGTACCTTCGCCTTCAAATTTAGGGTCGTAAAGATAAGACTTGTCTAACTTCGCATAATAAGCTAAACTTTTCATAATCACCTCTACATGGGTGCTTATTTTTGAAGTAAGAGAGAATGTCGCTTCTTGTGAACCTGTATTAGGGCGATACTTCAAGATCTTATTCTTTAACTTACGATAATATGCATCAAATTGTATCTCATAGGAATATCCAATAGTATCATTATCCTTGGCCTTAATTAAGTCTATTAGTTCAAATCGTCCATATGGTGTATCTATAAAATCACCAAGTAAGAAATATGTAGGCTTAGTAAGCTTAAAGGAAAGCTTACAATAGTGGGACTGCATTAATTCATAGTGAACCAATGCATCCTGTGTTACGGGAACAGAACATCTTACATGTATGTTTCCGTCATTATCGTAATACTTTATATCAATATCCTTGTAAGTTTTCATAATCGCTCAATATCCTTGTAAGTTTTCATAATTGCTCTATATCCTCAAATTCTTTCAACGTGAACATATCAATATCTGAATCCGTCAACACTCCCCTATTAGTAGGATTATATTCTACAAACTTCAAACTCTTCTTGCCTATAACCCCTCCTTTTCCTCTTGAATAGGTAGGCGACTTCCTCGCACAAAACAAACGATAGACATCATCCTTCGACTTCGGAACCTGTATCGTAACAAAACCATTATCCATAAGTGTATCAAAGGCTTTTACCCTATTGTTGTAATCATTATGGTCTTTACCGACAATAACGAACTCCAAGGTTATACTTCTTTCAGCCTTTTTTGGACGGATAGGAACTACCCTAGTTCCATTCTCTGTCCTTACTTCATTGGTAATATAACTTTTATTGTCTGCGTCAGCTTCCAACGCATCCAAAAAGCCATACCCCATCTTGACCCGATAGGTAGTCCAAGCATCTTTTCCGTTTATGATAAGTTCATTCGTGTTCATGCCAACAAAGTTAAAAACAAAATGAGGAATAATATTATATTTTTACCACAATGCTTTCACTTAAAATTTAAGTGCAAAAAGGGCGCAAATCCCAACAGGAAATGCGCCCAAAAACAATAAGTATTTAAAATTATGAAGTTGTGTTTTCGTTTCCCTTTACTTTTGCAGCTAATGCTACTTTATCTTCTGAATCTTTGCGTATCTTTTCGATTTCTTCAGCAGGAGCATCAGTAAGAGCCAACATTTGAACAGCAGTCTCCAATGATAGTACACCTTGATTGTATAGTTCCGCTATTACTTTCCACTTATCCTTTTTGTCATCCTCGAACGGCTCTGCGAAATCGAACTCCACTTCCAGCTTATCCAACTTGCTTCTCATCTCAGGATATAGTTCCTTCATAACGGCTATAATCACATGCGATAATCTACCGACAAGTTCTTCATAGATTTCCATTCGGTTCGCTCGTTTGATGTAACCCAATACCAACGCTCGTTTTATGCCTACACTTGTAAGCGTACTCATAGCTTTCATCAGTTCCGGTGACATATCCGGTGTAAACGTATCAAACAATATAGACTGAGCCAAGTCTTCTTTCTCTGCCTTGCGGATTTCGGAATTCTGAGGTGGGTTGATATATTCAAACCTAGAGTTCTTGCCTGTAAGTTGTATGAGTTTACCTGGCTTGTTCCGCTTAGGGATTGATTGTATCACGTCAGCAGTTGCAGCGGCAATAGGGTCAGCAAAGTAGTTGTTAGTATCTCCTATCTTGGAATCAAGCATTTCTTCACGTTCCATTCTCGGTTCTGCTCCTTCCCATGCCTTTGGCTGACGAAAATAAATGCCATTAATTTTTCCTGTCGGATTAGGATACTTATACACTTTCCACCCAAAGCCACCACGTTCACAATGATAGTTAAAAACGGATGTCAATATATCCCAACATTCGATAGTCTTTGACTCTCGCTTTAAGGAATAACCAATAGCAAAAGCAAGCATGTTTCCATACTGGTCAAACAACTCTCTCATCTTATGTCCCTTTGAACGAGCTGCAACATACACATCAACATGCATTTTTCCGTTTTTTTGCGAGAAATTAAAAACAAAACCGCTTTCGGTTTCCGAACCTGCAAGTCGCTTGCATTGGCGTAGTTTGGTATTGAAGTATATATCCTTCAAGTATTTTTTGTATAACTCAAAGGCTTCATCATCACCTTCAGTCTTCTTCCACATTACCGGATTACCTAACAAAAAAAACAATTCTACCTCATTAATGTATCTCTGTCTTGTCCTTGCCAACTTCTCCGTCCTATATGGCTTCTCTCCCTTTACCCATTTATCCTCACGGCTCATCACCTTGTGAGTTTGCGGATTATATTCCGAAATAGCATTATCCACATCGAAATCATGTTGTTCCATCATGTTTACGACAGAATCAACATCATTATCTTCCAAACGTTCGAAGATGCTTCTCTCCACACCCAATGCGTTGAGCGTGAGGTTTCGAAAATATGTCTTTATCTGAATAATTGAATCTACAAACATCCTTATAACTTTTTGAAGCAAAGGTAATAATAAACAGGGTTTCTACACACTTTAATCTACGTATGCCTTTCACTTAGTTTTTAAGTGAATAAAAAAGACTATTTACTAAAGAATATATCTTTATTTAGTAAACAATCTTTTTTATTTACACTAGACGTTTATTCACCCTTATAGAGTACTTACACTAACTATCTAATATTTAAACACTTGTATTTTTCTTACAAAAGTAATTATATTTGTCATTTAGTACACTCCTAAGTCTGATTTAGATGCTTTCCTTGGCTTCATCACCTTACCGAGTAATACAGCAAGAATATAATACCTAGCAGCATCTATTAAATGATTGTCATGGTCTTCCGGAACATTGATATAATTACCATCCTTATCCTTTGACCACACATATTTACGGAACTCGCTCTGTAAATGGACTGATTGCCTAGTTGTGAAGATTTCGAATGTCTGCATCTTGTCAATACCAGCCAATATCGAACCAGCACCCTTTTGTGCTCCATATATGACTATTCCACCAAGAGCTACCTCATCTATAAGTCTAGGGTCAGCACTATCTGCATACACAAACAAGCCTTCGTCCGCATAAGGGCGCAAGAATCTTATGATGTCACTAGACAACATTTCCGTTTTATAACAAAGTTCCTCTATATAAAGACGATTGTCAACTATACCGCACTTCACAATAGCAGTATAGTCTTTCGAATATCCCCAGTCTACACCGATGGCTACTTTCCTAGCGTTACTAGGGAACTTGTCAACGATACCTACATGCTTGAATATAGCACCTTCAGAGACATCTAACCATCTGCCAATCATTATATGCGCATATTTCTCAGGTTCTTTCTCCTTCATTTCCAATACCTCGTTAAGGAACTCCGGTGACAGATGCTTTATGTTGTCAAGGTATGTTGTATGTATATGAAGCACTCTAGGGTCGGTACTGATCTGGACGGGAACGCCATCAAAGTAGACCTCTTTGTGTGTCTTTTCTATAAAACGCTTATATACCCAATGATTAGAATCACATGGGTTCATAATGATTATTACTCGGTTGTGCAAGCCTTTCTGACGGATTGAGAGCATAATTCGCTCAAAGTCTTCCTCACTAGTCCACTCCTCAGCCTCATCAACAACAAATATAGTCACGCCATGAATAGACTTCAACTTAGCAGTCTGATTACCACTAGAAGTATTGATACCACGGAACATGATTTCAGCTCCTGTCATTTTGTTGACAATATCTGTCTTAGTATTCTTGAAGTAATCCTGTGTGCCATCAATCTCTATCTTCTCTTTAACCTCTGGAATTACGGAAATAGCGGCACTTACCATCGTGTAACGTGTATAAAGAATCTTATGCGCTATCTTCCTTTCGGCATTGTATTCAAAAGTAAGCCTTTCGATAAACTGAGAGACAGAGAAACTTTTTCCTGACGCACGGCTTCCTGTAATAAGGTAAATGAAATGCGTCTTGTCGTTATATAACGGATAATAAACGGAATGTGTTTTTGCCATTATTCATCCTCCTCTTGCTCTTCTGCTTCCTGCTCAATCTCTCTTTCAATCCACTTGTTGACGGATATACCTTTCTTAGGGTCAAAAGGAATGCCCTTTTCCTCTTCATCCTTTTTACCTCTCTGTATCTCTCTCCAAGTCATATCATAATGGAATAACCAAGTAGAAAGAGCTTGTATGTTAGGTGGGGTTTCCTGTTCTGTTTCTCTAGTTTCTACTACTATATCATCCGTCATAACTCCATCTACAACCATGTGTCTTTTGGTAGTCGTCTTTCCTTTTACTTTTACACCGCCAAGGGCACATTTAAGGTATCTACCACGCACTATTGCATTAATAAACTCTCTGCCACGCACGAGGGATTGAGTTATTCTTTCGCCTCTTTCCGCATTTTCGTCTTCATTCCAATTCTCATATTTTCCGTTTTTCATTCGGTTGAAGACCTGTGGATTTAGGTCAACCCCAAACTTCAAACCAAGGGCGTAAGCAATTTCAGAATCCTTCTGACCTTGCTTTGCAAGCTGTTCTATCTCATCGTAGAAAGCATCGCCATTGTAATCAAATTTCGGTTTTGCCATTTTCTTGTATTTATTATTGTTTCGCTATATATTGGGCAGATGGGATTTATACCTTGCCTCTAATCTTGTTATATATATAGAAAGGAACGGCTAGAATGAACATCGGTATTGCCAATACCATAGCTATAGCCAAGTTCGCAATCTTCATTAATCTTTTCCTGTTTGTCTTCATAATCTTTCGATATTTATGAGTTGACCAATTGCCCTACCTTGTTTATCAAAGGAGTAAAGAAACACGACACCCACATATTGAATGCGTTCTTTCTCCTCTTGCCAAGAAACATAGAAGCAATCATAAAGGGAATGAGCATACCTATTGTTATTGCCGCCATTATAAACCCTAACGTGAATCTTATAATCTTTTTCATTGCTTTCATTTTGTTTTTGTTTATATGCGTTTAGCAACCTTCATAAGCATTTCTCCCTTTATCACCTTATCGGTTTCAATAAAGCCAAAGGTGCTCATAAATCGTTCCTTGTTCTCGATGTTATCAAAGGATAGCATGACGTAAGACTCGGCTTCCAATGCTTTTTCTGCTGCCTTGGTATTTACTTCTTTCTTTACCTGTTGCATACGTTCCTTATTCGCTTGGTATTGAGCCTCCTGTTGCTGATTGGCTATGACTTGGTTCTGTTCTATCTGTCGTCTCTGCTCTTCTTGCACTTCCTTTGGTGCTGGCACTTTTCTGTTTTCGCTTTCTTGGGCAAATGGGTCTAGTAAGGAATTGAGTTCTTTACCTAACTCATCTTCGCCTTCAGTCTTTACCATTGCATCATATCCAAACAAGGATAGGTCTTCTTCCGTTAATCCAGCATCCATATAGTTTATGTCCGGCAGTAATTCACGGACTTTCATGTCATCCCATTCTCCATGAGCATTCTCGGAATTAAGCATGAAATTCAGTTCAACTTCGGTCTTGTAATCCATATTTACAGCCTCAGCCAAAAGAGTATAATCCTTTTCGGGATAGCCCATAATCTCATCCACGATGGTTACTTTTTGGTTGCCGCCTACGATGGTCATTGTTTGCTTATTGACGGTTATACCACCAACAACGCCATATTTTCTTATGGAACGTTTCAATGTAGCTTTCTGCTGCGGTGAAATCCTCCTTGGATTATATGGTGCTATCTGCACTTCGGAGCGTTTGAACTCTTCTTGCTTACCTGTGAAATAATCTCTTGGTTTCGTCATCTTATCAACTCATTGTTTCTTGCAAAGGTATGAATAATAATTGTTTAAGAGAAATGTTTATCTTTGTGTCTTTTCACTTTGTCTTTTTAGTGAAATAACATACCGCAGTAACATATTAATTGGCTTATATTTTGGTTACTTTTGCACAAAAAAGATATGGGAGACGTAGGTAATAATGGGGCATATGCTAGGCTGCGAGCACAAGCTACCTCTATGCGGAGAAAAGCCGAGTCGGTTGGTAATAAGCTACAAGCTATAGCGGAAGGTATAGCTAAGAAGTATGGAGCAAGGGTTACTCCTATCAATTACAAGAGTGTTGACTCTATAGTACGAAAAGCTAAGGGCGAGGCTAATGGTATTAAAGACATAAAGGACTCGTACAGAACAACCATCATCGCAGATAAGGGCTCGATTCCGAAAATCATAAAAGACCTAAAAGGCAAATACAAAGGCTTTGAGTTCGTAAGACTCAAGGAACAGAAACTGGATACTGGCTATTCAGGAAACATCATCAATATTCGGAACAAGAAGACCGGACTTATTGGTGAGATACAAGTTAACACTGCCAAGATGATTTACGCCAAGGAGAATTACTCGATAGCCTATAAGCTGTTGGGTGGAAAGACCATGCGAGAAATCTATAAAGAGACCAAGAAACCATCCGGTTGGGGACATGCGTTATACGAGCAAAGTAGAACCGCCAAGAGTAACGGAGGCAAGAAGCAAAGGTCGGTATCTATGCAACAAGCTTACTATGCAATGTTTCAATAATTAATATATTTAAATTTCAAGTAATAAACATTAATTTATTTGCAAGTTTAATATCTTTTTTATATCTTTGCATTGTAATAAGGAGATAAAGACTATGAACAATAAAGATAAGAACAAAATCAGCCACCTCCTTAAAAACGGAGAGTCGGTTTATGTTTACTATTGGGAGGATGACATCGTTGTCCGTTATCAATATGTAAATAAAGAACTTATGTGTTACCCTAAAGGCAAAGGACGTAAGCCAAAGGAGTTTAAGTTTAATGAAAACACCTATGCACAAGATGCTCTTGAGTTAGGTGAGCTAATAACGAAAGAAGAATATGAAAGATTCTGAAATGATTGAATTGTGCCTCGGTATCGCTTGCAAGGCGCACAAAGGACAGATTGATAAGGTTGGACTTCCGGTGATATTGCATCCTATCCATGTAGGAGAAATGGGTAATAGTACCGAAGAGATTTGTGTTGGATTTCTCCATGATACGATAGAAGATACGGATATGACCTACGACAAGCTGTTATCACTAGGTGTTAGAAAAGACATTGCCGATAGTGTATGTGTCCTAACCCACAAGGAAGGTGTTCCGTATTTCGACTACGTACAATCTATCATCGACTCAAAAGATATGGTTGCAATCCAAGTCAAAATCAATGACCTGCATCACAACCAATCGAGAGCCAAGAAGTACGGATTCCAAAAACAATTTGAAAAATGTACTACTGCGCTTGCGATGATGGGAAAGTTCTTTCCACATGAGGAGGGGTAATACTACCCATCCTTTGAATATATGCCTTAACTTGTACGCTTGCGAGTATAATTCCAACCTAATTCCTTTGCGACTTCACGAAGAGCTTTATTAGTACTAACTACATCAGCTCTGTCCCAAGCAATTGACAACTGCTCTCTACTTATTCTTCCGTGAGTGTAATCGGAACTTGGTTTAGCGACATATGAATTAAAATATTTCATACGCCTATCCTTTATTTTTCTTGCAACATTCACGGCTTGACGTTGCGTACTTATTCCCCAACCATTCTTCGGTCTTTTCATAGAGTATGTATAAGAGCCTGTGATAGCTCTTATCTCTGATGCGTTATTTATGACCGTAGTAGCAATATCTGCACTACTAAAGCTTCTTCCTATCCTACCTGCAATATTGCTATCCAACCCTTCTCCTGGGTGGTTATGCGTCAATATTGCATCTTTGTAATTATAGCCACTTGGCAATTTCGTACTTGTAGAAGTACCTCTTGTGGAATGGCTTATCTCTTTTCCATTTTGGTCATAAGCATAAATACGTTCTGTCTTTAGCTTTCTAATTTTAGCTTCAGTGTCGGACAAAGCCGCATCCAACCCACGGCTATGTCCGGCATTGATTTGCCTATCTGCTCTTTCGCCTCGTTGAGGTCTGCCTCTATATCCTCTATCTGCCATATATAAATCTCCTTTTTTATTTGCAAAGATACGAAATAACCTTGGGAGTACCTAAATATCAAAGGCTTGCAACTTCACTTATTTATATTGTGCAATCATTCTTTATCTTTGTTGTAACGAACCTCAACACCTGCAATCGTTTGTTTCACAAAAACTGCCTTGCAAGACAATAGCTTACCACTCTTAGATAACACTTTATCTTTGTACCTAATATCATACTTACCCATTTGATAATCATAACAAGCATCTATACAACTCTCTACAAGATTCTTCTCTGCTTCGAAGTACGTCATATCCTTCTTGCTAACTTTCGCAAGCCACCCACCACCTTGTATAAGGTCGAATATTCTTGAATACCCATCACGTAAGCCTTTGCAATATGCTGCATAATGCTGAACTTTTTGAAGAGGAACTTTTGTTCCTCGCTCCAATAATCTGACCGCCAGAACTCTAGCCTCATCATCTTGGCTTTGTTCCAAAATTTTCATTGCATGGTTTACAACTCTTCTTTCTTGTTCCGTCATATCATTTAGAATTTAAGTTTTTCAGAAAGTTCAATCTGTCTTCTACTTGTGTAAAGGTATCATCCAACTCGTCATCACTCATAGAGGAATAGAAAGTATAGCTACATGGTCGCATAGTAAACCCATCAACCAAGAAGACAGAGAACCACATAATTCGCTTTACACTGCATTGTTTCAGATTAACTTCTAATGCTCCTTGTTCAACTTTAACGGCAATATTATTGTTTGATTTAATGTTTAATACCTTACCTAAAACATCGTTATATACTTCATTCATTGCTCTTCTCTTTAAATCCTACATATCTCTTCATTTCACTATAAGCTCTCTTCATAGCCTCAGCCGGAGAAAGATTATACTTTTTCTCAATATCGCTTGTTATGTCCGCAAGATGTATCCCAAAAAGTTCTTCAATGTAAGTGTCATCCTTCATTCGCTGAATACCTCTTGCGTATATCTTAGCCTTATCCATTCCCCATTCCAAGCCCATTTCGTGAATGAATTCATCCAATTGCATAAGGCTTTTCTTTCCGAAGTTTCTGAATTTTACCATTTCGAACTTGGAATATTGTACCAAATCTCCAATAGTATCTATATTGGCTGCCTTTGTCACATTAAGGACACGTACTGGTAAATTACAATTAACTAATCGGATGGAGAACACAGAAGGGGGAACATCTTCAGAATGTTCTTCTTCTTTTTCACCCTCTTGCATAATCAACTGCATTTTTACATTCTTAATTTCTTCTTTCAAGGAATTGTTCTCCTGCTTCAAGTCAGCAAGTTCTTCAATCGCATAGTTAAACTTTCTGATAGCCTTAATGACAATCTGGCGCACCCTCTCCCTTGAAAGTTCAAATTCTTCGGCTATATTACAAATTCTTTCCCCATTAAAAAATGCTTGCATAATCTTCTTCTCTCGCATTCCACCTTGTGACGTTAACTCCAATAACGTACAAAGCGAACCACCTATTTTGTCATAGCTGAAAGAAGAAACGTTCAAGGCATCATGCATTAACATTTGTATCTTCGCATTTACCTTGCGCTCACTTGCCAACAACTCTTTCTGTTCTTTATCAAGCAAGTCTTCTGAAACAGACAACATCTTGTACTTCTCGGAATACTTCTTAACATCATCTGCATTCACCCAAAAGCGTTTACTACTCTTATCATTGTAGCCTCCAAGCAAACCCTTGTTAACCCAGTTTGTAATCGTCTGAGGGTCAACACCTAAATAAGCAGCGGCATCATTTCTTGTCATTCTCTCCATACAAACCCCTTTCTTTTATTTTTTGTTCTTGAAATATTCACCATAGGCATTAACCAAATCTTTTTCAGTAATACCTCTACTCAAACAATCATTAGCGAAATCTACCTGTACATTATCATTCCTTTGAACTTTAGTGTATCGTTCAGAATATTCTTTAATTAAGTCGGCAACTACCATATATGCTTTAATTTTGGAAGATTTAAGCATATCTACGCTCACAAAAGTCTTGCAGATATTAATACCTCGCTTATAGTCAATCTTTTGCAGATAAAGCCCCATACTCGTAGCTACAACCTTGCTTGTATCATTCTTATAAATAAGCACCGTACAAGCCACTTCTCTTTCTATATGAGCTAATACCCTATTAATTGGCATATTCTCTATTCCCAATGCTCGCTCGGCATATCTTCGTAAGAAATGGGGCGTATAACTGAACTGCTCTGCGCTATTCTCTTCGTCCAACAAGGAAGTAGCACATACATAGTCATTCGTCTCCTTGCAATAGATAAACATATCGAAATAGAATTGTCTGATGTTCCCTCTATTTACATACACGCATACTTTGTACTCGGTAGCATCTTTCGTCTTGAAATCATAACACTGAGTAGTGCATTGCCCCATTCCTTTACGAAGCTCACGGATGAGTTTCTTTGCTTTTTCGATAGCAAACTTTTCTAGCATAGACTTATCCTTCTTGAATATCTCAAAGAGTTCACGCCCTGTCATAGAACCGATAATCATTCTTTGCCCTCCAATTTTTCGTTCAACTCATTGGTAAAAAACTTTTTTAATCCTTCGTATTGCTTTACCACCTGCTCCAAAGCCTTATTCTTTTCACATAACTCATCACGCTCTAAGAGTAACTTTCTGTACTTCTCTAACTCACATCTAACTTCTTTCGAGTGAAGCCTCTGTAGCTGATTGTTGAGTTCATTAAGTCTGTAGCCTTGTTCACGTGTTTTCTTACGAAGACGACACAACTCTTCTTGCATCTTGGAATAATTCTTCAATACCCTAAGAGTTATTCGCTCTTCGGGTATATCCTTATTCACATCATTCTTTCTTGCCTTACTCATATATTTAAAACTCCTTATCCTTTAAAAATAACACGCTTCCAACCAAATAACTACCTTTCCAGCCAAGCCCCTTCGCTTGTATTGTAGCCAAAGTATTTATAGGTTTATGTTTGAGAAGTCCTTCTTCATCACATAACAATATATTATCATCTTCAAGATGAACCAGCTCAACATATCCATCAACCAAAGCCTGAGCCTCCTCTAGAGAAATCTTTTCTCCATTCTTTGGCTGCACCTCTTTGACGATGCAGCCTACCTCGTATAACCTCATGCTCTATAAATTTAAATAAGACATCATATCTTGAACGGCATCCATATCGTGCTCGATACTCTGCTCATATTTGCTTTTAAGACTTTTATAACCCTTTAATATCGTAAAGCAATAATGTTTGCCATCAAAGTAAAAAGGCAACTCATTGCAATTCTTTTTGTTTGCCGTGAAATTATAAGGACTCCCATGTTGAAAATCAAACTCGAAAGAGCTATTATCATCTTTGCATCGCTCTACTATCTTACTTCTCCATTCTGCAATATGTGCTTGCATCCTTTTCTTATCGTTAGATGTTTCTATCCATAACGTAGATAACGTAGTCCCCAATATAGCCAACTTGATAACGTAAACGTTATTTGTAGCCACTGGCTTCAAAGCTTTCAAAGCTTCATCCAAAGCGTTAGCCAAAGCTCCGCTCTTGCAATTATTTTCCTTAAATTGGCTTATTACTTGATATGCTGTATTCTTATCCATAATTCTAAGTTTTAAATTTCAACACCAAAATTTTCTGCAAAAATCTGAAGCATAGTCAAATCCAAAATAACTTTCTTAGCCTCGTCTTCACTCATGCCATAGCATACTGCGAAACGCTGGCGCAAAGTAGCGCAATCCATATCGTGACGCTCGTTTAAGAAAGCTATCATATTTCTTACTAATTCTTTGCTATTCATTCTCTTAGACAGTTTTTTGGGTGTGTCTCACCTTTTATGTTATTTGTACTTTTCAATTGTATCAAAGACGTTATCTAAAGCCTCATCGCAATACGCTGTACTAGTTACACATGCACCTCTTGTAATCGCCTTGTAGCAATCTCTAAGACCAAGCAAGCCACTAATAAGCTTAGACGCATCATAACAAGTAAACTTATTCAAGTCCAATGCATCAATAACATTTATGCCATTTTCTGTGATAACACCTTTAATATCATTGATGAACTTCTTCTGCTTGTCGGTAATCATCTTCATAACAATTGTGCTAGTTTTTAACGTGCTCGCCCTGCACTATCTTGCAAGAAACTTGTCTTGCGACAAATCTTCAAGTATCTCTTAAAGACATTGCAAAGATACAAATTTATTTTCTAACTTGCAAGTATTTTATGGTTTTTCTTTATTTATTTAACCTTTATTCGTGCTTAATGGTACATTTATTACATACATTAACAATAAAGGCAGACTTTCACAAGCCTGCCAATACATATAAAGAAGATAATACATTATTATATATAAATTAAAAAGAACATTATCTGTTATCATACTTGTAGAGTATTACCCTACTTTGTGGAAACACCTTATATATTCGCTCTAAGTCTTCAGGTGCATTATCTCTTAGCCATGCGAAACAATCCAAATCCAAAGACAAACCGCCTGACGCATTCCCTACCTCTGCATTCTCCGAGCGCAATGCTCTGGAGTACATTATCGGCTTAGGTAAATGTCGATGTTTCATATATTGCAAGATTTGCTTTTGAGTAAAATCAGCAAGAGGATAACAATTTCCACCATGAATGTAATTTTCCTCCTCATAAGATTTTAGCATCAGACTGCGGTTCATCGAGTCCGCTTTCTTCATTCCAAAGAATACGTATTCGATTCCAAAACGTTTCTTCAAGGCTTTCACTACCATTGATAGGTTAAGTACCTTAACCTTTGGATTTGGCACGCAATAAACTCCATAATGAAGATTGTATGTCGTATTCCAATGTGGTATCTGTTCAAACTCTATCTTCGGGTATCTAGTCTTCAGCCAATTTATCCATCGTTGTATATGCTCTAAGTCTTTCACAAGATACATGAATACACAAACTATCCTATCAAACTTATCATACAACAAATCCAAGGTGACAATAGAGTCTTTTCCGAGAGACATCATAACAATGCAATCCTTACTCTGTTCCCTTGCCATATCAATTACCATATTGGCAACATCTATAGGGTTCTTCCTAACAACTAGAGGCTTTATTCGCTTGCGTCCCATATTACAACATACCTAAAATCTGACTTCCGGAAATACGCATAGAGTTAGTGGCTTCCATGTGCAACATTTCACAGAAAAGCCGCTTTTGCTCAAAACTTTCGAAATCAATGAAAATGAAGTTATCAATATCTTCCTTTCTTTTCTTTCCGACATCAGTACAATGCTGCTTCTGACCCTTGACCTCTTCCTTTGTCATTTTTGGCTTAGCTGCGTGCTCGGCTACAATCTCTTCAGATGTTTTTTCGATGTTGGGTAATTCGGTCATTGGCGTTGGAGTAGCAACTGAAGCTATTGGTTCATTCAAGAAATCCTCACTAAAGTCATCCATGCCGGAATCCTTCAATGATGCTTCCAAATCATCTTGTAACATCTTGATTTGTTCAGTATCTTGTTCCGTGAATCCAGCAGCCTTGAAGTCTATTTCATCTATACTAAAGTTCTTGGCAACCAAGTTGTAATCTATCGGGTCTTGCGACTTCGCCATAAACAACAATTGTTCTTTCTCGGTCTTTTCGTCAAAATCAACGGCTTCTACCTTGATGTCATAATCTGTTTCGGGAGTACCATCATAACCTTGGATAAGGTCAACGCTCATCACTCGTTTATGCCCATCTATGAGATTTCCTGTTGTTTCATTCCATTGAATACCACCAATAAGACCAACTTTCTTGATATTGGCTTTCTGTTGTTTGATGTCAGCATCGGTATGTACCTTCGGGTTGCAAGGGTTCAAGTTTATTTGAGACCTCTTGATTATCTTTGTTTCACTTCCTTTTTTCATTTCAGTTCCTCCTTGTTTTTATCAGCTTTCAACATAACTATCCTTGCCATTGGGAATACCTTGTATATTTTCTCTAAATCTGCCGGATAAAACTCTTTGAGAAATTTCTGATACTCAATATCCTCAACATCAACTCCTGAGCTTTGTTTATTCGTTCCATTTGCTTCTGGGTTCTTTAAACGATGGTCAAGAATATAATCCATTATTTCCTTGTTTTTATATGTAGATAAAGGATAGAATTTCTTCGTCTTCCAATTGATAGCTTCCTTTCCATCCGTATAACTTCTAAGCATAAGCCGTCTGTTCAAAGAATCAGATTGTTTAAATCCATAACAAGTCCATTCTACACCAAGTCTCTTCCTGAGTTTTTCGGTTATATCAGCTAAAGTCCATTGTCTTTGCTTAGGGTCTTGTTTTATTCCCATATATCCGGTTTTTATATCATAAAATAAAGCATAATGAGGAACTTGAACAAACTCAATGTTCGGGTACTTGGCTTTAGCGTAATTATAGTAACGCATAATATGTTCCAAGTCTTTTACTATATACATGAATACTACCACAACTCTCTTGAACTTCTTGTAGCATAAATCAAGCAACACGATAGAATCCTTTCCACTCAGAGAATGGAAAAGTAATATACTATCTGTCTCCTTGGAAACATCATCAATGATTTCTCTTGCTCTTTTTAGTTCTTGCATACATTATTCTCCTTAAAAACAAGGGGTGAATGAAAGTTAATTCATTCTACCCCTCTTGACTTTTAACCTCTTCTAAGTCTGCGGTTTACACGTTCTGTGACATTATTAGCTGCTGTACGAGCTGCCAATGTACGCATAGCACCACCATAAGTGGTTCCTTGTGCGCCAGTGTTTCGGTACTCAACATTTCTGCCACGTTCACGTCTCTCACCAGCCCTAAGACCAGTTGTACGATTTGTTACCGCTCTCCATTGAGAATAACGATAACCTCTTGATGCCTCTGACATAGTTGTAACGTTTTAAGTCCACGAATCATAAACTACTCCCCTTGGGGAATTATCTAGGCTCGGTGGACTTACGCCCACCTACTTTAGAGTCGTTTCTGTTACCTTGTCAACAACAAAGAAGAAAAACAAAGGACGTTCTTTTTCCTTTTTAAGCTCCAATGCTTCATACATTTCATCCAAATCATGGCTTTCATACTTTTCGTGAAGGAAATCAATATCTTCTTTCATAACGATACAAGTATCATTTACCAATACATCACAATCGAGATACCACGAATTGTTATAATCATGGAAGTGGATTGTCTTTACTACTCGCAAAGGGTCAACAATGCCATCCTCCTGCGCTTTGATAACATCCTCTTCTTCACCATGCTTCTTAAGGAACTCCAAAACATCCTTGTCGAACAAACGACCAATATAATGGTCTGTATAGGCTCGATACTCTACCTTCTTCTTTCCTTCAAGAATCTCCTTGGCATTCTTTCTTGTCATAATCAAGTTAAGAACCTCAATAGCCTTGGCTGGCTTGAAATCGGGATACTTCTCTTTAAATGCGCTTACCTGCGCATCAAAATCTTCTTTGTTATTACTCATAATTAATTATTTCAAGGAACGCAATGCAAAGATAGTAATATTCTTTCATCCAAGCAAATGCGTTCTGGTTATTAAACTCACTTTTGACTAATTGTGAAATACTACTTCTTTTCACCAAACTTCTCTTCAAATGATTTTCTGACTTCTTCAAACTCGCTGTCATCAATAACATTTGGGTCAAAATTTTCTTCTTTCTTCATATTTATTTCTCCTATATGTTTTAGATAATCATTTTTAATCTTTCTCCAACAATGTTCGCACCTTGAAGAATCCATAAATTCTGTTGGCTCGCAAGGGGCTACATCTTTCAGTGAATCGAACTCATGTGACAGAACCTTAAACACGTTCTCAAAATGCTCTTTGTTGTATCTTAAAGCTTCGTCACGATAACGAAACCAAGTACAACATTCTTGAATACTTGTATTCTTGCTGAAAATCAAATATGCTTTATTCATAATCCGATACAGTTGTTTCGGTGTGTCTCACCTTTTATATTACGTTGCAAAGATAAGAAAAACGCCCGAATCCTGCAAATTATTTAATACATTTCTTTTGTATCTTAAATATAATTCGTATTAAGAAACACATTTTAATCTTTCATTACTTCAAAATGGGCATCCATAGCCTCAACAATATTACATAACGTATCAATGTCTGCATTAAAACGCCCCATCTCTATATTACGAATATTATTAGGCTTATAACCGGACTTTTCTGCCAACTCCTCTAATGTTATACCACTAAGTTCTCTAACCTCTTTAATCTTCTGCCCCATTATATAGCGATAGAGATTTCGATTACGATGTTTCTTATCATCATCGGGATTTCTTCTTTGCTCTAAATAAGCAATTTCAAAGTTCCTTACCTTCAGACAATTAACCATGTTACCAAATATCTTATGCTTAGGGGGAAGAGGGAAACCATCGGCATCCTCTTTTACAAGTTCTATTTCGCCACCTTCGGTAGCCTGTATGTACTGAGCGAAGCGCACCGCATCATCGTAGTACATTTCCGTAAATCTTTGTATCATATTTTAAGAATTTTCTGCAAAGGTACACAAAATAACTCACATTTGGTCAAACTTGAAACATGCAAATAGGTTTTATTTGGTATTTTTAAGACTTTGCTGTATTTTTGCACAATAGGAATAAAAATAATTTAATCATATAATTATGTGGGTATATAGCGAAAAACAAAAGACGTGGGTCAACCTTGAACAAGTTCAGCGTATAGCTAGCGATGGACAAGGTGGGTATCTGTTAATCAGTCAAGATGGCAAGAAAACATCCATCGACCAAACTTGGTATGACAAGGCTATGCGTTGGGTTGACCCTGACTGGTGGGAGAAACATCCTAATGGCGGAAAGGATTCCTTGAACTTTGAAGAAGCTCTGAAGGCTATCATGAAAGCTACAGGTGCAAAAATGAATAAAAAGGAAGAGGAGAACAAAAACAAAGAGGGGGAAGAATAGACCTTCCCCTTTCTTCAAAATTCAAACATCGTTCCTTGCCTCTCCTATCATTTTCATAACATATTCCACTACCTTTTCATTCGCCTTATTGATATTCGTAAAGTCCTTTTGAATGTAAATATCAGTAACATCTAATTGCGAAACATGATTGAGGGCTTCGTGAATGGTATACTTATCAATACCTAGTTTATTTCTTGCTATAGATGCCCAAGTATGACGGGCTGAATAGAAATCGAAACGAGGAATGCCCAGTTCGTCAGCTATGAAATGCAATCCCTTATTTATATGCTTGTTGAAATTGGCTGCATTACTATATTTCTGATAGAAATCAAAGACCCTTGTTGTTCCCTTATATTTCCGGAACAAAGGTTTGATGATGTCAGGTACGACAATTTCAATGTGAGCATTATCATTTCTCCTATCTCTGGTTTTAGCTCTATCGTAGGCGAGTACGCCCTTATTATAGTTGACACATTCATATATATCAACAGAATTCATTCCCATCAGAAAGAACGAGAGTACATAACAATCCCTTGCCATACCTACACGTCTAGTCCCCTTGAAATTAAATACTCTTACAAGGTTCTCTTCGCTGATTACCCTATCTTTTGTCTGTGGAATATCCCTCGGAACGGAGAATTTATCAAAAGGGTTACTTCGGATAATATCATTTCCATTCGTATTATATTCTTTGATAGCTTCATTGAAGATATGCCGCATATTGCCCAAATATAGGGATTGTGCCCTAGGATGGCCATCTAGGAATTTCTTATATCCGTTAAGGAATCTGTAGTCTATGAGAGAAAACGGCAGCTTACGGCAACCATTATAGCGTGCAAGGGAATTGAGCATAATCAGATAATTCTTCTTTCCCTTATTGTCGGATTTCTCAACCCACTCTTCGGTAAAGGAAAAGAAGTCTAAATCCTCAGTATTGTTGCCTAGATTAATCAAATGCTCACATATCCAATCAATATCCACATCTTTACCTAGCAAGTCTACCTCTAAGTCATAGAGTGCATCCTTCATAACGTTCATTTTATCTTCAATCGTCTTCAATATCTTACGTGAAGAAATCTTTCCGGCTCTAGACAAGTCTGAGTCGGAAACAACTATATTGGTAGGAAATCTTTTTCTCTGTCCCTTATGAGAGAGAACAATAGACACCTTTCTTGTCTTGTCTTGCTTTGGTTTTCCAAGCTCGTATGTTATTGTAGCCATAATTTTTTTCCTTTTAATTTACAATATTTTGCGGCAATTTTGCGGAAAATGCGGCAATTTTGCGGCAATTTTACACTTTACTTGTAGTGCTTAGAGCCTACTTGTGAAGTTTTAAAATCTTCTAATAAATCATTTCTGTTTCATAAGCAAAAGTTCATTTTACGTCCATAAACGCCTATTTCATAGCTATTTATAAAGAAAAAATGGTGAAACAACCTATACGATTATTTCACCATTCCTTGTTTATTTTCATAGTGATTCCGTTGGGGTTCGAACCCAAGACCCACAGCTTAGAAGGCTGTTATACGGAACGCCAATAAAACACCTAAACAATAGCGACTTACGCTACAGGCGAATAATCATTTTGCGGCAATTTTGCGACATTTTATACAAACCTACTCCACAGAATATACAAATATACTTTACATTATCTTTTCTTTTTCTGCTGATATTCCACAACTAAGAGCTGCTTCACATCTGTTAAATCTAACTCTAAATCACGATAGGTTGGATTAAAGGAACGCAATATAAGCTTTCCATTATTCATATCCAAGTCAATGATGCGCTTCAACAGAATACCTTCTTTGTGAACTATTATATATTCCTTTCCGTCTATATGAAGTCCATTGTTCTTGACCATGTAATCAGGGCAGACTTTACATATTACGATGTCTCCATTCTGATAAGCTCTAGACGAGCCATCATCCATAGAATCACCGCTTACCTCGAATGCTACGTACTTTTCTTTATCTTCCTTTACAATAGGGATTGTAGGGAGCGATGATATATATACATCATCTGCATATCCGCTAAGATAACCTGCATAAGCCATCTGTGGAACAAGAGGAACAAAGCTGACGCTTGAATTGATATTCGACTTGATGTCATCGTTAAACATCTTTCCTTCTCCGGTCTTAAGCCAAATCAAATTTAGCTGAGGATAAGCCAAAGAGATATTCTTCAAGAATGTCTCGCTAGGCATATCCGGCAATCTGTTAATCGCACTAGTATAGCTCTTACACTTCCGCAAGAAGAAAGTCGTACTAATTCCCATCTCGGTACAGAATGGCGCAATTCTGCTTTTATAGTTGTTGAACTTTTCAATATTAGCCTCCGGCTGCAACATTTCACCTGCTCCATTAGCTAGCCAATCCATATTAAGATCTGGGAATTTAGAATTTACTCTATAAGATACCCTTGCCGTGAACACACCATTCTTCCCTATAATTGGAAAGTTAGAGGCCACATCAGCTTTGTCGCAAAATTCACGTTTGGTAATTCCTTTATATTTAAGATACTCACGCAGTCTAGTCTTTGCGTTTTCGTTTTCGCTTACCTTTATAGGTGAAGAGATGAACATTTCCCCCATTCCAGTCCTAATATAACTTGGATTTACCTGCGGAAATTTTCTCGTTATAGCTTGCAAGCTTTTGGAAGATACACGATTAGTTATACGGCTTACGAAGCCATGTCCTAAGCCTACGGTATCCTCGAATTTTTCATTTGAAGTGTAACCCAAAGCAGTGATTACAGCCTTCAGTCTTTCGTATGCACTATTCATAACCTAAAAATTTTATACGCAGTAAGCGTATGTGTAACTTAATTTATGTAAACATTTAAAGTTTAAAGATAATAAAGGTTAATAATGTACTTTTAAACACTATTTTGTTTGCATATTTGCGATACTTTTCTTATCTTTGCACTCGTAAACATTAAATATGTTGCAAATATACATAAATATATCGTAACTTGCAAGAAATTTAATATATTTTTTGTAATATTACATAAAAGGTGAGACACACCATAAAAACTGTAGAAAGAATATGTCATTAAGCGAGATTAAGCAATTAGTATCTGTAGCATTTCAAGCTGGACGGATGGATGCCCAATTTGAAATGGGCTTGCGTTCCGACAGGATACGCAGAAAGGATGCCGAATGCTATCTTGTATCAAAAGGATTCGAAAAGCAGATGATTGACAAATGGGTCAAGAACAGGTTAATGAAAGAATATGTAGGTGATAGTAAAAACTCACCTAGATATTATTCTCTAAAAGAAATCAATGAACTTGTTGTTTCTTGTCAGATTAAGAAAATGATTATTTAAAATATACGACTATGGCAGAGAATAAGACAGCGAAGCCTGTAGAAGGGCAGAACGAAAAAATTAAGGATTATGAGTTTCGCCTCCTTGATGCGGATGAGATAGAAGTCCGTGTCGGTCAAGGTGGTAATCAGAAGTCACCGGATTGGTGTTCCTTGTTGCTTTACAAGGACGCAAGATGTGACATGAGACGATTAGATGAGAAGTTCGGCATCTATGGTTGGAAACGTAAGCATGAGCTTATTGGTCAGAACCTCTTTTGCACGGTTTCCGTTTATAAAGAAGGTATCGGTTGGATAGAAAAACAAGATGTTGGTACGCCAAGTAACACTGAAGCCGTTAAAGGTCAAGCAAGTGATTCTTTCAAACGTGCATGCTCTTGTTTAGGTATCGGTCGAGAATTGTATACTGCTCCCAAGAAGATATTCATCAACCTCAACCGAAATACCGAATATTCTCAAAGCGGAAAGTTGAAGACAATTTTCCATGTTGGATATGTAGGTTATACAAACAGATGTATTACCAAACTTATTATTCAAGATGAGAATAACATTGTACGTTGGTATTGCGGCATGACAGAACAAGATGTTCTTGAATGGATGAATAAACAGAAAGAAGTATATGGTTGCTCTGAACCAGCTCCAAAGAGTGAGGAGGAAAAAGACGAAAATCTTAATGAGCAAAAACAATATGCTTATCCACAATTGCAACAGGCTCAAATTTGGGAGGACGTAGATAGAGTTTGGAACGGATTCCCAGACCTTCAGAAGTCCGAAGAGTTTAAACGAAAATGTGCATTACGAAAGATGGAACTCGCACAGAGCAAAAAGGATTTAAAAGCTGTTTATGATGCTTATCCCGAATATCAAAAGAATGCGGAGTTCTTAGCTAAGTTGACACAATTTAAATCCAGATTAGTATGATACAATTGAATAACAGCGGAGTCCTTTATGAGGACTCCACACACCAGTACTTTTATGATGGTCGTGAATTGAGTGGTATTACAGGTATGCTTCATCAGTATGTATTCCCCAACATGTACTCTAACGTAAGCGAAGAAGTATTGAAAAAAGCTGCCGAAAAAGGCACTATTATCCACGAGCAGGTTGAGTTGTTTGCTTCATTGGGTATTGAGCCAGCCTCGGAGAGCGTTAAAGCTTTTGTTGCTTATATCAAAGAGAAAGGATATGAGATTATTGGCAGCGAATATGTCCTTCGTATCGGAGAAGACCATGCAAGTGCAATCGACTTAGTGATGCACAATGTTGATGCACCGGACAATGAGGTTGAGATTTGGGATATTAAAGGTACTTATTCCGTTAATAAGGAGTATGTACGTTGGCAGAACTCAATGTATAAGTTCGGTTTCGAAACATTGAATCCTCATCTGAAGGTTACACGTATCTGTTGTATGTGGTTGCGTGATGACGAGAAGCGTGGAACAATCTGTAAACTCATCCCATTAGGCAAGCCAAGACCAGCGAGTGATGTTAAAGAATTGTTCCGATGCGAGAAAGAAGGTCGTTTGTATAGTGATGATACAAAGACACCTTATTATATTATAGATAACGAAATTGCACTCATGGACGTTCAAGAGCGCATTGCCAAATTGCAAGAACAGGAAAAGAAGTTGAAGGCAGCTATCTTTGATGGTATGTCAAACGACAACCTCACATCTTATAAAACTTCGATTTACACTTATTCCTTGAAGTCTGCTTCTGAGAGGGTTACGTTAGACACGAAGGCTTTTGATGCGGATGACGAAGAAGCTTACAACCATCTATTGAAAAAGTATAAAAAGGTAACTAAGGTAAAGCCTAGTTTGACCTTGAATAGAGTTGGATAATTTATTGTTTTATTAAATATTTTAAGTTATGGCTAATAGTTATAAAGGTAAGATTGTTGCTATCGAAGGCATTCAATCTATTCAGAGACAAGGTAAAGAACCATTTGAAAAGAGACGTTTGATGCTTGATGTAACACGTTTCGATGGTTTGACAGGTGAACGTGGCTACGAAAAGCGCATCATCTTTGAATTCAGCGGTAAGAATGTACATGTTCCGGATGGTTTTAATGTCGGGGATATAGCAGAAGTATTCTTTGACGTAGAATCATATCAAGGAACAAAGAAGGATGGTACAACAGATTGGTTCACATCTGTTCGTGGCTACAAGATGCAAAGGATTGAAGCACAGAACAATGCGCCACAAGGTGGTACACAAGCTGCTGCTAATAATCCTTTTCCACCACAAGCTCCAGCCGCAGGTACAGCCCCAATTCCTCCAGCGCAGCCGAGTGGGACGAACACATCTGATGCGCCATTTTAAACTTACTATGGTGGAGAATTAATTTTCTCCACCTTTCATTAAAGAAAGATGGTATATAATATGTTGAATCCTGTCGAGCTTGAAAAGTTCGAGGAACGTACTAAGGCGATGATAGCCAAAGCCAAGAAACTACAAGGTGATTATTATAACGAGAAGTTCTTTGTTGTTGACCTTAAAGAGAGACAACAGTCTAGGACAATCCAACAGAATGCTTATCTGTGGGTAACAATCACTTATGTAGCTATCGAAGAAGGATATACTAAGGACTATATCGAACAAGAGTTCAAACGTGTAAATAAGGATGTTTTTCTTAGGGAGCGTGAGAATAAGCAAGGTAAGACCTTCCAATATTGGAGGCACATACCAGACCTTGACAAAGAAGAAATGTCTTTATGTATAGACCGATGGCTTCATCATTGTTCTATGGAAAGAGGATTATACATACCTACTCCACAAGACCATGCTTATATGGTATGGCAAACGCAGGTAGAGAGGCAAGCAGAATTAAATAAAGAGTTTCTATAGGATGCTTGGTGTCGTAGCTCAGTTGGATAGAGCAAATGTTTCCTAAACATTAGGTCGTGAGTTCAAGCCTCACCGATACCACATTCTCTAACATAAAAAATAAAGAATATGAAATCATTAACAGGAAAGTATTTTATTGTAGGTGTTCATTATGAGAAGACACTAGAAGACGGAACGAATGCCAAGACTACTGAACAATATGTTGTAGATGCCTTGTCTTGGTCAGAATGCGAGGCAAAGACTACCGAAGAAATGGCAGTTTACACAAATGGTGACATGGAGATTGTTTCTATGAAGAAAGCTGGTTTCTCAGAATTGTTCCTTTCAGAGGTAGATAGTGAAGATAAATACTACGATTGCAGTATTAACATGATTACTATTGACGAAAAATTTGGCAAGGAGAAGAAGACCAAGGTTCGTTATCTTGTGCAGGGTGATACCATTGAAAAGGCTCGTAAGAATGTAGATGAGATTATGGGTAAGACTATGATTGATTACAATATTACAAGTCTTAAGGAAACATCAATCATGGATGTATTCTTGCATATGGGTAAACCAAAGGAGTAAGGCTTTTCATTTTTCTTATTATTTAATTAGTTTGAAATCCCCCTATGGGGTGGTGCTGCTTAGTTCAATGGTAGAACGTCCGCCCAAATCGGAAAAAGGTTGTGGGTTCGACCCCCACAGCAGCAACTATGACTTTAGGTTTGATAAAGGATAAAGATTATGGGATATTATGATAGATTCAACAAAGGTGGAAAGAAACCTAAACACCAAAGGAGCGAGAAGCAAAAGTGGGTTGACAAGCTAGATAGGCTTATGTCGGTTTATATCCGCATGAGAGACTCTAGAGAGTTTCACTATAAGTACTTCAGATGTATCAGTTGTGGACGAATACAGCCAATCGATCAAGCCGACAATGGGCATTATTGCGGACGAACTCATATGAGTTTGCGCTTTGATACACGTAATCAAAATGCGGAATGCAAACGATGCAACAGATTCTCTTCTGACCATCTTATCGGTTATAGAAAGAATTTGATAATGAAGCTTGGAAGATTGGCTTATTTGCAGAAGCATCCTCACGTTCCTTTAGATATGGAAGAAGTTAAGCGGCTCGGAGAGCAACAAGTTGATTTATTGGAGGTAATGAAACATCAAGTAAAGAATTGGTCTGTGTTTGAATTACAGGAACTCTATAAATACTATGCGGCTCTAATTCTTAAAATGAATGAAGAAAGAGATAATCTATAAGATTTAAATAATGTTACTGCATTAATAATAAACACTAATTTGCTTGCATTATTAAATTATTCTTCGTACCTTTGCAATCGTCTTGGTGAGACACACCATAAAAACTGTAAGGTCATTTTTCTATTGGCTTTTGTTATGCATAAGACTTGTGCATTCCTATATAGTAACAAAAGTGATTTCATATTATTTGTGAAATGAAGTTTAAATTAAGACCATATCAAGAAGAGGCAAGCAAGAAGGCTGTTGAGTTTTTCTTGGATGAAAAGAAAAATTGGAACGCTCTGGAAGTGCTTCCTACTGCATCGGGCAAATCATTGATTTTGGCAGATATAGCTGCTAGACTCAAGGATAAAGTGCTTGTGTTCTCTCCTACTAAGGAAATTTTGGAACAAAACTACAAGAAGTATTGTTCTTATGGATTTGATAATGCCAGCATCTATTCCGCTAGCTTTAAATCAAAGGAAATCAGCGATGTTACTTTTGCTACAATTGGTAGTGTGAAAGGACATCCCGAATTGTTTACTGACTTCAAGTACATATTGATTGATGAGGTTCATTTAGTGAAACCTGAATCCGGCATGTATAAGGAGTTTCTTGATAAATTAAAGAGTAAGGTCATAGGCTTAACCGCAACACCTTTCCGTTTGTATTCCTATCAGAACTATGGTAGCATACTGAAGTTTCTGACAAGAAGTCGAGACAAGATTTTCAAGGAGCTTATTTACTATGTTCAAGTTGAGGATATGGCTAAGAACGGATATATCTGTCTGCCAAACTATTACTCTTGTCCACCGCCACAATGGAACGAAGGAAACTTGCAGCTCAATTCAACTTGCCGTGATTACACTGACCAAAGTGTCAAGCAAGAATATGAACGTGTAGATTTGTACGGATGGCTAGTTAGTGTTGTCAATAGATTACTTAATCCGAAACGAGGTGGACAACGTAAAGGCATCTTGGTTTTTACCAAGTTCGTTAAAGAAGCTCAGATGCTAACCTATTCGATACCAAACTGCGAAATGGTCTGTGGAGAGACACCACCTAAAGAACGTGAGGCTATCATCGAGCGTTTCCGCAATGGGCAGACTAAGGTACTGGTAAATAGCCAAATCTTGGTCGTAGGCTTTGACTATCCGGAGTTAGATACTGTAGTGTATGCAAAGCCAACACGCTCTTTAGCGCAATACTATCAAGTTGTAGGAAGACTTCTTAGACTATCAAAAGGAAAACAGCCTTGGTTTGTTGACCTTTGCGGTACTTATGATAGATTCGGAAAAGTTGAAGACTTGAAATTGCTAGACCAAAACGGCAGAGGGAAGTGGGTTATAATGAGTGGAAATAAACAATTAACAAATGCATTTTTTTAAGATATGGTAGTAAAATTAGACGAAAAAGCATGTAGCTTGGATGCAGATGAATTGGTCGCTTTCGTCCGTCTGTCATTTAATGCTGACAAAGACGGATATGTGTATGGGAGCAACAAGGAATTATCGGATAAGATAGGTATGTCGGTAGCCAAGACAAAAAAAGCTATTGATGGACTGTTTGAGAAACAAATGGTATCTATCGGAAACGGAAAAGTCTTTATTTGGAAGCATGAAGACAACATAGAATTTGCTGAAGGTGAAGAATCTAAACCACACAAGAATGAACCTGAACGAATAGCATTGAATAACGTCCCTAGTGTAACACAAGTGGATGATAAAGCAAAAAAGGTGTGCGAATATTTCAATAAGGTTATCGCTGGAAGAGGAATGCCTCTAGTTCATGCCCTGACATCGAAGAGAAAGTCAATGATTAATTCACGGCTTAAAGAATATGGGAGTGAGCAAATGAAACTTGTAATTGATAAAGCAGCCGCATCTGGATTTCTTAATGGTAGTCACGGATGGATGGCAAGTTTTGATTGGATTATGAGACCGAATAATTTTGTAAAAGTATTGGAAGGAAATTATGATGATAGAAAGCAAGGAACTAATAAAGATGCAGAGCAAGGCTATTATCAAGAGTCAGCCAACCTCGTGCAGCGTCTCAATCAACAGAGAAAAGCAACGAATATTCAATGAGTACGGAACGTTCGATAACGTTCTAATGTCTTTCTCTCCATCAAGCCGAGCAGGTGGTAAGATGCCCATCGGAAAAGCTTTTAAAAGCAACGCACCAACACTTACCTATCTTGACTTGTGTTATGGAGAAGGAAGTGCAATAACATGGCTTGTAGCATGGGTTTCTGATGTCTATGGTATTTGTGGCTTTGTAAATAATGAGGTTACTGATAATATCAAGATAATGACTGCAAATGCTATAAAAGATGAGTATTATTTCCTTAATCTGAACGAGCTGATTACGTTCTTCAAGATGTTTATTGCCGGAAAGTTTGAGAAATTCTACAAGAAGCCAAATCCGCAAGTTATAACAAAGAGCTTGAATACTTTCTGTTCCCATCGTATAGATGCCATAAAAGCAGTAGAGGCAAATATACAGAAAGAGAAAGAGGCTAAAGAAGATGAGGCTATCAAGCAAAATGCCATCACTTATGAAGAATGGGCGGCAATAAAAAAAGCTAAGGGCGAGGAAGTTAATATAGAACTTATCGAAGACGAGAAAGGCAACAAGCTTTTTCGGGTTAAAGCTCCTAAAGCTGATACTAGATTAGACTCGGCTTACATGATAGTCAAGAATACGACAAATGCAGATTTCAATACTCTATGCAAACTGAGAGAATGCTTTATCAAGAAATATGATATAGACCCTTATGATTTGATAAAAAATTTAGGAAACAAAAAACTTAGAGAATATGAAGAAAGAAGAAATAGTCAAGGCAATCATTAAAAACCTTAGAGATGTAAACGGCAAGAAGTTCCGCAAGGATGATGTTCAAGCCATTGTGAATTTTTTTATAGACCTCACAAAGCAGTCGTTACGTAATAGAGACAGAGTGACGATACGTAGCTTTGGAACGTTTGTGGTACGACACAAAAATTCCAAGCCAATCAATTGCGTGCGAACTGGAGAGAGAACGATGACTAAGGAGAAAGACCATGTGGCTTTCATTCCCTCTAATGATTTTGACTTAGATTCAATTGTATAAAAAATGGAGATAGCAGAAATTGAACAGATTATAGAGGCCTGCAACTTCGATGTTGCTAGCCAAACCCAAAGGGCTGAAACATTCAACGTAATTGACGCTATTGTAGAAATGCGCAAATACGAAGGTCGTTTCAATGCCAAGCGTTGGGAATATGAAAATGTTAATGGACGTGGTACGATAGAAATATATTCTAAACTCGTTGCCGGAACTCTAGAGGACAAATTAGCAGAATTTGCTATTACATTATTCTCTATGGCCAATAAGTACAAGATGAATGTCAAATCGTTGAGGCTAGACCCAGACTCAATGAGAGACCGTTCCTTTGAAGACTTGATGATGTCTATGCTGAAGATAGAAATGACGCATTACCGAGTATTCAAGAAGATCATAATATTGATTGGCATGCTTTGCGGATATTGTATGATGAATGGAATTGATTTGTTGTGGTTCGTAAATAAGAGACTTTTGATAAACATTAAATAGGCTAAAATATGAAGAAGTTAAAGTTAGTTTTTACGAGTACGGATTTCGCATCTTATACGAAGAGTACTATGGGTATGTTATGCAAGGTTCTGCTACGAATTCCTTACCTTGCACTTGTAGGCATAGTTAGTACAACATGCTGGCTTGCTAAGTGTATTGTAAGGTTCTGCAAGGAGAACACAAAGGCAGCGGTAATTATCGGTTTTGTTCTTTGCTTTATGGTTATGTTTGTTGAGTTTGTCTATTTTAAGATTCAACTTGCAAAGAGTTCATATCAGACAAGTGAACTAATTAAGCGAAACTATGAGCTGGAGCAAACCGACAGATACGATATAGGCTTCCATGATGCGATGGCAAAGAGCAAGGAAATGCTTACTCAAAATATTAAGCCATGACGGATGAATTTAGAAATGCCTTTACGAGGGCGCAAGCCTTGCAGAGAAGATTTAACCCTGATTGCATGAACTCCTTTTCGATAGCGATTAAATACGATAGCTATTACGAGGAATACATGGAGATTGAATTGAGAACAGATAATGATAAGTTCTTTATTTCTACATTGACATGCGTTTACGAAGAGGATTACACTCTGAGATTAGACGAATTAGAAAAAACAATAGACAAATTATTGACAGAAGAAGACAATGAATAAAAAAGTTATTTTTGTAAGCCTTTTGGATGCTGTAAGTATTCCATCTGGTAATGAGCATCCTGTGGACATTACGGATTTTCAGCTAAAGCACGATTTCTTTAGAGCGTTGCAAGCTGATGATAATATAGTCCGTGTCAATATCTTAGGATATGACAAGAACCAAGTAATGTATTCAAGTGATATAACATTCAAGAAAATGGCATCGGTTATTACGTACGAAATAGCCATGTATGCTGATAAGGCGGTAGTTCCATATTGCTCTACGGATAGTATTGATGATACTTTTCTAGATGCTGCAAAAAGCACCGTGAGTATAGAGTTTCTCAAAGACAAATCTAATTGGCTGATTATTGGGAACGATGATCTGGCTGATAAATTTGGGGTTGACAATATAACAATGGAGGATTTCGTCAATGGAGAACTTGGAGAATATTCTGAAGGAACTAAGACAGCAGAAAAGAGATAAACATATTAAACCGGAAATCTTGACCTTAGCAGCCATAAAGAATAGGTACGGAAAAGACCCGTTACCTGAGTTGCGCAATTTATGGGCAAAAGGACTGGTTAAGAATTGTAGAACTTTAAATGATTTAGGCTTTATATACAATGGATAAGGAGTTAACAAAGAAGTTAGTAGCACAAGGCAAGGCTTATGTACTTGACTTGCGAGGTGGTAGCGTTCCTTATAAGGAAGGTAATGCAGCGGCAGTTGATTTTTACTGTCCACAAGATGTAGTGTTGAATATGCCTTGGGTGAAAATGGGTAGAGGTCACATCAACCTACGTTTAGGAATTGAACTTCCTAAAGGTGTTGGCTTGGATATTCGTTCACGTTCTGGTTTTACTGACAAAGGTATGGAAGTTGATGTGGCTTTCATCGGAAAGGATGAAACACAAGTTGGTTACATGACTAAAGTAAGAGCAGATGTAGATATTTGTCTTGGCTTAGTTGATGAAGATTACAGAGGCGATATTGGTGCGCTTTATTGGGTCAATTCTGAGCGTTATATGCCTACAAAAGATAGCCAGTTTAAGCTTGATGACGATTACGAATATTACGTTTTCGTAGTCAAAAAGGGTACTCGTGTTTGCCAGGGTGCATTCCGCAAGGTAGAAAATCCAGAATGCATACTTGGAGAGTTGAATATGGAAAATAATCGTGGAGGAGGATATGGACATGGTGGAACTAAATAACAATGGGTGTAGCGAATATACTAACAAGTATATCTTTGAGATTAAGCATTTGGCAGACATGATTGAATGCAAGGATAATGCCGCTTTCATTTCTTCTCTAAGGGAGGACTTCGGAAAGCTCGGATTATTTTCAAGCGCAGCCAATTTCCTTCGTCTTATGTATGAGATACGAGCATCTTCTGAAGACAAAGAAACCTTACGAAATCATATCAGCGTAATGGCGATGGAAGCCTTGCTTACGCTCTCTTGGTTTATTGTCTCAGATTATAACGACATCATCGGGTCGCAAATCGAACTTTTCAAAACCAAGAATAAGCGGTATGGAAATGCTTTCTCGGAATGTTTCTCTAAGGATGGTTATCCGTATGCATTCGGTCATTTGCAAGAGAAGATTAATCGTATTTGCTCTTTGCTTACTTTGAACGAGGATGCTAAAGAAGAGCCTATTCTTGACAGCTATAAAGACTTGTTGGGATATTGCATTTTAACTCTAATAGAAATAAAATGAAATACCGGATTAAAAGAATTGAAAAAGTTATCAATGGGCAGAGTTCGTTTGAGCACTGCTCGTTGGTAGTTTCCGACATAGAAATGTTTAGAAAACAAATAGATGCAGACGAGGTTAACTTCGTCTATGAAATGTTGAACTAAAAACAGAAAAGAATGAAAGAACCAGACATTGAAATGAATCTAAAGAAAATCATGGAACGTATAAAATGGATTAGAGAAACTAAGGCCATCTTATCCAAGGAAGAAATAAGTCTTTCCATTCCATTGATGCAAGATTTATCACAAGTAGGCAACATTTACGATAAATTTATGAGCTATCATGCCGGACGAAATTCCACAATGGTACGCAAGCAATTTATCTTTGTTATTCTTTACCTTTATTCTCCTAGTGCCCTTGGCGGTTCTAAGATGAGAAGAGGGCTAAGAGAGAAAATCGCTAAGGTTTTGGGGTGTACATGTTCTAATGTGAGCCATGATTACAAGAATATCAGTTTCTATTATGTTACTTACCGAAGTTTCCGTAATGACGTGAATGAGATATTGGATAAGCTATTAATAGATTTGGGTTTAAAAGAGATAGGGGAAGAATAGATTCCCCTACCCTTTTTTATTATTGCAACTTCAACTGCTGTTTTATGCCTAGTCTTTTTGCTTCTTTACTAAAAAGGTCTATTTTGCGTTTTACTTTATCTTTAAACTTCTCAAACAATGCAATTAAAGCCTCTTGCTCGGTATCAAAAAGCTCTTCTTCTCTAATTGTATGCTGTACGGTTCGTTTACAATGGTCGGGTTTGTATCTATAATCTATCCACCAACCCGAAGAATTAAATTCGTTCCCCTCGTACCAAGAAACGTTGCAGCATCCCTTTATTATACAGCGTTGCGGATGTTCAAGCCAACCATCTATATACCAAGCAATATCACCATTCCTATATTTGGGGATGGGTCTTTCCTCTTTGTTCGTATACTTATATTTTCCCATATTCTCGCTTTTTATTACTTATAGAAATCCCTATTATAAATACCTGATAACTTTTGCATATCTTCCTCTGTTATATAGTATTTTCGATTTAACTGATATTGAATATAATCTCCATACTCTACATCTTTACATGGAAATAGCTTTCCGTTATCAATTCGTTTAAATACTATATTATAATCTGTCCTCACTCCCTTATTAATAATTGAGAAGTGACTTCCTACAGACTCTCGTTTATCTATTACTTCATACCAAAAAGTTTTACCTTTATGAGACCTATCGTTAATACCCATATAAGCAAAAATTCCTAATATAAAAAGAATAAATAAAAGCTTAAAACAACTGTTATCTTTTTCCATATTACTCATGTTTTACTACTTCCAAATACTTCAACTTTGCGAATCGGTATGAATTATATGTTTTACCAAGCGTTTCATACATCTTAGATGTGAAGAACAGAATGCAGCCTGTATAATCATCAAAACCTAAGATAATATACTTTTCTTCTACATACCCTGCCACGTATGCACCAATGTCTTTACCTTTATAAAGAACTCGCTCACCTACATGAGTATAGAAAAATTCCTCGTTTGTCATACGCTATACTATTTTAGTTCATCAAAATCAAACCATTCTATCTTATCGTAGCACTCGTACAGAGCTTCAATACGATGTGTTCCGTCTCCTCTAGTGACAATCCATACATCATCACTCATCGCTCCGTAGTAAAGAGCCGTAGGATTTACGCCACCTCTACTATATCGGAACATCACCCACTTTTTAAGGGGTGGTTTCTCTTCTTTTAGGTCGTGCCATAATGATGCAGCATTCACGTAAGGAACGTTTTCTGTATCGCAATCGGTAACGCCAACCTTTTCTGTACTGAACGTTACTCCATCCAACTCATTGAAATCTACCTCATCCTCGTTACTACTAATATTGAGGTAAATCTTCTTTGGTAAATTCTTTATTTTCATGTTACTTAAATTTAATAATAAAAAACTCTGTATCAAGCCACTTGTCGGGACATAAGCCTTTTTTTGGCTTGCCGATGATGATACTCTCAATCTCCTTCTCAATTCGTGGGCTATCCTTGCGGTAGCCGTTGATGAAGAGAACGTGAGTGTAAGGGATGAACCTAGCGGTTTTCTTTTCAAGCAACTCTTTGAGCTTTGAATTGCTTATAAGCATATCAAACTCTGGGTGCATTGTAACCTTGCTATATTCATCACTTTCTCCGTATTTTGCTTGAATTAAGCGGTTTATCCAATACGATTTGATAGCTCTGTATTCTTCCGTCTTTTTTCCGGCAGCAATCATATCAAACCACTGCTTCTTGACGGACAGATGCAATACTTTCTTTTTCATACTTATATCTATTAAACTGATTTATAATCTTTTTAATTTCACTATCACGAAGGTGTAGAAAAGGCTTAAAAGAAGGCTTTCTATATACCTTGTTTCCTATCAAAATATCAGAATCATCCATCCATTGCCAAAGATATGGTGGACGGCTATCCAAACGAGGGTCGTCAACACGATTATTGTAAGACTCTTCGCAAGATTTCCAAAACTTATTAAGTGCAATCGCATACACAGAGACAAGTGCCAACCTGCTTAATCTCTCGAATTGTTCTGCGAATAGCAGTGGTCTGAAATCGCATACACATGGAACGTTCTTCATCTTTCCACCTCCTCCCAGTCATTTGCGAGAATGTCACCATCAACGCACGGCATGCCAACAAAAGGAATGTCCAGATAATCCGTCTCCCATATATCATTAAAGGATACACATCGGACGTAAATTTTCTTCTTATTAATAAATGTTGTTCCATTACTCCATATCCTACGTCTCACTTTCTTTCCTTCCTTCATTCTTCTCAGAGCCTCCGAGAAGTCAAATGTTTGCTTGCTCATAACTACTTGTATTTATATCTGTATCTTACATCTTGGAGAATGTAATACACATCATTAAACATATTACCTAACATACGTGATACACTACTATAACGGCTACATAAGTCTTCTGCTCCAACAGAAGCCTTCATAGTTATCTGTGCAGCTATCATTCTTAGCTCAATATCATTACTTACCATTATACCAATAACTTCTTTTTGAATGTTGCAAGAATATATATTGAACCACAACAAGGTGTCGCAGATGTGGTTAAAAGTGCAGCAGGTGGCATGATGTTCCATTGCACTAACTCCCAACCTTCATAGCCTTCTTGGTTGAATCTACCAGATAGAACCTTGGCAATCTCGTCAGCTTTATTAACAACTATTGAAGTTACCATATATTCCCATTCATACTTCTTCATATCTCATTTCTTTTTACTTGTTAAACTTATCGCCTTGGTGATTCTATGGTCTTTTTTACCAACAAAACCATAGCATATTTTGTACTCAAAATCTCTTAATCTTCTGTACCAATAATCACTTGCCGTACTTAGATGACGAGCTTGCTTCATTATCTTCTTTGCCAACCTAATCTTCATACACCAACTAAAGTTCCAATCAAATGATGGACGTGCTTATCGAAAGCAATTCCATACTTGAACATTTCTTCAAAAAGCATAAGACGTTCCTCGTTGGTAGCCAACCGAGTAGTTTTCTTTTTATCCTCGGTCATTGCAAAATGAGAACCTACCATTAAATTCTTATATTCCTTGTGAAGATAAAGATAGCAGAAGAGAATGTGACACCATGGTTCCCAACGCTTACATAACACAATCCAATTATTATTTATCACAACTATATTGCCTTCAGCAACAATATCTTCAAACATATTATTTTCCATACGCTACTTCTTTTTACGACAAGGGCAACTTTCTGCGTGAACAACGCAAACACCATGTTTCGTGTCCACAATCAGATAATCGTGCTTTTCCTCTGTGATTACAGATATACCAACTCTCTTTGCAGGTTTATTGATATTAGCAAACGAGCGAATGCCCTCAAAAATCAATGCTCCTACAAACAAACACAAGACAAGCCAAACGGATGACTTGATTAAGTTTAAAATCTTATTCTTCATACGCTACTATTTCTTTCCGTAATACTTCTCTGATAAGCCGTTGAATCGCTCATAGTTCGGCAACTTGGGAGAGATTTCAAACTTCATCGTTGTAACATCATATCCTCTATCAGTCATTTCTTTGACAAACTCTTTTGTGAAGACCTTATCGAAGAGATAATGAGCATCTGCTTGTGTCATAAACCCTAGTGGGTGATAAGCACCAATGCAGTTCTCTTTCTTATCCCAATATGCCGTTAACTTCTCTTTCTTTTTAAGCCTCATACTTTATTCTCCTTATCGAATTTATTGCCAACAACAAAAGTATCTACAAGATTAACAAAAGGCTGGCAATTATCAGCATTATCTATATCTTTGAAGGCAAAGCATCCTTCTTCTTCAATATAAACTACCTCATAGAGATTATCAATAGACGCTATATCATAACGTTCATTTACTAAGTCTCCTTCCCAAATCTCATTGCCCTTTTCGTCCTTCATCCCAGTGAACTGGCAAACGGTAGAAGGGTCAACACCAATAACACTATAATCGCTCATACTACTAAAATTATCTACTATGTAAGCTCTTTCTTTTATCCCAGCAGTACTTCTGATTAGGCTACCTTCAACCCATCCTTTTCCGTCAAGACGTTTAGCCTTGAACTTGATTTCTCTTTTCATAAGCTATAATTCTTCTTTTTAACGTAAATTTCAAAACTTACTTATTCTTTTTAAATTCAACACATTCATCCTTCCATGTCAAATTCCGCCCAATAAGCTTTACAATTGTACCTTTAGGCAATTCTATTGAACGCCCTTTATAATAAGCATCACCTGTATCTTCATTGCGCCCATCATGTTTAGGATACCACTTTTCGTAGTTTTCACCAACGTATGTTGTCCCCCATATATGATTTCTATCTTTTTGTGTATTGCCTCTGAACGGTTTTACATTGAAGATTTTCTCCGCACCGTCTTTATCCACTGCTAACCATGTTCTTGCCATAACTATTCTTCTTTAAGTTCAATGCTTTACTCGCCTATCTTTTCAAAAATTAATTTTACTTTAATAGGCTCATCTTCCCATGATAAATCAATATTATTTCTTGGAATGGTAAATCTTTTGTTTCTATGGTCTCTAGCTGTTATCTCATCATTACAATTATAAGCGATACCACTTTTCCACTTACTCCAAAAGCCATACCATTTATCACGGAATGGTTTATCTTTAAACAACACTAGCTCGCCATCTTTATCACATGCAAGCCATAAATATTTAACTTTATCACTCATATTTCTTCTTTTTCAAATTCACTCTTTGGAACTTTGTAAGATGTACTATGCCATTCACACTCATCATCTTTGCCTATAACATATTTGGAAAGCATATCTCTCAATGCTTTATAAGTTAAAGTGTTGTGGCGAATCTGAATGCGTATAAAGTTCTCATTATCACACATTGTAAGTGGTGATTGATTATTCATATACACCTTGCCTTTCTTACCAAGGTTACTTCCATTGTAACGTTGGTAGAAATATCCACTAGCCTTATGTTTGATTCTGTAAGGTTTAACCATAACTATTCCTTTCTTCTACGATTTTTTAAATGCAATGCTATAGTGCAAAACGCTATCAATAGCACTAATAATTGTCCTGCTTCCATATTACTTACTTTTAAGTTCTACTGGCTCATCGTTCCAAGACAAGTCTCTTCCGATGAGTTTCTTGACAGAGCCTTTTGGAAGGTAACAACAACCGGTATTTACGAACCTCTGCCCATATAAATATACGACAGAACAAATCCATAATGCATTACTTTCGTTTCTGCGAGGTTTTTCTGCAAAAATATGTTCGTTTCCACTCTTATCAACTGCTAACCAAGACATAACTATTCCTCCAACTTTAAATCAGTTCCTCTATTCCGACTTGCTTTAAGAAAATCGTTAACTTCTTCCTTGTAGGAATAACCGCAATCCTTCTGAAGAGCCTTTATCTTCTTGTAGCCAATACCTGCTTCACGGCAAAGTTCTGCCGCCAAGCTATAGTTTTCGACATAGCCAATAACGTTCTGAATGACCGACCACTGGCCTCGCTCGAAGTCTGTAATGCTATCATCTTTGAAACGACCTAATGCTTTATCGCATAGGCCACACACTCTAACCATTTCTTTTTCAAGCTGCTCAAAGGAGTACTGCCTCCAGTGATATGTAAGGTAGCTTGCGCTACCCAATGCTTCTTTAACTTTATTATCCATAACTATTCTTCCGTTTTTATATAAGGACAAACAACTACCTTTCGATAGTGCTTGCACTCATCCTTGTAATCACAAATATCGCAAAAACAATATGCCATAACTATTCCTCCTCTTTTACACCAAACGGAGTACCATCGGCAAAGGTGTACTCTTTAAAAACACAGGAGAAGTCTTTAACACAACTTTTTCTTCCTAAAAAGCCTATGCCAGCTTGAGATACACTAACTATAGCTGTTAGTTTGCCTGATTTTATTTCTTTTACCCATCCTCTTGGATGATGCTTTTTTATCTCTTTCAAGCATGTATTTGGAAAAGTAAAAGGAATCCATGTAGGCTCAGGTTTGATGCGATACTCTACATTGTCATTGAAATCTGGCTCTATACAAGTTCTCCATTTGCAGTCACCTTTGTCAAAATACTCAATATCTTGACCTTCGCTGAATGCCTGAATAATAGGCAGTAGATCTTTTGCTCGATTTCTATTCATAGCTTTAATAATTTAGTCAAATACTTATCCATGCTATAATATACTACTTCTGTAATAGTATATACAATAAAGGTTTTCTTTCCTTTTTTAGATATTGCCCACCGAAACCTACTTCCAGTTATTATCCAGTTTATTGGTATAAGTATAAATAATACATCAATAAGTGGAGTTATGATACATATTGAGTACATAAGTAACACATATATTAATCGCTTTAAGATTTTCATAATCAACCCTCCTGCTCTTTGTGATGTTTATGAAGTTTATCTAAGTCAATTTCTATTTCAACGACTTCTCCTGTATCTTCATCAACAAAATATTCTTTATAAATATTATTATTCATACTAACCCTCCAACTCTTTAAGAGCTCCTTCCAAGTAACCAACAATCATTTTTTCTTCAAATTTTGAATAATAGTTACCATTCATATAACGAATAGTCTTTTCAATAGCTGATTTTATTTTTTCTTTGTTCATTGCTTATTCTCCTTAATTAATGATTACCATTTCCTTTCCGTCAATATTTGCGTGTTTTAGGCACTTAATATCTTTTATCCAAGTCTGGCTATCAGTTCTAGCAACAAGAGTTTCTGAACCACACTTAGCAATCATAGCAACAATTTCTTTCTGTAATTCCATTAAAGTCATAATTATATTCTCTTCTTTTTACCCTACTTAGTAATTGATAATCTTTTGTGTTTTGCGAACCTTGGCAAAGAAATCAGTGATTTCTTGCGAAGTTGCTTCTCTACAGAAGCCTTCCTTCATCCAGTTACCAATACCGTTTGACTTCTGAATCATTCCGTCAGAATCCTCACCAATAATCACACCATATCCATCAGCATTGATAAAGCCATCATGGATAAACACTTTGGCATTAATATCAACCAAGATAGTACCTGCTTTATATTCACTTAATCTCATATTTTCTTCTTTTTACCCTCTCCCTGTTACCAAGGAGAGGGCTGTTAGTTACTCTGTTACTTCAATGTACTTAACGGGATTGTTCGGGTCTGCACAACATGCGTGCTGAATACACTCAAACTTACCATCATACACACATCCCTCACACATCAAAGTAGGGTCTGAAACTGTCTTAATCATAATTCTATTCTTTTTACCCTCTCCTGTAAAAGGGAGAGGGTGGTTAATCAATCTTCTTGATACTCTCTCTATTGTAGCCGTTTAGTACAAACTCTCTGTTTGAACGAGTACCATCCTTCTTGGCTGGGTTGACTCTGATTTCAACAAATCCAGTACTTCCGTTAGGTCTGATGCTCGAAATCCAACAAACATCACATCTAATACAACTTATCTTATCATCAACTTTGTATGGAAGACTTGCAATATACTCTTCCACGTCTTTACATATCTGACTCTTTGCTTTACTGATGATGTCTTTCTGTATAGACACCTTTACTTCTAATTCTTCTTTTGTCATATCTTTATATTTTATGCCAGAAGGCGGTTAATCATTACAAAACCAGTAGACTCTCCAAAGGAAAGCTATTCCCCAATCTGGATTTGGATTTCTTACTATTGTTGGCAAGGGGAAGAACCAATCTATTTTTCTTGATGATATATACATACCTACATCTCCATTTCGTGATTGATACCTAAGCCAAAGAGAAGGTGCTGTAAATCAGAGACACTATTGATATTGCTACGCAACAAGTGTATATGTGCTGTATAAGCATTCCGAACAGTGCCAATAAAACGATATGGCAAGAATACACTTATACCTTTTTTATTTGGAGAGCAGTAAAACCCTTCATCATAAGGTATTTTCCATCCATTCTTCTCCAAAATTGCAGACGTAAGAGGGATAGGAACAATATCCTTAACCCAAGCACAGCATTCGGCTAAAAGATAGCCTTTATCACCAAATTCCGCACCTTCGATATTCTCTAAGCGAACAACACCTTTCAGAACTGTTCCATCGCCTAACTTCAAAGTCTTTGATGGGTCAGATGATGTTACTCGGTAAACAACATCTTTGGCAGTACCTATTGGCACTCCATTTGTCATGACCAAATCTCCTGGAATATATTCTATATCCATACGCTTTACTTCATTAAACTAAGTTCGTTCTAGCCCAAGCTTCTGCCTTTGGCTTAGTCTTGAACTGTTTGTTTTTACTTCATGCCAAACTCCATAAGGAGCGGTCTTATATTCGATGAGAAACAAACCTTTCTCAATTTTGACTATTCTATATTCAAAATACATACGCTTATATTTTTAAATTGCTATCTAATTGCAAGCCAAAAAGAATATGTTGGAGTTCATCTACACATTTTATCATAACAGTATCGTCTTTTCCGTCATTGAAAGATACTCCGATAATTTCCAAGAAATTATTATATCGCAAAGTGAAAGGGTATTCTTGGTGTTTATACCACCTATGCCCAAAACATTCTCCTTCAGAGCGATAACATGTCCATCCATTCTTTTTAAGAAACTCTTCCCAAATATGAACGTGCATAATATCATTTTGACAAATTTTGCCCAAGCTTTGCCCATCAATAACTTTCAAGTCGTAAGAATAATCTATATTGAACGGATAGATGCTACAGACAATACAAATAAATCCGTGACTATAAACTATATCGCCCACCATATAACGAGGTGGCTTTCTAAATTCTTTGTGTGCCATACACTTTAATCTTTGCTATTAATGAAATCCTCATACTCACCTATCGTGATTTCCTTGAAATCAGAGTTGCGCTTCTCGGCTCGGATGCCATTATCAAAGTAAACGAAAATGCGGTCTTTGTGACGGAGTAACTGAGTAATAGAGAAACGTCTAACTTGAGGTACTTCTATATTCAGTTCATTCATTACCTTGAAATGGTTAGCAACTGATTTATAGGAGAGAAGAACGGAGGCTATTTCCTTGCCTTGCTTACTACGCTTGTTAGGCGCAATAGCTACATAGTAACCGTCTTCCAATTTTACACCATCTACCTTCTTCCACACCTTCTTATCTAGCGTATCGTAACGCTCAGAAAGAACCCATATAGCGGTAATCTCGTACACTCTTGTGAGAGTTCTGTTAGGCTGATAGCCCTGATATTTTTCAAATTCGAAACCTACGGCTTCTTCAACTCTTTTCATGTAGGCTTGATGCTCTTCAAATTCTGCATCGAGAATACTCTTAATTATTTCATAAGCCTTTGTCCCTTGTTTTGCTTCGTACAACATACGCTTTACTTTTTATAGTTACTATTCTCCTTATATCCACCACTTGCAAGCCATTGACCAAATTGTTCAAGGCTTTCAATATTATTTATAAGACTCCATTTGTCACCTATATCATCAGTAGTGTAGGCTATAAAAGTCTTATGTGTGAGCACATTCCAACAGATTTCCAATCTGTGTAAAATTGTTTTTCTAAAATTATATTTTGCTGCCATACGCTTTACTTTTTACGATGATTAAACTTTTTGATAGCATCCTTCTTTGAAGCTGCCATAATCTTAACACCCTTGATGGTGAACTCATGCTGCGCCTTTGGCTGGCACTTCTGTTTATCAGAAGGAACGATGCCTTTCGGTGTATCAATTCTTGGACTTGGACTACCAAAAAAGCTATCTTGTGCATAAGCTGCCGTAGCAGCCATTATCAATGCCATTCTCATTAAATTTCTACTCATAGCTTACTCCTTAACTGCTTTAAAGATTACATCCTTTCTATCAGAACGTATAAATTTAGAGCATTTAATCGTTGAAAAGGCACAATAACCTTTATAAAAGAAACACCCCTTACAGCTATTTTTCTGCTCGACAGCTTCAATAGTAATCTTTTCTCCATCTTCAAGAGTTATAGTTACTCTTTCTCCAACTTTAAGCTCTTTCATACGCCTAATCTTTTATGTATTCATTTACTTCACACAGAACCTTTGTTAGCAGGTTCTTTAGAATTTTCAATTCGTCATTTGAATATGTCGCTATTGAATATCCATCAAGGGTAGTATCACCAAAGAAACTACGGCTTATCTTTAATGAGTATTTATCCTTTTTCATTGTTCACCTCCTTCCTTTGGAAGTAAATCTTCAATATAGAGCCAACGAGATACGTGAGCACCTTTATACCATTCTCTCCAAGCACAAGCATTGTTACCATTTGGCATATACTTTATAAGATGATAAATAGGATTTCCGTACTCATAGGTTGTTTCCAATAGGAGATTCTTTACTTTCTTTGGCTATTCACTAGCAGGATGCCATAATTCTTTCAAGGACTCATTGATAGCCCACTTAGCACCAAGGCTAATGGCTCCTTTGATTTGACCGCTATCATACATTTCTTCCTTGTATTCATCCTCATCGTTAAAGATTACTTCTGTACCATTGAATAAGAACTTATCCTCAAAGATTTCTTCTTGCGCTTCTTCTATTTTCTTATCGTCTACCATAATCTATTCTCCTTTCTTAATATTTTTATTCAATACCTCTTTAATCTCGAAATAGTGAGCCTTTACAAATTTTTCCATCTCTAACTTGGTTATTCTACCAATAACTGAAATAGCCCCATCCCTTACAGATACTGAGAAATAATCGGTATTGATAAAACTAAGATTAACATCTATGCTTTCATCTTTCATAATCTACCCTTTCTTTTTCTAAGTTCAAACATTCTCCTAGTTCTACGATTTTCCTTGCCACTAGGAGGGTTGCCAGCGTATTCTAGTTTTGGAGGTCTTTCATTACTAAGAATGTGACCGATTCCTTCTATATCAGCATACATCATTATTTAACCCTCCCAATTATTTGTTGTACCAATCAATTTAGCTGTCTCCTCATTGTAAGGAAGACAATAAGTGTAGCCACCTACGCAAGCAATAGTGACATATTCTCCATGTGAATCCATGTGACTGAAAAAGTTTGCAGTCCATACATCATCAGCAGCATTTCTAGTTATCACTCTATCAAACGGCTTTGGAGTCCACTTTGGCTTCAAGTCAACAACTTGCTTCTTCTCAGCATCCCAAGCCTTGCCATCCTTTGCAAGGGCATCAAAGAGTTGCTGCTTCTCTGAGTCCGTAGCAAGGCGAAGTTCAATATCTCCAACATCTTCTCTGAATGGTTCTTCTAGAAGAAGCTCATCATTCTGGCAAAGAACTGCATGGAATCCTATATATGCCTCTTGTCTCGATTGGAATATAGCAATATGTGTACATTTTCGTACCACAAGGGCTACTATATCCCCATCCTTGAACTCAGGCTGAGTCTTCTCAATCTCCAAAGTATCAAGATTGAGCTTGCCGCCCAAACGCTTCTCTATGGTGTTAATGTAGGTCTGAGCAGTATCTTTATCTTCAAGGGAATATCTTTCGGTTGTACAAAGGAAGGCTTCATTATACTTAATATTATTTTCATCTTCACTATTAAGGTAATGCTTACTATAGAAATTGGTATAGGTATCATCGTACCATTTATCAAAGATAACTTCTGTACCACCATCATTACTCACCAGTACATCGCCTTTCTTCCATGCGAACTTAGACCAGTCTCGCATTTCTTTTGATGGAAAAATAATACATTCTCCATCATCATACAATTTACCATTTTTATCAAGATACCCTTCTCCACCATTCATAAAACCAAACTTTGAATTATAGAAGGATATTTTGAAACTTTTATCATCTACTGATACCAAGTTGCATTTTCCGCAAGCAGAAGAATACAGCTTAGTCCCTTGCGGCTTATCCTTTAGGATTTCCGCTATGTTTATCTTATTTTCCATAATTAAATCGTCTTTTGCGTTAAACAATATTGGTAGTAACTCATACTACCAACGTTTTTGGTTGTTTTAGGCAGCTCCCCTTCATAAGGGGTAACTTTAAAGCCATCAATAAAATCAGCATTCTCGGTAGATACCTCGGTGTTATGCTCATTCAGAAACACCTTTTGGGCTGTCGTAGAATGGCTTTCCGCTCTCAGCTTACCTAGTGAACGCCAAACCTGCTTGCGATAGATAAACAATCCATGCAAAGGAATTGTCTTTACTTCTACTTTTGCTTCCATAACCTTAACCATTTAAAGATGATAATAACTATTTGATACCCTTGCACCCAAATCGAAGCAACCAACGGCATCCGGCTTTAAGAAACGTTTCTCTAACTTCTCCAAAGCCTCATTATACTTCTGCTCCATGTGCTTGCAATGTAGTCTCTGAGCTAATTTAAGTTGCTCAACAACACCCTTGCGAGCAACTCTATATTGTTTATCGGACATCATAGCCTTATCCGTTCACATAGTTGATTACGTGCTCCTGGGCTCGCTCATGCAAGTTATCAAAAGCGTCTTCAATAACTTCGGCTACTTGATCGCCATTAAGGTTCTCCAGCATTTCGCTTACTACCTCTATCTGCTGGTCTGTTCCTAAAGAGCAAAACTTGTCAATAAGAAAGCTCTTCTGGGCTTGGACGAGCATATCATCGAATAAATCCGATACATCTACAGCAACTTTATAATATTTCATAATCTTTAGAATTTAAAAAGTAATTAGTTGTACCATACATCATTTGGCATAAGAGCCAATTTCCATCCATATTCTAATTCATACCTTAATATTTTAAGGTCGTTGCTAGTTACAGATGAAAGACCAACAAACTTATTTTCGTACTCCATAACCTAATTGTTTAGTTGCCATACTTATAACGCAAATAATTAGCCTCTGAGCCGAAATAAAGCTCAGTGTCGCTCATATTTGCCTCTATCAAGCCTTTCTCAACATCTTTATAAGAAGGCACGCAATCCTTAACTCTTTGGCAGAACAAAGGATATTTTGAAGAAACGTCTTCTCCGTCTTCATCATAGATATTAATCTTATCTACATTGTAATATGGATAAGAAGAAATATTTCCATTTGAATGGATAACCTTTCTACTCTTAACAGACACCACGATTTCGGCAGGTTTGTCAATAGCATCAAACTCGCAAGCAAAATCATCAAGCTGCGCCTCAAAAGCCGCATCATTAATCTTTCCAGATAAGTTTTCAAAAAACTTTTTCATTTTTCTTCTTACAGTTTTTAAGGTGTGTCTCACCTTTTAAATTAGTAACCTTTGTT